GATGTTCTCCCGTTTTCCTACCCCGAAAGGCAAGATTCGAGTCGAAGAAAGAGCCACGCTCTTAGGTACCTGACTAGAGTACCCTTCTCATCTTCCCCCCATGGGACAGACTGAGAATTCTTGGGAGAACTAAAATTTTATAGAGGAACTTAATCCAATAGATTTTTCAATTTTTTAATGTATTATATAATAAACGAATGAAAATATTATATTAATAATATATTAACAAAATATGAATAAAGAACAAAAACGTCTAAATGATATAAATAAAATATTAAAGTACTATAAAGAACCAGATGTTCCAGATGAAATTATTAATAAAATCAAGAAGAAATATCCTATTTTAAAATATTATGAATATATTCATACAGAACAAATTCAACAAAATGATATCATCCAAATGGTTAATTTAGATTTTAAACATATATCAATAAAAGGAAAGTGTATAAAGATCAATTATAGCAGAAATTATACAATAGATAGTATATTACTTTATAATAATTTAGTAGATATTTATTGGAAAATTAATCCGACAAAATATTATGTATTTAAAACTATTTCTAAAAATGATGAAATGATAAGAAAACAACTTGATAATATATATAAAAATAAAAAAATTTAAAGAAGAATATATATTATATTAATAAAATGAATAATAATAAAATGAATAATAAAATGAATAATAATAAAATAATAAATATTGATACAGATTCATCAATAGAACAAATTCAACCTGAAAAAAAATATAAAACAAATTCAATTAAAAATTCAGGTTATGTAAGACCAGAACTTACATATACTGACAAATTAAGTAAAAAAGAAATAGAATCGCTTTTATTAGATTATGAAAAAGTAGACGACCTTTCGAAAGTACCAGTTGGTACATACATAAGATACTTTGAAAATAAGGATGGTGAATTAAAATTTAGAATTGGTGGAACATTAACAATTAAAAACGGTTTACCTGATTATTGTATATTATTTAATAATAAAGTATCGTGGTCCGTTCAAGTTAAACAATCTATATTTTTCCGAAGAATAACTATTAAAGAAATTAGAGAAGAATACGAACAAAAATTATTAGAAAAAGATAGAGAATTAAATGAATTGAGAGTTTTAATTAGACAATTAAAAAAAAGAATTAAATCAGACAAATCAGACAAATCAGACAAATAATAAAAATAAGTTAAAGAAATATCAATATTATAATTATATAAATAATTATAATATTATGTCCTCAACAAGTAGTAATTCTGAAACAGATTATGATTTAGAAGAAGATTTAGAAGATTGTCATATTGATTGGGCTTATGAAATATTTAATAATAAATATATATTAATTAAAAAATTAGGAAAAGGTTCATATTGTTCGGTATGGCTTGCATATAATTTTAATGATAATTATTTTCTAGCTCTTAAAATTTACAATCGATGTGATTATGATCGAGGTAAAAAAGAATTGTCAGTATTTGATGAATTAAAATGTAAAAAAATTAACAACATTGTTACATATAATAAATGTTTTAATTTTACACATGAAGATTATGAAGATTACGACGATAAGAATATATTTTTATGTGCCGAAATGGATTTATGTGGTTATTCACTTTATGATATAATAAAATTATTTAGAGATACTGGTATGAGACCCTCAGAAGATTATTTTTATCAAGTAACTAAAAATATAATTAAAATTCTAAATGGAATCCACGATAAAGGTTATATACATTCTGATATAAAACCTGAAAATATATTATTAAAAAAACCATCATATGTAATATATTCTATTATTACAAAAATTAAAAATTGCATGAAAGGTAGTTTTATAAAAATTAATAAAAAAAATGTAAATGATTTTATTAAAAAAATTAAAACAGAAATAAATAAAGATAATGAAAATAATTTAGAAAATGAATATAAATATATATTTGATGGAAATTATGATGTTATTATTTGTGACATGGGTACAACTATAAAACCTAACTCTTCGGCATTATATAAAAAATATACAATTTATTATAGAGCGCCTGAAACAATATTATATTTACCATATGATAAAACATATGATTATTGGTCTTTGGGTTGTACTATTTATGAAATCTTAACGAATACAATATTATTTGATGCAGAAAATGATTTAGAATTGTTATATAATTTTGTATCGCGACTGGGTCCTTTACCAAAATCGTTAATAGTTGATTCTGAATATAAAAATAAATTTTTTAATTCTTCTCTAGAAAGAATAAGAGGATATAAAAAAATTAAATTTATACCTTTATCTTCACATTTAGAAGAATTTAATGTAACTAAAGTAACTGATAAAATTAATAAAGTAATCGAACAAATGATGTATTGTTTAAAATATAAAAAAAATGAACGACAATTTATAGATTTCTAATAATATATAATAATATATAATAATAAAAAAATTACATCAAACGAGATGATGTATAAAATCCTTTATTATCATAATAATTATTGGATTGACTAGTTTTTGTTGATGAATAACTATTAGAATTACCACCAGTATAGGTAGCATTTTGTAGAAAATTATAAAGGACAGTATTCTGCCGTTCATAAGAACCAGCCCCGTGACGATAGTCGTGGGCCATTTGGTTGAGCTCGTTAATAGAGTATTTATGTGTGTTTGAGTACATAATTGGGTAAAAATTAATAAGATATAAAATTAATGGAACCATTAAATAATTTAAAATTTCAATTTTTTTATCTCATAAGTATTTATTATGAATATAAATAATTTTGAAATAATAGATTCTGAAACATTTACAGATAATAATAGTTTGGATGTAAATTATAACTTTACTGAGGAAAAAGAATTTAATGACAATTATGTAGACCAAAACTTGTTTAAAGGAGCACATGTTGTTTTAGTATCTGAAAATAACCCATGGTATATAAATAAAGGGATTCCTCAAAAATATATTTCACGTGAATTTACTACTACTGTAGATGATCCATATGGTCGTAATATGTATAAATATCATACATATAAACCCAAGTATAGATTAGATGAATCTTTACCTGATTTAGGTTTAGGACATTCAATGTTAGAAAGAAATTTAGCTATGAAAAATATAGGAATAAATAAAGTAGAAGGATTTAACGGAAGCACTAAAAGTGATAAAATGAATAGAAATATTTTAATAGCAATAATTATTGTATTACTCTTATTTTATTTATACAATAAATGCAAATAATATATTCAATATTAGTTAATAAATTTAATAATAATTATAATATTATTATTAATTATATGAATATATATTCAGATATCATTGAAAAACTATATGATGGTAAAATGAGTTTAAAAAATAAAGATGATAAAATAAAACTTTCAGAATATGAAGGTAAAATACCGTTATATGATATATATACTTCTAATTTATATTTAATTAATCCTGAAAACTTATTTAAAAGAACTACATATAATCATTATAGATTTCCAAATGAGAAATTATTAAAAGAATTACAAAAAGAAATAGATGAAATACAAAAAAATAAGAAAAAAGATTTATTTATTGAAATAAAAATAAAAAAATTTAAATTAATGATGGATTTTTTATCAAATTATGATTTAAAAATATTAGAAGACACGTTTTTTCGCACTATGTATAAAAATTCACCCGAATTAGGTAAAAATTTACTTTTTTGCAAAAGACCATCTTTTAATAAGTTTATTCATAATTCAAAACCATATTATAGTAAAACTGAAATAATAAACATGACTCGTAATATGGGTATTGAATTAGATGTTAAAAATATTTCAGACAAAAAAATAGATGAATTATGTGATTTTGTAAAACAAAATGATATCAATTCATCTATTTTATTAGAACATCAAAAACATATAATTGATTCAAATATGTTAGGCTTAGTACAATATTATACGGTACAAGGGAGTGCAAATTTAAATGCATATTTACGTAATCCATCATTTAGAACATATGAAAATAAATTATATAATATTATGATTGAAAATTTATGGAAATTATGTAAATCTGCTCCCGTATTTGATAAAGATTATACAGTTTATAGATTCATAAAAGAAGATTCATTTATTGAAACATTAAAAATTGGAGATATATTTGAAGATAATTCATTTCAAAGTACTACTAGAGATCCATTTTATAGATCAGATACATATAGTTTCGGTTTTATATTAATGAAAATACATATTCCAAAAAATAAACAAGGGATAGCATTATGTTTAGAAACATGTTCTCATTTTCCAGAAGAACAAGAAATTATATTTCCACCAGGTTCTCAATTAAAGTTAGTAGCGAAAGATGATAATATAAGTTATTATCATACTGATTTAAATTTTACATCAAAAGTAAAAACAAAATATGAATTTGAATGGGTTGGTTTGACAGAACCAAAAATAGAAAATATAAGAAAAGATAATATAAAAACATTTAATTTTTTAGACACTCAATTAGATAAAACTTTAAGTTTATCAGAAAGAATAAAAAGATTTACTGCAAATTTAAGTAATAACAGTCAAATAGAAATAGAAATTAAAGATAAAAAATTTACTATAATTGCTGAAAAATATAATAGTATTGGTGCATATAAAAACTTTTATGCAATTAAAACAGAAAATGGTTTTTCATTATATTCAATTTATGATAATTACTTATTATTTTTTATTGAAATTGGTTTAGTTAATAATACAGAAGAGTTACATTTAAATTATTATGTTAAATATAATACATTAAATAAAGAAGAAATTATAAGTAATAATGATTTTATTAATTTTGTATCATCTGTAGCCCATTATTTTGCATTAGATAGAGTTATAATCTATTCAGAATATAAACCTTGTCTATCTTTTAATATTAATAAAGTACAAAGAACAGGGAATGACAAAGATAATATAAATAAAGATATTATAAATAAAGATATTGAATTATCTGAATTAACGGGAAATTATTGTCAAGATTTTTATTTATATTTAAAATCCGATAAAAAAAGATTTTTTGATGATAGTATTAATCAAATTGAATTAACTTCTGGATTTTCTTATTATGATTTAGATTATTTAAAAACGACAAATACTGAAGGATTTTTTTCAAAAGAAGATGGTGAAATATATCAAATTTTTGATAAATCGTACAAATTAGAAAATAAAAAAAGTAAATTAAGTGATTTTTTTATTTGGATAATAGAAAATAAATGTTACTTAATTGATAAATTTATTCAAAAATTAGGTAAATTATATGATAAAATAAATCCTTTTAGAAGAGATATGTATATTTTATCTCATCAAACATATTTATATAATAGAGGACATATAAATGCATTATACTCTTATTATAATTTTGAAACAAATGATAGAGAAAATATATTAACACAAACTGATGAATTTAAAAGATTAAATCTAATGAATAGAGAATAAAATAAAATAAAATAAAATAAATTAAATTAAATAGTATCGTCTTCGCATTCATCTTTAAGTTTATATCCATATAGAAAACGATCATTGATAATTTTGTAATCGAATTTAATGAAATAATCAATAAATTCTTTTTGATTTGGTGGGCGATCACCATATGCTGCCCGAAACCATTCTTTAAAAAGTGGATATAATGTTCGTATATCTTCTTTATCATCTTCAGATGCTTTTACAGTATAATTTTTCATAAATTCATAATATTTATCACTATCAAGACGATATTTTTCTGTTTCTTCTTGTACTAATTTAGGTACAGCAAGTCCACTACCTTTTAGTTTCTTTTCAGATTCAATATATTTAGGATAGATTACACGAAGCAGATACCACATAAATGCTCCACGCCATTTTATTAAGTTTTGAGGCAGATCGTCGTCGCGTTTAAATTCATTCTTCTTACCTTGACGAGGTTCAGCAATAAAACGAGAATTAAATGGTATTACGATAATACGACGCCAACAACCATTATCTAAATCTTCAATACGCGGGAGATGGTTAGTAGCAATAACTAGTTTAAACTGGGGTTCAAAATAGATAGCATCTTTATATAAACCACGAGCAGTAATTTCATCACCGCCAGTATATAATTTCATTGTACCTACATTTAATTTGGCATTACGACTACATTCTAAAATACCACAAAAGCGTTTACCACGTTTATCAGCAAGAACAGGTGTTGCTACAGTTGCGTCAGGTGTTTTTCCTGTAAAAACTTCTACTGGAAAGGTACTATAATAATCACCAAAAGCTTCTTTAATCAATTTGAAAGTTGTTGATTTACCATTACTACCACCGCCATTCCAAAAGATAAATTGCTGATTCTTTGTTGAACCATCAATATAAGTTGAAATCAAACGAAGCCAATAATCTCTGACCTCTGAATCAGTTTGTACTGATGCGAAATAAGCTTCTAAGCCCTTTACTTCAGGATCGCTCATATTGTATTCTTTAAAATTATATTTTGTAGTAAATGTAATATAATCTTCTGGATCACCATCGCGAAACGTAAGAGTATTTAAATCATATACACCATTATTAAATCCAATAAGATTAGTAGATTTATTTAATTTTTCTTCAAATTCAGGATCATAAAATTTGTTTCTACAAGCTTTAATAACCGATTGTTTAAAGTTAACATCTTTCAGTTTATTATACATTGTTAATATTTTCTTATTTAATCCTTTGATATCATCATTTTCACGATGATCTATATTTGAACTTGTATTAAACATCATAGAATTACTATTTGCAAATTCAGCAAAAACTTCATTAGAAATTTTTTCATCAAGAGTATATGCTTGTGGAATGTTAACCCATCGATGACTCTTAAATTGAAACCATACATTATCTTTAATATCAACACAACGAAAATCATTGCGATACATTTCATGAAGTACATTTGCAATATCATCATGAGAACAACTCATTGCTTTGGCAAAAAGCTCATTCATGCGAACTTTAAATAGTTCAGTAAAACTTTCAGGATCATCTTGTTTAGCCCAAAAAATTAAAGATGGTAGAGTATATGAACTATCATTTGAACTTTTCCAGATACGTTCACAACATCCTGGTTCATATTTCTTTGATTGTTTTGAAAACTTAATATATTCTGGTAAGAGTCCGTGCCATATACGATGAAGACACCAACCAACACGAATCCAATCATCATAATTATTTGAACGTTTACGACTAAGACAATCAATTAATTCACGAATGTATTGTATATCTTTGGGTGGATGATTAAAAGTTTTTCCACAACATGCGCATGCATTACCTTGTCGTTTTTCTTCTTTAAAAACATTATCATATTTTGTTTTTGTATTACGTTCTTTAGGTAGATCTTCTTCTGATTCATCATTATTACTTTCATTTGATTCTTCATCAGTTGATTCTTCGTCATCTGATGAGAAAACTCGTTTAAAATCGGTAGGATAATTACGTTTCTTACAAATTCCAATACATTTATTTATTAATGATTGATTTTTTAGTTCAAGAGAAGATTCATCATCAAAAGTACGCATTAAACTTGTATCAACAATTGTATCAAAATCAAATTCTTCTAATTCCATCTCTTCTAAATCAGAATCAAATACCATTGTAAGTTCGTATGCTGTTCTAGCAGGTTTATTTGATTTATACATCATTATACCATTATTATAAATTACACGATAATCAAACACTTCACCGAGTGGTTCAATTGAAGGAATATCATCAATTGTTTTTTCTTTCTTAAGTTTATCTAATACAATTTCATACAACAGATAACGATATTCAACTAAAAGAGGAGCATAAGGCCAATAAATATGAAATCCGTCTTTATAAAGAGTATCATTTTGTTTTTTTTCTGTTGTTGGTTTATCTTTTTCATAAACGAATGCTTGAAGTTGTTCTGGTTCTATTTTAAATATATCTACCATCACATCATTAAAGATTTTTATAATATTTATAATATGCTTTTTTGTATACGAACGTTTTTCTACTCTTGATTTAAAATCAAAATCAGAAATTACTGGTCCAACTTTTTTACCATTATGACGTTCTACTAAGCCAATTTCCCAATTACCGTCTTTAATATAATTTTTATATAGTTTTATGAATTCGTCATAATCATCATCTACTATACAATATGATCCTTTCATTACATTTAATTCAGTATGGGTAATTAATTTACTATTTGGTTTACTTTTATCAGCTATAACTCGATGGCTACGCATAAAATTATCAAAGTTTTCAGCTATATCTAAGTCCATAGTGTCTTTTTGTTTAAAAATTGGCATTTTTTTAAATATATATTTTTATAATATATTTTAAATTCAATTTTTTGAAAATCAATTTTTTTCAAAAAAGTCATCTTTAACATAAATAAAAGTTTAATTAATTATCTCTAATTCTGAAACTCGCCATTTTTCTTTTTGACCACTTGGAAGGGTTCGAATAATAACAAGAGGAATAATTTTTTTTTCTAATTCAAGTTTTGCTACAACTTTTGGATCTAAATTTTCAGCCCCTTTAATTAAAGGTTTTGCTCCTAAGGAAAGCTGTTTGGCGCGTTCGCCAAGTATACGAACACGTTCAAAAATAGTCATATATTTCTTTGTAACACGTTTTGATGTTTCAACAAATGTAGTTGTTTCGATATTTTCATCTTCTAGAAAATCATCTTCTATTTCAATATCCGCAAGTATATCTTTTACTTTCTTTTTTTTACCTGTAAAACGATAAAGACAATCACCGTCGTCACCAACTTCGTCTTCTTCTTCCTCTTCTTCTACTTCCTCTTCTTCAGATTCTTCTTTTGCTTCTAAATCATCATCTGAATTTACTTCAACTTCTTCTTCAACTTCTTCAACTTCTTCAATTTCTTCTTCATTGTCTTGTGACTTATCATCAGTTATATAATCATCATCTGAACCCATATCAGCATCGTCTACTGATTTTGCTCCACCACCTTCTTTAATATTTAATTTATTATTTTTAGAAATAACTTTGCTTTTAGGTGTCATTATAATTTATATAATGTTTTTATATTTTTATAATATTTAGTATATTAAAATCAATTTTTATTTATAAAAATATGTCAAGATCAATTCTAATATAATAAAATATGTTATATATTGATTTTTTATTTTTTTTATATTTATTATTAATAATATTAATAATAATATTGTATAAAAATCTATTTCAAATTTTCTTTTAATTATAATTAAAGGTGTATTTAAATACCATTTTATTCGACCTAATTTTAGTTTTTCTAAAATAAAAAACATTATATTAGTTTTTTTATTTACTAAAGTAGACTGATTACTATCTATATCATGTAATTTTACAATATTAGGTTCTACGACATAATATATAAAGTTATTATCATATAATTTTTTGATAATATTTATTTGTAGATCTATATGCGTTTTTACTTTATATTTAGCAATATTATTTATTAAAATTTGTGCTCCTCTTTTATTTATAATATATGATGATGCTCCTAGTGGAATTAAACCTTGACCTAAATATAAATTATCTTCTATTTTAATTTTATTTTTAATAATTTTTCCACCACATGTAATAGTATTTAAATTAATCATATGATATTCTATTTTTTCTTTATCAATAAAATTTAATAACTTTATTAATTTATTAATATTAATATCTCCAATATCATCTTCTAAAATTAAATAATTATCAGTTGTATTATCATTTAATAATTGTCTCCATAGTTTTATATGTGATAAAGCACATCCTATCATTCCGTTACTACATAACATATTAAAACAAATAGGGTGTATAACATTTTCAATTTCACTATTTGATAATGTTTTACCATAAACTGCATTAAATCTATTAAATTTTAAATTATATTTTTTCATTATATTTGCAATATTATTCATTCTATCTACACTTTTTTCCAAATTTATTATATATATTGGAGGAATATTATTCATATAATATATATGAATAAATTTAATATATAATATTCTCTATATAATATTTCCTATAATATTCCCTATATTATTCATAAAAAATTGATGATTTTATTATTTATTCATTTAAATAATAAACACAATATTATATATACATGCAATTCTGTCCCAAATGCGATAATATTATGGATATTGGTAAAAGTGCACCACGTACTACATTAGTACAAAGTACACCTGATTCAGTTAGTACAGAAACAAATTCAAATGAAAATCAAATAGGTAAACTTATTCGATTATATAAAAATAAAGAAGATATCAGTAATATATCAGTTGATATAAAAGAATTAACTAGTAATACTGAATTTAATAAATTAAAAGAAACTGATAAAAATATAATACTTAAAATTCTTAAGGGAAATGAGATTGATGATTCTCTAACTGCTTATCGAATTTGTAAAAATTGTTCTTATTTTGAACGTCTTGTTGGTAAAACACTAGTACTTAGTCGCATGAATATTGGTTCTAATTTATCTAGTACTCAAGATCTTTCAAAATATAAGTATATGATTCATGATAAAACACTTCCCCATACTCGCGATTATATTTGTAAGAATGATAAATGTATTTCTCATAAAGATTATACAAAACGGGATGCGGTTTGGTTTCGTCCATCAGCCACAAGTTATGCTACATGTTATGCTTGCACTGCATGTAATATGGTTTGGAATATTTCTTAATTAAACATTTTTTATTTTATTATTTAATTCAAATATTTTTAAATGTTTTAATAATATATCTTTTGTTAAATCCATAAATTTTTTTAATTTATTAAAAGCATCACTGTTAAATATCGGTTTTGTATACATATCATATAATTCTGATTCAGATGCAAGTAATTTTAACAATTTATCATAATCTTGTGGTGTATTTAAAAATACTACTCTATCTTTATTAAAAATTTTAAAATTTAATTTATTTAAATCAGAACAACCTACATATAATGGTATACATAATGCATCCATTGCTTGAGGTAATTTTTCTGTTAAATAACCATGGCCTACAGAATTTTCAGCACAAATATTAAATTTATAATTTTTCATAAATCTTAATTTATCTTCATTACTTGAACCAACATGTGATTTATCCATATTACGATATAAATTACCAGGACAATCAACTGAACCATTTATATTTTTAATATAATTATATATTGGAGTTCTTGTATTATTATTATCATGTGAATTTATTAGACAACATATTTTTTTATTAATTAATTCTTCTCTAGATAAAATCATAACTTCTTTATTCTTATTATCAAAATATTCTTGTGAAAATATATCATCGTAATATAGAATCCATAACGGATAGTATAAAATTAATGGGAGTCTATCTTTAAAATGTAATTTTAATAAAGTTGGGTCAAGATCCGTAAAACCCATTAAAATTGTAGGTATTATTTTTGTTATATTAATAAAATTAATAATATAATTCTGATGTTCTCCATTAAATAGGATAATAGGTGCATTAGATTTTACTATTAAATCTTTTGAAATATTATATGGAAATACACTACAAACTAATATATCATAATCGTTGTCTTTAGTAATAACTACATTTTCAAAATATTTACTAATAAAAAATTTATCCGCCTCTAAATTCGGCCAAAAACATTCATATCTTAATTTAACCATTATTTAATTACTTTATTCTATTAATTTATTTTTAATAGAATATATGATAAATAAAATTTAATTTAATTATAAACTATTATAAAAATAAATAATTATTCTGCTAATGTTATCATATCATCTTTCTTTTTAATCTTCGCAGAAATTATTTTATATTCTATTCCATGTCCACATATTGATTTTGAATTATACATATCATTTGGTAATTTAAAATAATTGATTACACTATTATTTATATCAAGACGTGTATTATAACCATCATAATAAATAAATTTGTTTTTAATTATATTCAATAAAGGATATATTATTGTTATATAATTATTAGTTTTATCATCAATATCCATCATATCGGTATTTTTACATAAATTGCATTTATCATTATATAATCTTAAATATTTGACTTTTAGTATATAATCGGTATATATATAAATATTTGGAATGGTAATATCTAACTGTTTATGTAAACAGTTTAATATATTTTCACATATATAACAAGTAAAATTATTTAATGTATCATTATAATTATCAGTAATATAAATATTACAACAATATTCACAGCATAATAAATTATTATTCATTTAATATATTATAATATAAATAATTTCAAATATAATTATATATGCCTAAAAAAAATAAAGGAAATAAAAAAGATAAAAAGGATAAAGGAAAAAAGGATAAAATAATTAGTCAACCACATCCACAAGAAGCAAAATTTGTAATAATACGTGAATATTTTCAAATAGTAAATAATACTATATCCGAAATAATTTATGATATTTTACTTGAAATACCAAGAGATAGATTATTAACAAATGATGATATTATTGAAACAATTAAAAAAATAAAAAGTAATCCAAAATTAAAAAATGTAAATGTAGTATTATTATTAAAATACTTTCAATCTTTTGGTTATGATTTCTTTGATGATATTTTTAATAAATTTTACTCTCATGTATGTTCTGGCGGTCTTGATACTCAAAATGAACGTAAAGAAACGGTACATAATATATTAAAATATTTTATGTGTATTAATCCAAAAGATACAACATTTAATTCTTCAATAGAAGATATGTCTAATAAACTTTATTATTCTATAATTCATAATATACATATTTATAATGACCCTGTATTTATTGAAACATTTAATAAGGTACATGCTAAAATATTAGAAGAACAAAGCAAACCAAATAATATTGTTATTTCTTTAGGAGATTCTTTATCAAAAATTGTTGATGGTATAAATTTTTCAAATTATAAAAAAACTAGTAAAATAAATAATAAACTAATTAATACATTATTAATTAGTGGTAATATAACAGAATATTATGAAGGGGAAGATGGAGTAAATTATTTAAAATTAAGTCCAACGAAAGTAGCAGATTTAAAAAGCAAGGACGCATTTATGCGAAAACATTTATTCACAAATATTATTGATTTGATAAGAGACGGAAAAACAATAACATTTATTGATTATGGTTTTTCTGGTCGTGCATTAATTACATTAGATTATATTTTTACAAAAATTCTATTTCCAGATAATCCAACTATAATGAAAAAAATAAAATTACTAAATTTTACAAATAAAGAAGATGATATAAAAATTTTATTAGATAAATTAAGTAAAGACCCTAAATTACACCCAACATTTAGATATAAAATGTCAATAATACCTGAATTAATTAGTACTCCTATTCCGGTACAAATTATAGAAAGTGAAAATTATGAAGCAAGATGTGTACCATATTTTCCTGTTGATAAATGGTCAGAAATTAATTATGAAAAAAATATGAAAAATCCAATATATACAAATTATTTAGATAAAAATGAAAATGATAAAGAAGATATACAAAATTATATTTTAAAAATAGCAAAAGATTTGAAGGATCCTCATCTTGTTGAAATCAATGTTAAAGGGATAATAAAAGATCGTTTAGAATACAAATCATATTTTGGATGTAACTTAAATAGATTATTTTGTAATATCATGGTATTATTTCATATGTCAGATATAAATAAATTGGAAAATACAGAATTACTTCAAGATATGGGGATTGAATTAGATATTGCAGAAAGTAAAAAATATCCAGATCTTTTAGCAATATTTGATATTTTATGGGATATATTCGAAGAATCCAATTATTCTAACCTTAAAGAAAAATTTGATAAAGGTATTGTACCAGATGATATGCTTGTAAAAATAATGTCTTTTATTAAATTAAATCCAGCTGAGAATGCTATTAGTGAGAATGCTATTAGTGAGATTGCTATTAGTGATATCTCGTATAAAGAAAAATATTTGAAATATAAACTAAAATATTTAAAATTAAAAAAAATGAATAAATAAATTATGTAATATATAAAAGTATTAACTATAAATAATTATATTATGTCTTCTAATATTTGTCTTTATTGTAAAGAGTTCCCTATAACCAATCATAATCATTATTGTGATAATTGTGTAAAACTATCTAATTCAAATTCTCGTCCTTGTTGGAATTGTAAACATTATGATGTTATTTGTGGTAATACCTCTACCCGAAAAAATAGTAAATTTATACCGATGAAATATGTATATTGTCATAAATGTTCTGCAGAATTAAAAAATAGATTATAAATCTTATTTAGTTTTCTTAACAGTTTTTTTAACTTGACTTTTTGCTGAAGTTGTAACTGTTTTCTTTTTAGTTGGTTCTTTAGGTTTAGTTTCTTTATTATCTTTAGTTTCTTTAGTTTCTTTATTATCTTTAGTTTCTTTATTATCTTTAGTTTCTTTATTATCTTTAGTTTCTTTATTATCTTTAGTTTCTGGTGTCTTTGCTTTCTTTTTAAATTTATTTAGTTTACCTTCTTCAACTAATTGTTTAACTTTATCCAAATTAAGTGTTTCTATTTTTGCATCTTCTGGTAATTTAATATTTAGAGGTTTACCTAATTTTTTAGCTTTATCTGTTACATTAATAAATCTTCCATAAGGACCTTCCATAATTAAATATTCTACTTTCCCTTCTTTACCGGTCCATAAATATTTTTTCATTTTCTCTTTAATCAATTCTACTATTTTATCAAAATTAATTTCAGAATCATCCTTTATTTTTAAACTAGCTAAACTAATATTTTCTTCTCCATATTTTACATATAATCCAAATTTACCTCTATGCAATTTAACATCTTTTCTCTCATATTTTCCAAGTAATTTAGGATATGATAAAAGTTCTAATGCTTGTTTTAAATTAATTGTTTCTAATGTCAATGGAAATTTAATCGGGGCCATATTTGGTTTACTTTGACCTGTTTCTATCATAACAATTGGTCCATATTTTCTATGTGTTGCTATTACATCGTGTTTTGTTTCTGGATCTTTACCAATTACACGTTTTTCAAAATCCATAACTTTAAGATTTTTCTTATCTAGACTTTCTACTATCTTGTGAAAATTTGTATAAAACGAATCTAATACTGATACATATTTGGCCTTACCTTCTGCTATATTATCAAGTTGTGATTCCATCGTAGCTGTAAATTTATAATCCATAATTTGTGGAAAATATGTTATTAGAAAATTAGTAACTATATTACCCATATTAGTTGGACTCAATCGATTAGTATCTTTACCTAAAACAATTGGATTTTTTGATTCAGTAATATCTTTCGGGGTACAAGTAACAATACGTGATTCTACTTGTGTACCTTCGTGATCTATTTTTTTAATATATTCTTTTTCTTGAATCTTTGTAATTATAGCAGCATATGTAGAGGGGCGGCCAATATTTAAATTATCTGGATCTAATTTCTTAACTAACATTGCTTCATTAAATCTTGAAGCGGGTTTTTGATATGTTTCAATTGATTGAAATTCACTATATTTAATTTCTTCTCCAACTTTTGGTAAGATAATAGAAATAGTATCATCTGGTTTAAAATCATCATTTGATTCTATGTTTTTAATATCATAGACTGTTAAAAAACCATTAAATTTAACTGTTTGTACTTCTGTTGAAAAATAATATTCTTTCATATCTGATATTCCTATATGTGTAACATTAACATTAAATATAGCTGGTGACATTTGCGATGCAATAGTTCTTTTCCATATTAATTGGTAAAGTTTAAATTCATCTGATGCAATTCTGCCTTTTTGAGAAATTGTTGTTTCTTCAATATGTGTTGGTCTTACAGCTTCATGAGCTTCTTGTGTATTTGCAGATTTTGATTTATATTCTCTTGGTTTTGAATAATTCTTTCCATATTTACTTACTACATATGAATTAATTTGTTTAAATGCTTCTTTTGATAAGTTAACAGAATCGGTTCTCATATAAGTAATATGGCCTGCTTCATATAAGTTTTGGGCCGCTGTCATAGTTCTTTTAATTGAAAAACCTAATTTACGAGCTGCTTCTTGTTGAAGAGTTGATGTAGTAAATGGTGGAGCAGGATTTCTTAATGATTCTTTTGTTCCAATACCTTGAATAAAATATTTTGATTTTTGAAGTTTTTTAATTATTGATTTAACTTCTTTAATATCATCTAATAATACTTTAGAACCATTTTTAAGAGTACCGTTTCTATCTGTCTCGGTTTCAGTATCAGTATTTATTACTTTCCCATTTTTTTTAACTTTATGATCATCTAAATCATCTTCATCTTCTGTTTCTTCAATATTTGATTTTTTAGTTGAATATAATACAGAAGGAAACACATTCTTTTTTTTATCAATAAATTTACCAATAAAATTAAAATACGATTTAAATGGTGATGAAAAGAATTTTTCTATTTCCTTTTCTCTATCAATGATTAGTTTAACTACTACTGATTGAACTCGACCAGCACTAAGAGATTGACCGATACTTTTCCATAAAATTGGAGATATTTCATATCCAACTATTCTGTCTAAAATTCTACGTGCTTTTTGAGCCTCAACCATATTCATATCTATTTTATGTGGCTTTTTCACAGCATTTAATAGTTCTTCTTCGGTAATTGAATTAAATGTAATACGTTTTGGATTTTTTATTTCTAGTACATATGCTAAACTCCACGCAATCATCTCTCCTTCACGATCTTCGTCAGTAGCTAATAATACATCCGAACACATGCTTGATAATTTTTTCAAATCGCTAATTACTTTTTCTTTTCCTACAAGATATTCATATTTGGGTTTAAAATCATTCTCAATATCTACTGACATTTTTTTTGAATTTAAATCAATAATATGACCGACTGATGCTGTAACAATATAATTATCGCCAAGTATACCTTGAATTTTTTTAATTTTACCCGGAGATTCAACAATAACTAAAGTTTTATTTCCATTACTTTTTTTTGGTGGCATTATTTTATATTAATACATTATTTATATAATTTTTAAATAGAAAAATAATAAATCAAATTTTTAATAAACAAACATTTTTAAAGATACATTTAATCAGATACATAAGTCCGCAATACATTTATCCATAAATATGGATTTTTTTCTTCCATTACCATATCTAGTAATTCTTGGCCTGAAATTGTAAAGTTTTTTAATTTACAAACAATGTCTATATCTTTGCAGAAATATTGTTTTAATAATTCAAAAATTCTATTATATTCGTGTTTTTCAAGTAAATCTAAAAATATTCTCTTAATATCTTTTCTAATTGAGTTAAAATGATACGGGTGAATAATTAATTCTTCATCACCTGTAATTTTTTTATAAACTACACGCATTGTAGCTAAACCAAAATTGTTTAAATCTTCAATTACATTTTTTATAATCATCAAACGTTGTTGAATAATTATATCAATAAATTTAAAATCATATTGTTCTGGGGCCATATCGATCTTATAAAGTTTTTTTGTAACAATGTATTTGAAAATATTAAAGAATTTAAGTGTTTTCCGAGCTCTATTAAATTTAATTCTATATGGCATGAAAGAATCTAGATTTGTCAAATCAAAATAACAGCCTGTATCTTGTCTAACATTTAAACCGTAAATAATCCGATCTAAATGTTTATTTAGTTGTACATCAAAATATTCAGCAAGGAATCTTACTTGACGACCACTAAAATCGTGATATATGAATGAATAATTATTTTCAATACACATTCTATTCAGATTTTCCAGGTCACGTGTGATATTCAATGTATCTTCTTGTAATACCATATCACTCATATATACTTCTGTTGTTACATATTTTCGTAAAACGTAAACCGTGATTCTTTCGTCTCGTGATTTAAATTTGTCATCTCCGTAATTATTAAATTCTTCGTTAATTTTTCTGTCAGTTATCATATATGGAGGATTTTCTTGAATTGGATCAATTAAAATAATATAGAGATGTAAATCAGGAATATCACTTTTTAAACTCTTAATAAATGGAGGGTATTGATGATAATTTGGCTCTTGTAAAATACGACCATTATTATCATTATCTACTAATCCCGCATATGTACCTACGCCCATATAAATTAGAACCGGTGCTGTCGAAGGTAAAGTCTCAATATCTTCATTAATATTGTAAATAATTTGTTTTAATGTTTGGAACATTTTAGTAATAATTTATTAATAAAATATTAATATGAATATAATTAATTTTTCAATTTTTTTCAAGGATACTAATATATATGGAAAAAATAAATAAAAATAAAAAATATAAATTACTACAAACATCAGATGATGAAAAAATTAATAAAAAGTTAAAAATTTTTATAATTGGTTTTGGATTCATTATAGTTGGTACATTAATAGGATTATTTTTTTATTTAATTATAAAAACCTTTATTATTCCTAAAAACAAAAAAAGTAATATTGTAAACGGTGAATCTATAAAAAATACAACAAATAGTTCAAATATTTCAAGCGAAACTTCAAATGTTGATAATACAAAAAGCGAAACTATAAACACGAGTAGAGATGTAAGTAATAATTCATATTCTAATAATAGTTCTAATAATAATCAAAATACAGCTATTGTAGTTCCTGAAGAATTATTAGAAGGTTCAACAAGTTATGAATCAACTAATGCATCACCGCCAACTATGAACACTAATCCATTAAATCCATCTAATCCAACTAATCCATTTAATCCATCAACACCAAATACTCCATCTAATCCATTTAATCCATCAACACCAAATACTCCATCTAATCCATCTAATCCATCTAATCCATCTAATCCATCTAATCCATCTAATCCATCTAATCCATCTAATCCATCTAATCCATCTAATCCACCTAATCCATAATAACCATAAACTTGAATATAAAAAAAAGTTGATTTTTTGATATTATAGATATTAAAAGAATAATCTATATATATCATATATTATGTCACTTAATCCTCATCTAATTCCTGTACGCAAAGACCCCGAAATTATTCGGAATGAAGTCCTTACTAATTGTGCAAAAATGTTTTCAGAACGTGGGTTTATAAACAAAGATAATATTAAAAAAATTCAATCGGGATTTAGTAAAATATCAGATAATGATGTTTATGTATTTAAACTTGATAAAGGTATTGCCTCAGATAATACAAGCGAAGATTACCTAAAAAAGTTTAATCCAAATATACTTGCAATTAAAATTATTCATCAAAAAATTTTAGGGATTGCTAAAGTTCCCGCAGTAAAAGAATTTCTAGATGAATATAATAATTGTCATAAGATGTTTATTTTTGAAGGAATATCGGATAAGGCAAAATCTACAATTTTGACTATTCCAAATACAGAAGTATTTACAGAAGGCTTTCTAATGATTAATCTTATCGATCACATTGATTCCCCAAAATATGAAGTTCTATTAGAAGATGAAATAAAAGAAGTACTCGAATCATATATTGTAAAACGCAAAGAACTTCCAAAAATTCTTACAACTGATCCAGTTGTAGCATATTTTAATTTGAAAAGAGGTCAAATTATTCGTGTAATTCGTTGTTCCGAACAAAGTGGATATGCTATAGTATATCGTATTGTTGCTAAAGGGGCAAATTAATTTTATTTATTAATATAAAATGTTTTATTTATTATTTATTTATTATAATGAGTAGCAAAATAAACGGACCTATAAATATAGTAAGAATAGAAGGAGAAATAAACGGGATTAAAAAAATATTATATCTTTATTTTGATTTTCACATGGATGTAACTCAACAAACTAAATGTGAAGATTATTTAAGCGACGATGTAACAAAATATATTAAGAAAGAATTATTAGAAACATCTGATAAAGATATTGATTTTTTTATGGAACATCGAATGGATACACCAGGAAGTAATTTAATTAAATATAGTAAGTTTAGAGATAAATACATTGAAGAAATGGAAAAATTCTTTTATCAAAATTTTAGAAAAGAAAAGTCAGAATTTAAAAATGTTAGATTTCATTATGCTGATATAAGAAATTCTTCTATTCTTTTTTCAAATAGAACCATAGATAATATTTTATTTGATTATTCATGTGCAAATTATAATGTAAATAATACAACCAAAATGATTAATATTTATACAGATAATAAATCTTATCTTCATAGTATTAATGATATTTTATCAGGTAAAGAAATTAAATTAGATAAAAAAATAATAGACGATCCTATAAGAAAACTTATTGATATTAGTAAAAAATATAAAAATACAAATATTAAAGAAAAGATAAAAGAATTAATTGATTTATTTATTAATGATACAAAAGAACTTATAAAATTACTTGATTTAAATATAAATTTAATTGTAGAACATGAAAATACATGTAATAAATACTTCGATGAAAATGGATTTAGAAAAAGAACTAAAGATACAGAAACTGACACAGAATCATATTATTATAATGATGATGATAAAATAGCATCAATTAAAAAGAATCATAATTTAATTTTTCAAAAACATATGATAATTCATGCTACTATTATGGATATGTATTTCTTAAGAAGATTTTGTGATAAAAAATATATTACACATGGAATATTTTATGGGGGAGGAGCACATTGTATAAGATATATAAATTATCTTGTTAAAGCATTTGATTTTAAAATTACACATGCTTCGTATACTTCTGAAAAAATAAATAAGTTAAATGATATATTAAGTGAAAAAATATATGATGTCGATGAATTAAATAAATATTTATATCCTCCTTTATTAATTCAATGTTCTGATATGTCAGATTTCCCTAAACAATTTTCATAATATATTTTATTTAAATAAGTAATTTAATTAAAATAATAAATAAACAAAATTAGAACTCAAGTTTCTTGGTTCCAAATAAATATAATTTATTTGCTGCGAAAAAATAGAATTAGAATTCTAATTTTTTCGTTCTAATACGAGGAGCAATATTCATTGCAATTAATTCTTGCATTAAAAGTTTGAATGCATATGGAATCATAACTTTTGAAATACGATTTGAGTTATTACAATAAGTGCAATGGAATACATCTGTTGCAGATGGTTCCTTTTTGTTTTCTTTACGCGGGGCACGTTGAGCGAACAAACCACATTGATCGCAAATATATGTAGCATATGCATCAGAGTTATACATCATTTTTTCGTGTAAAAACTTACTAATACCGTGAGCGATAAGTGCATCACGTTCCATCTCACCTAGACGAAGACCACCGTCACGACTTCTTCCTTCAGGGGGTTGACGAGTAAGTAGTGTACGAGGACCACGAGCCCGACCGTGAAGTTTGTCTTGAACCATGTGTTTAAGACGTTGGTAATATGTTGGACCAAAAAATATTTTCATTTTAAGTTTTTCTCCAGTCATACCATTATACATTTCTTCATAACCTTTAGGATCATAACCGAGTTCTTCTAAACGTTTTTCTATTTTTGAAATATCAAAATCTTCAAACGGTGTGCCATCACCTTCTACTACATCAAGAGCAGCAACTTTACCAACAAGTGATTCAAGAAGTTGTCCGATTGTTTGACGCGACGGAATGGCGTTTGGATTAAGAATAATATCTGGACGAATACCATTTTTAGTATATGGCATATCAATCGATGGTAGTAAAATACCACAGGTTCCCTTTTGTCCATATCTCGAGCAAAATTTATCACCAATCATAGGAGTTCGCTCTGAACGAGTTACTACTTTACGAATTTCATATCCGTCTTGGTTTTGAATACCAGTATATACACGATCAATTACTGATGGAGCATGTGATTTATAAACTTCTGACGAATCTTTAAATTGTTTATTAGAATCACCTACATCGTGAATTGGAGTTACTTTACCTAAAATAATGTCACCATTAAAAATCATTGTTTCTTCAGGTACGTAACCTTTATCATTAAGTTTGTCATATGAACCATGACGCATACCAACTACTTTAGATGAGTCGGGTTTCATAAATATATCATCTTGGGCCGTCGATTGATTCTTTTGCGCGATAGATACATATTTTTTAATTGATTTTGAACGAAGCATGCCTCGTTGAACGGAATCGCGATTAATTACAAGCGAATCCTCTTGATTATCATTTATACCAACCTTTTATTATACTACCTATTTAATGGTAATTTTGTAGGTCCTATTAGTTCGCGCAATTATATTTATTTGTATAGAATATAATTCGCTGAGTAATAGCATTCTTACGAATGGGATTAGACTATACCTTAAGAGAATCTAAAAATTTAGATTCCCCCACTTCCATCTAGTCGTTGAACCTTCTTCTCATTGGAGCGGAGAAGCTTGGCTGCGGATTGTCCTACTGTCTTTCGACAAAATCTTATATCTTTTTACCCTTGGGAACGGCAATTAACCGTGTTCCTCCATTATCTCGCGATGATGGAGTGGTAATATAAGACTCCTAGGAGTTTCCCGCAATTTGAAAGTGTTGCCCGCTATACAACGGACTAGCCTAACGCTTTTCACATTAGACTTGGGCTAAATCAACCCAGTGTAGCACGCAATTGCTACCATGACATTCTCACCTGATGGCAAAATTTCACTACCAATATATTTTGCTGTACGTGTAGCAATAATTGGTTTTTGAGGATGATACAAAATATATGAAATATCTGTACGATCACGATAGTTTGTAGCATAAATACCCATAGCTTGGCGACCCTGTGAATATTGGAAAATATTACGGGCTCCAGGATTACGATTGGCAAAAGGAACATTAGTGTTAATTTCACCAAGTAAAAGCGATGGATGAATTTCAAGATTTGTTTTCATTTCAAAATACATATTATTGTATCTGTTTTCAGCAATAACATCTTTAACATCTTTAACATGATCAAAAGATTCTGTCATACGTGTATGTGCTTTAATTACATCATCTATCTTTGCTGCTAAAAGCAGATGTGGTTGAGTTTCTGTATCAATATATTCAATTACATCAGAATATTTAGAAATAAACTCTTCCCAATCTGTAATTTTTGAAGATTTTTGAAGTTTATTAAGACTAATTTCATTTAGATGTTCTTTTGTAAGTTTACACTCATTGTTTTCTACACGAATTGTAGGTCTGTAAAAACGACCACTGTCGCAATATACACGAACTTCGTTATCAACATATGATGTTACTACACTAACCATTTGGCGATCTAGTTCACCTTTCATTTTCATTTGTGAAATTTTCTTACTAAATTCAATTGGTTCATCAATAGCACCAAGCCATTCTCCATTAAGAAAAACTTTCGTTTTAATTCGAAGTTCATCAATAGGAATATCAAGAATATTTGATACATTTGATTTAATATAATTTCTAAGAAGATTATACATATCTTCATTCATAATAGTAATACTAGAAACAAGAGCAAGATGTTTAGTAATACCTACCTTAGCGTGTTCTGGTGTCTCTACTACACAAAGAAAACCAACACTAGACGGATGTAGTTGACGAGGACCAGTAAGTTTTGATGTTGATGCATCGCCACTTGGTGTATCAACACGGCGAAGGAAAGCAAGTTTTTGTAGATAAGTATAAAGTTGTAACATTTGAGCTACACCTTTCTTACGAATCCATGAACCGGTTGAAAGTGAGGCTTTCATACCTTGTTCGATTGTATTTGGTTTAATTTGATTAATAATTACAAGAGGCTTTTCATCATTGTCATTACGAATGAAAAACTTATTACAATCACTAATCATAATTTTGAAACGTTGACGAAACAGTTCAAAAAGTAGATCACCTGGTAAATCAACACGTTTGTTAATATACGAATCACGGTCATCTACATTTGCACGACCAATAAAAACTTTAAGAAGTTTATTAATCATGTATCCAAGATAATGTGCTTTCTCGAGAAATGTACCTTCGATATGAGGAATAAATGATGTATGTAAAAGTGATTTGAGATGAAGTTTCTTTTGTTGAATCTTTGTATCTTTATCAGTTTCTACATATTTACGAATTACTTTGAGTTTATTAATTAGAAAATCATAAGCTTCTTCTTCTGTTTGAATTTTAACATGATTTTCATTTTTGCATGCATCAAGAGAAATACGGATTAAATCAACCATATCGGTATCATCATCGTCTGTTACAATCATTTTAATAATTTCACGATCTGATTGAACTCCTAATGCGCGAAAAAGTGCAAAAACATTAACTTCGTTAAGAATTGGTACACGAATTGTCATAAGACCATCTTTACGAGCTTTAACATTTAAAACTTGTGATGAACCATTAGCACGATATGAACGTGAATTTACTTGGACGATATATGATAAAGTACCAGAATCTTTCTTGAGAAATACAAGTGGTTTATTTTCAACCATGCGATCTTGACAAATGATTACTTTTTCAGAACCATTTACAATAAAATAACCACCAGGGTTAAAATCACATTCAGAATTATCCATTCCTTTGTATTGAGATAGCGAACAATATTTTGACCGAACCATAAGTGGGATATAAGCTACAGGAACATCAACTTCTTCTGTGCCACAAACCATTTCTGATTTCTTGCCACTAATAATATCAATCTTGTCTTGAATTTGTGTAACATCACAAATTACTTTAATACCATAAGTTAGAGATTTATGAATAGCATCACTTGGAAACATTGGTTCAATACCATTTTCAAGTTTTGGCCCAATAATACGAGTATTACGAAAACGAAATTTGCGACGATATACTGTACCTTCTATAGTAATCTTTTCATTAAATACATGATCTACTTTTTCTAGAAAATTCTTAACGTCTTCTTCTAGGAATTTATTGTAAGAATCATATAAGTGACGATAAATATAGTTTTGTTTATAGAAATAAAGATCTGCTAATCTGAATAAATCATCTGAATTGATATCATTAACAGTTTTATTAGTAATAGATTGTTTCATTTTAGATTGTATACTATCAATAGACATTATTTATTAATTATAATAAAATCAATTTTTTATATGAGTTTATTAATTATATAAAAAAGTGTATATATATCATTTATTTTGTATAAAAATCAATATATAAAAGTACTCTATATTTATCTTCTCTATTTATTGCATAATGTAGTTTTTCTGAATTAAATATTACTGCATCCCCTTCTTTATGTTTATATTCTATAAATTTTGAATTATTATGTGGTTTTATAAATAATGATGTATTTTTACCAATTAAATTCATATTTAATGCCATAGAATTATAGTTCGGTCCCGTATTATCTGTATGTTTCTCTATTTCACTATTTGCTAATATTAAAGAAAATCCTGCAATACGAATATTGAATTTTTTTAATAATTTAGATGTTTCCGGACATTGTTTTTCTACATCCCCAACTAATTTATTTTCATATACTAATGGAAAATTAAACCATGCATATGTTTTTGTGTTTATGTTAGATAATGCTTTTGTCCATACTGCTTTTTCTTTAAAAATTTCCATAAACTTATTCATATCTTCACCAGTCCAAATATTATCTGGTCTTTCTACAATAACTTTATCTTTATCGAATGTAGGTATTTCATCTCTAATAATTTCCCAATTATTTTCTAAAATTTTAAATTTTTCATACTCGTGTGTAGATGTTGTTAAAAATATTTTTTTCTTTATACAATAGTTTTCTTTATATATTAAAACTACATTTACCAAAAACATAATTACTAAAAATATAATTAAAAATAAAAATATTAATATATAATTTACATAATTTCCATATTTTATTTTTAAATTGTCTGATATTTTATTTAACATTTATATATTATTTATATTGAAAAAAAATGAAATTCAAATATAAAGATTAAAAACATTAATATTCAGTTATAATTATATTAAAATGGATATACCTCTTAAGAAAAAATTACAGAATTTACAAACTATCGTATTCGAAAATTTAAATAATTATGAAGATAAACTTGAAATAACATTTAATAAAAATAAAAATAATATTAATATATGCGATTTATATAATAATGAAATTATTACAGCTTCATATATTAAAAGTAATCACAATAAATTAAATAATTATATTAAACATGAAAATTTAGATAAATCAAATATAATGTATTTTAAAATTAATATACATGATTCTGGATGTTTGTGTAGTAATTATATAACTTATGATTGTATTATTAAAACTATTACAGTTTTTAATGAGGATAATGAATATGAAACAATGTATGAATTAAATTTATTAAAAAAAATTAAAACAGGTATATATTCATATGATTATGAATTATATAAAACATATCTATTAATTTAAGTTCCAATCTATTGGTGTTTTTTTATGCGAATTAAGATATTTATTTATTTTTCCAAAATGGTCTACATTAGAAAATGCTTCATGTGAACCCATTTTTTTATCTACACTAAATCCAGAAGGATGAGATGATACTATTATATCATGTTTATCCAAATCAATCATATTAACTTTTTTAAATGCTTCTGCTCCCCATAATACAAATACTACGTAATCAAGATTATTATTAATATATTTTATAATATCATCTGTAAATGTACGCCATAAATTAGAATGACAATTCTTTTGTCCATCTCGTACAGTTAGAGATGTATTTAACATTAAACATCCTTGGCGAGCCCAGTGATCTAAACATCCATGTTCTGGTTTAGATTTAAAGTGAGTAAATTTAATCAGATTTTTATAAATATTATCTAGCGATGAAGGAGTTTTAAAATTATAAGGAACACTAAATGATAAACCATATGCTTGTGGTACATTATCTGTTTTATAAACTTCGCAATTAAAATATGGATCTTGTCCGATAAAAATTACTTTTGTTTTACGTAAAGGTGTCATTTGAAATGCACGAAATATATAATCAGGTTTCGGATAAAGTTTTTCTGGAAAATTTTGTTTTTCTTCATTAATTTTATCTTCTATCCGTTTGGTTCGTTCTTTATCTTGAAATAATTGTTGAATCATTGTTTCCCAACTATAATGGACGTAACATTCATTTAAACTAAAATTTTCAACATCACTCCAGTTTAATTTTTTATTATAACTACGTTTTGTTAAACTCATTTTAATTAATATTTTATATTAATTAAATTTTAATAGATAAATTATAAATAAATCAATTTTTAATAAATATTAATTTATTATTTATTAAGTTTGGTACCGTCTAGTGCCAAACTTAAGACCCTAGGTGTCTTAAGTTTTTGACACTAACGCTAGCGAAAAGTGTTTAATTTAAGGAGGGCTTAAATTAAGCACTTTACGGTACTATACGCTTGCAAGCCATGATGCAAAATGTTTCATATGATGTGAAACTTCAGATTCAGTTTGAAAATGATACTCGCCTTCTGGATTTACTGAAGTTATTACACTAGAACCATTTTGCATAATATTTACTGAATATTTATTAGGATGAATTACAAAATAAGTATGTTTAGGGTTAACACTATTAACTTTTGATACTAATTCTGTCTTTACAATCATAACATAATTATTGGGAAAATAATACGATGCTTCAAATACATTGCTCGTTGGATTATGAAATACTAAATCATTAAAAGAAACACTCATTTATATAAATAAATGTATTATTTTATGTTTATGTATTTTATTTTTTTATTTGCTACATTGTTTTAACATTATTAATTTTTCTTTCTCTTTGGTCGATACAATTAACTTTACTTTAGTTTCTGTATTTTCTGGTTTAATATTAAATTTTTTCATTCTTTCTAAAATAATAGGATCAATTTCTTCATCGTCGTCTTCCTCCGCTTGTTTAATCTTAACAATAACTTTTTCTACTGCAATATCGTCTGATAATATATGTTTTATTTTCTCAATCTTTTTATAAGTTTTACTTATGGTAACTTCTGATACTCCAAACATTTCACGGAGACGTTTTTTAGTCATACTAGGAATATTATTATTTTCACCCATAACTAACATACTTGTTGCTGCAATAGAAAACTGGTTATGTTCTGATGCTAAATTTAATTTATTAATATTCTTTGAAATTTTAATTGCTTGATTCATCAAATCTTCTTTAACATTTAAATCCATACAATATTTTTTAATATATGCTTCTGATTTTAATGACGATACATCTATTGCAAATTCTTTTATCTTCAATAATTCTAAAATAGTTTTTACACCGTTATTGAGCTCTTTAATGTTTAATTTAAAATGTTCGTATATATTTTTTGCAATAAATGGTGTATTATTTTTTTTACAAGCTATACATATTGAACCAGCTTGAATTCCGCGATTATTTTTTCCACGAGTAATAATAAATTTGCCAATATTAAGACCTTCTGTATATTTACAACTTTTTGCTATTGAATAATATATATTTGCAGATTCTTGAATATTTTTCTTGAAACCTAATTTATCACAACATGAATTAATTTTTTTAAAGTCATTATATAACGATCGTTCTCTATAAGGCATAGCACTCCATGCTTGAAGTTTTTTCAATGAACCTTTTATATTATTTGGTAGACGTGTACCCAAACTTGATTGAGGTAGTAAAACGTTTGTTACTTTATTACATCTCAAATTATCGGTTTTTGAGTCATCGTCATAAATTCTAACTTCTGATCTATAATCATATATATTCGATATAACCTGGCCACATTGACATATAATATAACCAGAGCTAGTATCTTCTATAAATTCAGACGAAAAACACGTAGGACAACAAGATTCATTAAATTTCTTTTCTTTCTCACCAATATTATTTTCTTTTTTTACAACTTGGTTATAAATATTTTCAAAATATGATGAGCAATCAAGAATATCTAAATTATCTAATTTATCTAATTCGTCTAAATTTTCAAGGTCGATATTATTTGAATTTTTAAGTGACTTTGTTGAGAGCATTACTTAAGGTAAGTAGATAAAATATTACTTTAAGTAGTTTTCAAATCAATTTTTTTATAAAAAATATTTTTATATTTATTTTTGTATGAATATAATATATTACGATAATGAATAATATACATTTAATTTTTGCATTAATTATTCTAGTTATATTTGTGTATATAATATTCTGTAAAAATGTAAATACAACAAATACAACAAATAATATAAAAGAACATTTATCAGCTGTTTCTGCAATAACTCAAAATAGTCCAGTTACTCAATCAACAACTATACTTGGAGAATGTCCGCCATTAAAACCATGTTACACAGGTGATTATGTATTTCAAGAAAATGGTACAGTAAAGAAAAAAGATAATAAATTTACATATGAAAGTACGGGCAATGTAGACTTTTTTGATTATTATTATTCAGCTGATGGTTCAATCAAACGAAAAGACGGATCACCAGGTAATAAATTTACTTATAAAGCAGATGGTACATTAACTACACCCGATCTTACATATTTACCATCAAGAACACTTCAATTTGATAATTATAATTTTGATTTATCTAAAAATTTAACTAGAAAAGATAATACATTCAAATATAAACCGGATGGTTCATTTAGTAAAGGCGATGTATCTGTAGATACTGTCGGAAAAATTACTTCAAATAAATTTGTTTACACTCCAAACAAAGATTTAACTTTTGATAAATATGTTTATAATATCAATGATAAAGAATTAGCAAGACCTGATACTAAATTTAAATATGACAAAAATGGTAATATAATAAAAGATACAATAAATATTAACTCAAATAATGAAATAAAAACAAATACATTCACATATGTACCAAATCAAAATTTAACTTTTGGTGAATATAATTATGATAAAGATAATGTTTTAACAAAAGGAAATAATTTTAAATATTCACAACAAAATGGTATTGAATTTAAAGATTTCAATTATCAATTTGCATCAGGTGATTTAAATAATACTAAACAAAATTTTTCATATAAAAAAGATGGAACAATTCAAACTAAATTTTTAACAATAAATCCAACCGGTGAAATGGATTTTAACAATTTAGTTTACAATAACTCTACTGGTGATTTAAAAAATAAAGATACTGAAAATCCATTTATCTACAAAGCAGATGGCACAATTCAAACTAAAGATTTTACATATGATCCAAATAATAAAAACGTAGCTTTTGATAAATTCGTTTATAATGAAGCAATAAATAAATTAACAAGAACCGATTCAAATTTTAGTTTAGATAATAATGGTAATTTAACTAATAATAATCTTAATATTACTTCAACCGGAAATGTAAATTTTGATAATTATAAATTTGATAATACTGCAAAAGAATTATCTAGAAAAGATAATACATTTAAATATGCCAATAATGGTACTATTAGTAAAGATAATATAATTATACAGTCAAATAATAATGTTGATTTTGATGGTTTTACTTACGATAATGCTACAAAAACATTAAAAACTAAAGATAATAAATTTTCATATGATGCAAATGGAAATGTAATAAAAGATAATATCAATATTAAAGCTAACGGTCAAGTCAATTTTGATAATTATATTTACAGTAATAACAATTTAGTAAATTCAACAAACAAATTTAGTTATGATTCAACTGGTAAAATCACCAAAGATAATGTAATTATTAATCCTGATAATTCATTAGATTTTGGTAATTATATTTATGATGCTGGAGGTAAATTAAGTAATAAGAGTAATGTTTTTGAATATTCTAATGGTAATTTAGGTTTTGGTAATTTTGTTTATCAGGAAAATAAAGATTTAGTTAATAATACCGCTCAATTTTCATATAAAGCTGATGGAACTATTAAGACGAAAGGATTAACTATTGATCCTGTTGGTTCACTTGATTTTAATAATTTAACATATAATAATGCCAGTGGTATATTAAGTAACAAAGCTGGTAATTTTAATTATGATGCAAATAGTAATTTAAAATATGGGGCTGTTACAGTTGATCCAAGTGGTATTATTACCACAGATAATTTTAAATATATTCCAAATAAGGAAATGAATTTTGATAAATTTGTTTATGCAAATGATAAAATAACTAGAACAGATAATAATTTTAATTATGATACAGTTACGGGCAATTTAACTTCTGGTAATGTTTTAGTAAGTGGAACAGGTAATATTACTGCTGATAATTTAAATTATTCGAATAATACTCTTAGTTTTGATAAATATGTATTTGACAATAAGAAGAATTTAACAAGAACCGATGAACCTTCATTTAAATATGATTCAAGTGGTAATATTACTAAAAATAATATCTTAATGAATGCTGATAAATCCATCAAATTTGGTAATTTTATTTATGATGCTACAGGAAAACTAAGTAATAAGAATAATACATTTCAATATTCTAATGGTAATTTAGGTTTTGATAATTTTGTTTATCAAGAAAACAAAGATTTAATAAATAATACAGCTCAATTTTCATATAAAGCTGATGGAACTATTAAGACGAAAGGATTAACAATTGATCCAACTGGTTCACTTGATTTTAATAATTTAACATATAATAATTCTACAGGTACATTAAGTAACAAAACTGGTACTTTTAATTATGATGCAAATAGTAATTTAAAATATGGGGCTGTTACAGTCGATCCAAGTGGTATTATTACTACAGACAATTTTAAATATCTTCCAAATAATCAAATGGAATTTAATAAATTTATTTATGCAAATGATAAAATAACTAGAACTGATAATAATTTTAATTATGATACAGTTACAGGTAATTTAACTTCTGGTAATGTTTTAGTAAGTGGTACAGGAAATATCACTACTGATAATTTAAATTATTCTAATAATACTCTTAGTTTTGATAAATATGTATATGATAATAAGAAGAATTTAACAAGAACAGATGAACCTTCATTTAAATATGATTCTAGTGGCAATATTACTAAAAATAATATCTCAATGAATGCTGATAATTCTATTAATTTTGGTAATTTTATTTATGATGCTACAGGAAAATTAAGTAATAAAACTAATACATTTAATTATACAAATGGTAATATTGGTTTTGATAACTTTGTTTATCAAGAAAACAAAGATTTAATAAATAATACAGCTCAATTTTCATATAAAGCTGATGGAACTATTAAGACGAAAGGAATAACAATTGATCCAACTGGTTCACTTGATTTTAATAATTTAACATATAATAATGCTACAGGTACATTAAGTAACAAAACTGGAACTTTTAATTACGATTCCAATAGTAATTTAAAATATGGGGCTGTTACTGTTGATCCAAGTGGTGTTATTGCTACAAATGATTTTAAATATCTTCCAAATAATCAAATGGAATTTAATAAATTTATTTATGCAAATGATAAAATATCTAGAACTGATAATAATTTTAATTATGATACAATTACAGGTAATTTAACTTCTGGTAATGTTTTAGTAAGTGGAACAGGTAATATTACTGCTGATAACTTAAATTACTCTAATAATACTCTTAAATTTGATAAATATGTATATGACAATAAGAAAAATTTAACAAGAACCGATGAACCTACATTTAAATATGATTCTAGTGGAAATATTAGTAAAAATAATATCTCAATGAATGCCGATAAATCTATCAATTTTGGTAATTTTACTTATGATGCTACAGGAGTATTACGTAATAAAACTAATACATTTAATTATACAAATGGTAAAATTTCGTTTGACAATTTTGTTTATCAAGAAAATAAAGATTTAATTAATAGTGTAGATAATTTTAGTTATAAAGCTGATGGAACTTTACAAAAAAATACATTAATAGTTGAACCTACTGGTACATTAAATTTTAATAATTTAACATATAATAATTCTAGTGGTGATTTAATTAGTAAAGATGCTACAAAACCCTTTACATACAAAGCAGATGGTACTATTATTACAGATCAATTTACAAATACACCTACTAATTTAACTTTTAATAATTTTACATATTCTAATAAAAAACTTTCAAATAATAAAAATATATTTAGTTATGATGGTTCTGGCGTTATTAAAACAGAAGATTTTAATTATGATAGTAATAGTAAAAATTTAACTTTTGGTAATTTTGGTTACGATGCTACTGGAATGCTTAAAAGATTAGATAATAGTTTTACTTACAAAAATAATATTTTAACTACAAATGATTTTGTATATGGTTCTAATAGAGATATATCATTTAATAATTTTAATAATTTTGTTTATCAAGAATCATTAGGTAGATTAACAAATAATAATATTACTGTTAATAAATCTGGTTTAATTACTTCACCAGGATTTAATTATAATAGCACTACTAGAGATGTTTCACTTAATAATTTTAATAATATGATTTACCAACAATCATTGGGTAAAATTTCAAACTCTGTTGTATCATACGATAAAAGTGGAATAATAAATACTCAAGATTTTACTTATAATACTATTTTAAATGATTTATCATTTAATTCTATCAAATTTAATTTTGTAAATAGTGAAATGGCAAAAATAGATAATACATTTAATTATAATCTTAAGAAAAATGGGGAAGTTAAAGCTTATAAATATTTAATTAATTCTAATTATATTACTGATCTTAGTGGTAATGTATTAAAATTTGTTAATTTTGATGCTAATGGTAATGCTATATTTAATGTAGGAGATATTAGTGGTTTTACTTTTAATGATGTTACTGGTGTTAAAACATGGAAAAATTATCCTAATAATGTTTCAATTAGTCCATTCAATGAAATTGTAGATTCTGTTGAAATGTATGATACTGTTAGAATTATGAAATCACAATATGATGTTAATACTATCAATGGAAAACCATGGCAATGTTATCTTACAACCTTTTATGATAAAAATAATAAGTTGTTATATGGAAATTCTACACTTACAACAAAAGTCATATATATATATCATTATAATTCTCTACATGGAAGCGGGGGGGCATTAAATGATGGATCAATGTGGATTGATCCACAATTTAAATATATGACCGATCCAGTGAAACTGAATCTAAATAATTTATCGCGTCTTCCACTTATTTTTGGTTTTATTGCAGGATATGTTGATATTAAATTTACTAAATTGACATTTATAAATAAAATCAATATGGGGATACAAACATCAATATCCACACCAGTAAGAGCATATGATAAACGTTCTGGATGGAACGGGGTGCGTGTATTTTTGATGAAAAATAATGTAATTTATAAAGAAATACAATTATTCGCTATTAATTATCCAGGAAGTCAATTCTTTGCAGATTATGGAGGTATTGGAGAAATTACAGTATTTAATAATTTAACAACTAAAATTGGTCCAATAGTAAACTAAAAATAATACATTAAATAATACATTAAATAATACATTAAATAATACATTAAATAATACATTAAATAATACATTAAATAATACATTAAATAATACATTAAATAATACATTAAATAATAAATTAAATAAGACATTATTATTTTTTTTATAAAATTATATTTTATAATTATATAATATAATTTATGAATAATAAAGAAAAAATTATTTTAATAATTGTTATTTTTACAATTATTATTATTATTTATAATAACTATAATAGTGATATAACAATAAAAGAACATTTAGGTTCTACAAAACCTACACCTAAACCGAGTCCGGTAACCATTACTAAACCTATAACACCTGCTCCTAGACCAAGTCTAGTAACAATTACTAAACCTACTCCTACACCAACTCCTAGACCAACTCCTAGACCGGCTCCTAAACCGGCTCCTACACCAACTCCTAGACCAAGTCCAGTAACAATTACAAAACCTACACCCGCTCCTACTCCCGCTCCTACTCCCGCTCCTACTCCTACTCCTACTCCAACTCCTACTCCTACTCCAATTTTAACTGCTAGAACACAAACTGGTTTATTAAATGTTGGACCAAGAGCCCCACCTTCTCCTAAATGTCCGCCACAAGCTACATGTTTTACTGGTGATTTCATTGTGCAAGAAGATGGTAAATTAACAAAGAAAGATAATAAATTAATATATGATCTTAATGGTAATATTGATGTATATGATTATTTATACCAAGCAGATGGTTCATTACAAAGAAAAAATACTGCTTCTGGTAATAAATTTACTTATACTGCAGATGGTACATTAAATACACAAGATTTTTCATATTTACCATCTAGAACAATCAAATTTGATAATTTTATGGTTGATAAAGATAAAAATGTTACTAGAACTGATAATTCATTTAAATATAATTCAGATGGTACAATTACAAAAGATAATCTAACTATTACAAAAGATGATAATGTTATTACATCCGAATTTAACTATGTATTAAATGATAGTATTAATTTTGATAATTTTACTTACAATGTAGCTTCTAAAAATATTTCAAGAAAAGATAATAAATTTAAATATGAATATGATACAGGAAAAATTACAAAGGATGATATCACAATTAACAATGATGGAAGCCTTTCAAATAATAGATTAAATTTTGTTCCAAATAATAATTTAACTTTTGATAATTATATTTATGGAGCAGATGGTAATTTAACTACTAAAAATAATACATTTAATGTAACAAATAATAAATTAAATTTTGGTAATTTTTCATATGATTCTCTTACAGGTAATGTAATTAATGATAAAGACCAATTTATGTATAAATCTGATAATTCTATTAAATCTAAAGGTATTATAATTGATTCTTCGGGTGTAGTTAATTTTAATAATTTAACTTATGACAATTTAACTGGTAATTTAACAAGTACAGATCCTAAGAAAAAATTTACTTATACGGCAGATGGTTCAATCAGTGTTGATAAATTAAATTATGTACCAGGTAATAGTTTAGACTTTGACGGATTTGTATTTAATAGTAATGGTTTGAGTAATAATACTAGAAATTTTAATTATAATTCAGATGGTTCAATTAAAATTAATAATATCACCCAATCTATTGATGGATTAGCTTTTGATAAATATATTTATGATGAAAATAACAATTTAACCAGAACTGATAATAATTTCATATATGACAATAATGGTAATATAAGTAGAAATAATATTACTATAAATAATGATAATAGTCTCAATTTTGATAAATATAATTATGATGGTACAAATAAAAATTTAACAAGAACCGATAACAATTTTTCATTTGATAAAAATAAAAATATTATTTATAATGAAACAAGTATTTCACCAAATAATGAACTTAAATTTGGTAATTTTATTTACGATGAAGCCAAAAACTTAACAAGAGAAGATAATAATTTCAGATATGATAATACTGGTAATATCAATAAAGATAATATAAATTTAGATAACAAAGGTACCTTAACTTTTAATAATTTAATGTATAGTACTGATGGTTCGATAAAAGAAATAAGTAATAAATTCAATTATTCAAATGGTAATTTAGCTTTTGATGGTTTTATTTATCAAGAAAATAAAGAAATTATAAATACTGATAAACAATTTTCATATAAACCCGACGGAACAATTAAAACAAAAGGATTAATTGTTGAACCAAATGGAACACTTAATTTTAATAATTTAATATATAATAATGCTACCGGTTCATTGACTAATAAGGATAATACTTTTAGTTTTGATAAAAATGGATTAGTTACATCTGGTGCAACTACAGTTGATTCTGAAGGAAATATTAAAACAAATTCATTTAAATATACACCAACTGATATATCTTTTGACAAATTTACTTATGACATCCGTAATAATAATTTAAAATCTTCTGATAATTCTATTAATTATGATTCAAATAACAATATTATTGCCAAAAATGCAACTATTAAATCAGATGGAACTTTAGTTACACCAGAGTTTAATATGATGGCTGATAAAACAATAAATTTTGATAAATTCGTTTATAATAATTCACAAAAACAATTAACAAGAACTGATAATACATTTGTATATGATGAAAATGGTAATATAAGTAAAGATAATAATACTATTGATTCAAAAGGTAAATTAACTTTTAGTAATTTGACATATGATATTGATGGTTCATTAAAAGAAAATAGTAATAAATTCAATTATTCGAATGGTAATTTAGCTTTTGATGGTTTTATTTATCAAGAAAATAAAGAAATTATAAATACTGATAAACAATTTTCATATAAACCCGACGGAACTATAAGAACAAAGGGGTTAATTGTTGAACCAAATGGAACACTTAATTTTAATAATTTAATATATAATAATGCTACCGGTTCATTGACTAATAAAAATAATACTTTTAGTTTTGATAAAAATGGATTAGTTACATCTGGTGCAACTACAGTTGATTCTGAAGGAAATATTAAAACAAATTTATTCAAATATACACCAACTGATATATCTTTTAACAAATTTACTTATGATATTCGTAATAATAATTTAAAATCTTCTGATAATTCTATTAATTATGATTCAAATAACAATATTATTGCCAAAAATGTTAGTATTAAATCAGATGGTTCTTTAATTACATCAGAATTTAATATGGCAGCCGATAAAACAATAAATTTTGACAAATACGTATATAATAATACACAAAAACAATTAACAAGAACTGATAATACATTTGTATATGACGAAAATGGTAATATTAGTAAAGATAATAATACTATTGATTCCAAAGGTAAATTGACTTTTAGTAATTTGACATATGATATTGATGGTACATTAAAAGAAAATAGTAATAAATTCAATTATTCAAATGGTAATTTAGCTTTTGATGGTTTTATTTATCAAGAAAATAAAAATTTAACAAATAGTGAAAAATCATTTTCATATGGTCCAGATGGGACAATCAAAACAAAGGGTTTAATTATTGAACCAAATGGAACACTTAATTTTAATGATTTAATATATAATAATGTTACCGGTTCATTAACTAATAAAAATAATTCTTTTAGTTTTGATAATAATGGATTAGTTACATCTGGTGCAACTACAGTTGATTCCGATGGAAATATTAAAACAAATTTATTCAAATATACACCAGCTGATATATCTTTTAAGAAATTTACTTATGATATTCGTAATAATAATTTAAAATCTTCTGATAATTCTATTAATTATGATTCCAATAATAATATTACTACTAAAAATGTAAAAATTAATTCAGATGGATCTTTAGTTGCACCCGAATTTAATATGACAGTCGATAAAACAATAAATTTTGATAAATACGTATATAATAATACACAAAAACAATTAACAAGAACTGATAATACATTTGTATATGATGAAAATGGAAATATAAGTAAAGATAATAATACTATTGATTCAAAAGGTAAATTAACTTTTAGTAATTTTACATATGATATCGATGGTTCATTAAAAGAAAATTCAAATAAATTCAATTTTGCAAATGGTAATCTTAATTTTGATGCTTATGTATATCAAGAAAATAAAAATTTAGTAAATAGTGAAAAAACATTTTCATATGGTACAGATGGTACAATAAATTCTAAAGGTTTAACAATTAAAAAAGATGGCTCTGTAACATTTAATAAATTAAGTTATAATAATACATCAGGTGATATTGTCAGTGAAGATCCTACAAAAGTATTTACATATAAAAAAGATGGTTCAATCATTACTGATAAAATAAATTACAAAACATCACCAACTAAACAATTAGGTTTTGATAATTTTGTTTTTACAAATAATAATTTAACTAGAACCGACAATAGTTTTAAATATAATTCTAGTGGAATTGTTTCTACTACTGATATGACATATAATAATAGTACTAGAGATTTATCATTTAACAATTTTGTTTATGATGTTACAGGAAAATTAAGAAAAACCGATAATAGTTTAATTTATGATAATAGTGGAATAGTTACAAATGATTTTACATATACACCTACTAATAAAATAACACAATTAAAAAACTTTAATAATTTTGTTTTTGATGAATCTAATAAAACATTAAGTAATAGTAATATTACAATTTCACCAACTTTATTATCAACACCTGATTTCAAATTCAATAATACAGATTTATCATTTAATAATTTTAACAATTTAGTATATCAACCTAATAATAAACTATCTAATAATATTGTAACTTTTAATAAAGATGGTTCTATTACTAATAATAATATTGGCTATAATTCTACTATTAGAGATATTTCATTTAATGATTTTATTTATAATGGTTCAACTAAAATATTAAAAAATAAATTAAATACAATTATTGTCGATGCCTCCAGTAATATTACTGCATATAATTATAAAGTTTTAAACAATACTAATTTATATGATAAATTTGGTAATACTGCAGTACCTTTAATATTCGATGCATATGGATATACTACTATAACATTTCCGAGTACAATTATCGGTTTTAGAATGGCTAATACTCCAGATAGAACTGTAACTAGTAGCCCTGAAAGTAGATATGTTGTTGTTGATAAAAGTGGTAATATAATTGATGCATATAACTATATTCGTAAAATTATAATTGTAAAACCACTTAGTGCAATCAAACAAAATGGTAATATTGGATTTCAAATCGGTGGTATACAAATATGGATTAACCAAAATATGATATCATCACCAACTTTTACACTTACTTCTGCTAACGTTACATCATCTGTTTTAACTTATTCATTGGAATCATATGTATATGATATTAACTATAGATTTTCTAGTTCCATTCCTGGTCCAGCATTAATTGGCAGTAATACTGCAGAAAATTTATTAATTATTAATTTTAATACTCCACTTATTTTACCCCTTAATTTACCCCCTTCAGCTAAAAATGCGATATTTCCATACAATCGTTATGGTATAGGTACAGGATTTAAAACTGGTATGAACGGGGTTCAAATTATTGGTTTAAATTCTAGAAATTATGGATTACAATATAAACTAATTCAACCAGGTGAAACGGGATGGCAACAGTTCGATAATATTGTGACTTCTGGTGCACAACAGTACATTTTATCTTAAAAATATAAAGTATTCTATAATAATTTTAAATGATAACTTTAGTAACAGATGCTACCTCTCTTTATCCATTATCATAAAATATATTTAATAAAATTTTTGAATTACTCAATACCGTAAAGTGTTTAATTTAAGAGGGGCTTAAATTAAACACTTTACGGTATCACTTATATTAAAATAATTGTATAATTATTATTTTAATATAATATATATATATATATATGATAAAACCAATATATATATTTATATTTATTATTGTTATTATTGTTATTATTGTGTCATCTATATATATATTATCTGATAATAAGAACGAAACCGATATAATTCCAACTCAAGAATGTTCTCAAACTCAATATCCTCCTCCAATAAATACAGGTAATTTTATTTTTGAGGAGTCTGGTAGATTAAAAAAGAAAGATAATACATTTTCTTATGAAACTAATAATGATATTAATTTTAATGATTTTCTTTATCAAGCCGATGGAACATTAAAAAAGAAAGATAATAGTTTTATTTACAAAAATGGCAATATTGATTTTGATAAGTATTTATTTAATAATAATAATAAAAAATTAAGTACTAAAGACGGGTTATTTTCATATGATGCTTCTGGAAAAATAATTAAAGATAATATAATTATTAATCCTGATAAAACATTAGAATTTAATAATTTTATTTATAATAATACAACTGGTATTTTAAATAATAAAACTAATAATTTTGTTTATAATAAAGATGGGAAAATAACTAAGGGTAGTATTAATATTAATCCCGATAATTCATTAGATTTTAATAATTTTATTTATGATGCTACAGGTGTATTAAGAGATAAAAATAATATATTCCAGTTTTCTAATAATACTAATACATTGTCATTTGATAACTTTGTATATGATGAAAATAAAAAATTAACTAATTCTGAAGCTAATTTTGAATTTGCAAATAATACAATTAAATATAGAGATGTTTTAATTGATCCAACTGGTAAAGTTGTAAAAGGTGAAACTACCATAAATGCAGATAATACATTATTATTTAATAATTTTGTATATGGCATTAATGGAAAGTTAATTAATCAAAAATCAAATTTTGAATACAATAATGGATTCATTAAATTAAATAATATATTTATTGATCCTACAGGTAAAGTTGTCAAAGGTGAAACTATAATAAATGCTGATAATTCATTGGATTTTAATAAATATAATTTTAATCCTACAACTAATGTTTTAACTTCAAAAGATGGTAACATAAATATAGACAATACCAATAAAATAACAACTGAAGACTTTATTTATAATCCTGATAGGTCACTTAACTTTAATAACTACAATTATAACTCTTCTACTAAAAACTTAAATACAAATGATGGTAATTTAACAATTGATAATAACAATAAAATAATTACTCCTAATTTTATTTATACAACCAATGGTATGTTAGCATTTGATAAATATAACTATAATTCTACAAATAATAATTTATATAAAATAGATGGTACTTTATCCATAGATAATACCAATAAAATAACAACCGAAGACTTTATTTACAATCCCGATAGAACCCTTAACTTTAATAATTATACTTACAATTCAGTTAATAATAATTTAACTAAACCTGATATTAATTTAAATGTTGATAGTACTAATAAAATAACTACTCCTAATTTTATTTATAATAGTAATAATGATAATAAACTTATTTCTGGAGAATATATAATTGATCCTAATAAAAACTTATCCAGAATTGATAATTATTTTTCATTTAGTGATTTAAATAATAGTCTTAATTTTAATGTTGATACTAACAATTTTGAATATATTAAAGATATTATGGGCGAAGTTGATATTTTGAAAAAGACAGACAATAGTTTAATTTATCAGAATAATATTTTATACACCCCTGATTTTAATTATAATCAAACTAGAGATATATCGTTTAATAGTTTTAATAATTTAACATATCGTCAATTAACCGGTTCTATGCAAAACAGTATAATAACATATGATAAGACAGGTAAATTTAAAAACGTAGAAAATAAATATTTAGTCGATATAAGTGGTAATATTAAAGCTTATAAATATTTTGTAGATTCTAGTGGGATATTAAGAGATAATTTTGGTAATTTAATAAAAACTATAACATACGATTTAAGTGGAAACACTATTATTGAAACTTTTTCAAATATAATTGGATGGAATTTTGACTTAAGTGGTAATCGTCTTACTAAAAATTTCACAAAGATTTATACTTATGATTCAAGTGGTACTGTTATAACAGGTCCTGAATCTTTTGATGAAATAACTATTTATAAAAAAATAAATGATATTTTGGGAAAAAATCTAGATATTTCAGGTGGACCTATGCTAATGCGTTATATTATGTTTTGTGATATATTTGGTAATTCTGTATTTAATAGAGGTGATCCTTATGGAAACTTTTCATTAGATAATAGTGGTGTCCCAACTTATTCTAATTTTGGCGAAGGGGTGACACAAATGTATTCAGCAAGTAGAATTTTAGGTACTCCGTCAAATGGCTATGTATGTAGCGGTAATTATAATGGTGATAATATATTTACATTTAAAATAAGAAAACATGCCCCTATTAGTTATATGTTAATTAATACATCTCAAATTATTGGTGATTTATCGGGTAATAAAATTTTACGTAGTGGTTTAGAAGGCACAGTAGTTCAATTTAAAAAAGATGGATATATATTAAAAGAAACATTAATATCAAGAAAGAATTTTCCAAAAAATGTAGAATGTTTTAATGATAATTATGATTTTTCTATTGGAAGATATAATATAAATTCTTATCAATTAAGGATATATTCTGATTTAGTACTTGTGCCACAAGTAATTTAAATATTTAATAATAATTTATTTATTATTAAATGTTACTTGATATTAAAAATATTTACTTAATGTAATCCGTCATATCAAATGTTTTTTCATATGTAATATCTCTATCTTTATCTTTTTCTCTTAATTTAGCAACAACTACTTCATCTATTAATATATATTCTAATAATTCAGTAATATGTTCTACTATTTTTATTCTAAAATTGTCATCAATTAATGTTTTATTCTTTTTAATGATTTTATTATAATCTTGTTCGTTCTCTTTTGGAATAAAAACAAATTTAACTCCTGCTTTTTTAGCTCCCATTAATTTACATTCTAATCCACCTATTGCGGTGATATTACCATTCGTCTCAATTTCACCAGTCATTGCAATAGTATTCTTTATCTTTTTATCCAGTATTCTAGAAATAAAAGCACTTGTAAATGCTCCACCTGCTGATGGTCCATCTTTAGGCGTTGAACCATCCGGTGTATGAATATGTAATCCGAATTTATGATTTTCCATAAAATCTTTTACCCATTTATCTTTCAAAAGATTTACAGCAATCGTAAATGAAAATTTAATTGATTCTTTCATTACAGATTTTTGTTGACCCGTTAATCTTAATTTGAATTTATTACCCGTATGATTTTTATATATTAATATTGGTAATATACCACCTGGTCCTGTTGTAGTAGCATACATACCATTAATTACACCTACTTCATTTGATGGAAATATTTTCTTTGATATAGATGTTGGTTTTTCTAAATATTTATCCAATACATCTTGGGTAATTATCATCTTATTTTTTAAGACTTCTCCACTATATAATCTTTCTAAATTAATCTTATACAATAATTTTTCTACTTTTCTCTTAAATCCTCTTACTCCGGCTTCATGAGTATATGTTTCAATTAAATATGTCAAAGCATCATCGCTAAAACTAAACATCTCATCATCTAAACCTACATCAGTACATACTTCTTTTAATAAATGTTTCTTAAATATTTCTATCTTATCTTGAGTTGTATACGCGTCTACATTAATTTGTTCTAATCTATCTAATAAAATCTTATCAACTTTATCAACATCATTATATGAAAATACAAATAAAACTTTATTTAATGGAAATGTAACTTCTTGAAAAAATTTATCATTAAATTTATCATTTGTATTTGGATCTGTTAAATGTATTAATACATTCATTATTTCATTCACTCCGTGTTTTACTCCTGTTTTATCAATTTCATCAAAAAACATTACACATCTAGGTGATTGACCTTGAATCATATTATCTATTAGTATACCATTTTGCGCTGAACTATATGTAAATGAATGACCAGTTAATATACTCGCGTCATCTACACCGCCAACATTAAGCTGTGAAAAGGGTATATTTAATATTTTACCTAATGCTTTTGCAAATAATGTTTTACCTACACCGGGTGGTCCTTGTAAACCAATTGATTTACCTGTACTCTTAGGATTACTTATCCATTTACCGATTAATTCAATTATTGTTTCTTTACATTTATCGTGACCGTATACAGTATTATCCATTTTATCTTTAGCATCTGTAATAAATTCTTTACATTTTATTGGATCACTTTTTATTAAAGAAAATGCATCATCTTCATCTGCGGGCCATGGAAAATCAATTAATTTTTTAATATATATCTGTTGTTTATAATGTTCGCTTGAACCAGACTTTAATTCTTCTAATCTATTTAATGCTATTTTTTTAACATATCCTGGCATATTCTTATGAATTATTATTTGTTTTTTCAAATCAATTTCATCTGAATTAATTGATTTTAATCTTTCTAATTCTTGTTGAATTATTGAATTTGATTTTTTAAGTTTAATTTGATTTGCAAACTTTAAATTTCTAAAAATTATGTCAGATATTAAAGTTGGTTTTGAATTTGAATCAACTGAATCTTTTTGATCTTTAGTTATTCCAAATAATAATGCAGCAATATTTATTGAAGAACTACTACCCATTAATAAAAATTTTATCATTTCAAATTTAAGTTTTAATGATACTTGTAAAAATTCTGCCATTATTGGTTTAAAATTCATATTTGAATATTTTATATAAAAACCATAGTCATCCATTATTTTCTTTTTAAATTCATTATTATTTGTAGTTAAATAATCACCTAATGATAAATTTTTAATATATGAATCTTTAAAGACTTTATTTATTGTTGGTAATTTATTAATTATATCTACAATATATTGTTTTCTTTCATATAATATTGGATATACTATTTGACTTGTTCTTATATGAACGTTTATCGCATCATTATCAATTATGCAATTAATTTCTAAAACATATTTATAATCAGCCGATCTTATTTTCAATATATATAAATTATTAAGTTGTAATTCATATTTTTCAGATGGTTCACAATTCTCTATAAATTCTATATATAATGATTTTTTATCTATTCTTTTACTTTCTATATATCTGCAATTGTATGGAATTATTATTTTTGAAAATAAATTTATTCTTTGCATATCATCTGCTGATAAATGTAATGTGCTAAATTTATACAAAAATATAATATCATTTAAATTATTCATTCCTACAAAATTTGAAATTTTTCTTAATTCTTTATCGATATTATTATAATTTGCCAAATGTAAATCTTTTAAAAATCTATCTAAACTATTATTCTTTCTTAATATATCAATAATTTTAAGAGTTGGTTTAATTTCATTTCTTTTACATAATCTATTAGTTCCTGTTTCTAATTTAAAATTATTATCTTTTATATCGTGATTTTCATTATTTGAATCACTTAATTCATTATTATATACTTTTTTTAATTCAGGATTAATTTGTAAAATATATTTATTATAATATAAATTCATTTCATTTATAATTTCATTTATCATTGTTATTGCTTTTTTTCTATCTTCTCCTGTTATTAAATATATATCATATATCTTTTCAATATGCGATGATAAATTTTCTATTATATTTGTACGTTTTTCATAGTCATTTTGTAAATAATATAATACTATTTCATTATTAGATACATTATCATTTGTTTTTGACATTGTTTATATTATATTATAATATAAATTATATATTATTAAAAACAATATAAAACTAATATTAAAAATATTATAAAAAAATTTGTTCCTCATTTCCAAAAAAAAAAAGTTATACTTTAAATACATTTAATGTGTGTTTCTTTTTAAAAAAATAATTATATATAAATAACATAAATAAAATGGCAAAGGCATCAACACAAATTAAGGCAACTAAATCATCTGAATCAAAAACCCAAGAAGTCGTCGCTGCACCAGTCGAAGTAGCACCTGTTAAAAAGGGTGGCAAAAAAGCTGCCGAACCAGTAGCAGTTCCTGAACCAGTAGCTCAAGTTACAGCACCTGCTAAAAAGGGTGTCAAAAAAGCTGCCGAACAAGTAGTAGCTCCTGAAGCAGTAGCACCAGTAGCACCAGTTGTTGAAACAGTAGCACCTGTTAAAAAGGGTGGCAAAAAAGCTGCGGTTGAACCAGTCGCAGAAGCTGTAGTTGAATCAACACCAGTCAAAAAGGGTGGTGCTAAGAAAGCAGCTAAAAAAGAAGCCGTAAAAGCTGCTGAACCACGCACCGGTCATAGATTCTTCCGTTGTGTATACAAAACAACTGCCGGCCAAATTGTTTATATTGGAAGATACAGTGGCAGAAAACCAAAACAAGCCGCCTGCAAAGCCCTCACCGGTATTGTTAAATCAAACGACCTCAAAGTTGGTGAAAAAGTAACATTCCTTATTCAAGAATGCACTCGTGGTTCAAAGAAAAAGAAGTATTCATATGTTGGCTCACAAGTTGATCTTGATACTCCAGTTAAAATTACAATCACTAAGAAAGATCAATCAACAGATACTATTACATACACCAAGAATAACGTTGTTAAGAAAATCAGCCTCAGTGAATGCGGAGACCTTCTCAATGTTGATCTCGCAGAAGATGCTGAAGTTGAAGAAGTTAAACTCCAACGTGTCGAAAAGAAACCCGCAAAAGCTGCAGCTAAAGAAGCTAAACCATCAAAAGAAACAAAAGCTGAAGCCAAGCCAGCAAAAGCTGCAAGCAAAGCCAAAAAGAACTAAATTACTATTATTATTAAATAATATTTATTAGATTTATTATAAATATAAAATTCTATCTTATATTTATAAATGCTAAGTACACATGCAAATAATAAATCAGAACATTCTGTTAAATCACAATCTATTAAACCGCAACAAAATACACAAAACAAACCTCAACCTCAACCTCAGCCTCAACCTCAAATTCAACCTCAACAAACTATAAATGTTGTTAATATTACTAAAAATGAATCTAATAATTTAGTTGTAGAACATGATAAAGTAAATCATAAGTTCATTATATTTGATAATTCAAATGTTTTAGGTCATTTTACAATCGGTCAAATATTCAAATATATTAATTCAAATATAGAAGGATATTTAATTAATGTTGATTTAGGTATTTCAGTTGAATTAATTGAAAAATATTTAATCAAAATAGAAAACGAAGATATTAATATTATTTCTCATTTATCTTCCCCAATTACTGGTAATATTGATTTATTAGTAAAATTATACAAAGATATTCAATCATTCGAGCAACAATTACAAATTGAATACGAACATTTAAATAATGTTACTAAAAATACTGTAAGATTAAGAAATAAAACCTTTGTTTATAACATTCTTACTCATATTATTAAATTATTCGCTACCTATACATCAACTAATAAAAAATTATCAGATGATACTAGATCAATGATTATGTCATATTCAATTGGTGCCGTATATAGATTAAATACTATGATAAAAGAAGATATTGATTTAATTGTTAATAAAGTAGCAGTATTAAGTGACGACCTTGGTAATTTAAAACAAATTAGAGAAAATATGTCAACTCAAATGAATAAATTACAATCTACTATTACTACACAAAATGAAAAAATAGATAGTCTTATTACAAATATTCAACAACAAAAAGGAGGAGCAAATACTACAACAACTGCAAATACTACAACAAAAGATAAAACAGAAATTGATTCAGGTTCTAATTCTAATTCAGAATCCTATAATAGTGATGAAACAGAAAAAGAAACAGAAACACACCAACAAACAGAAACAGAAACAGAAACAGAAACAGAAACAGAAACAGAACAACAAATAGGTGGTTCTAGAACTAAACATAATAAAACTAAACATAATAGAAACAGAAACAAAAGTAGTAGTAGCAGAGGTACAAGTACTAAATCAGTTACTAATACTAATGATATTTCTTCTTCAAATGTAACAAGTACCAGAGATTTCAGTAGTACTAGTACCAGAGATGTATCTTCATTAATTTCATCATTTTTAACAAATAGTGTCTAGTGCTAATACTACTTATTAATAAAAAAATAATTATATTTGATTTTATTTTATATTTAATATATAAAATATATTATATATAAAATATATTATATCGCGATGAATGCCGAATATTATAAAGACAAATTATCAGATTTAAAAAAAAATTCTGAAGAAAAAATAAAATATATTACAGATATATTAAAAAAGACAGAAGATTATGAAAATAATTTAGAAAAAGAATTAAAAATATCTTTATTAGAATTAGAAACAATTATAAATACACAAAAAGAAATAAATAATTTATTTGATATAATTTGTGTAGAATTAAATACCTTAAAATAAAATATAATTAAAATAAAAATATAATTAAAATAAAAATATAATTTAACTTAAATTTTGATATTCTTTTAGTACATCATCTATATTTATATTATTCTCAATATTATTCTCAATATTATTATCTACAGTATTATCTATTATCAATTGTTCTATTTCATCTTGTTGTCTTCGTTTTAATAAGAAATCAATACTTGTCCCCTCATTTGTTTCATCATTTTTCTCATCTTTCTCATCTTTCTCATTATTATTAAAAATATTTGTATCGATATTAATTCCGTTAATTTTGTTATATGCATTATTACATAATTCATTTAATTCATTTAGTAATTTTTCTGATTCTTCTTCTGAAAGTATAATGTCTGAATATATTTTTTCTAAATTACTTTCTATTAAATTCATAATAATTATTGAATCATCTGTAGTAACAGGTATCGATTTCTCATTTAACATTATCTTTATAGTATAACATAAATTCTCTAATTCTTCTTTTTTATTTGATGGATTAATTAATTCATTTGTATTATTAAATATATTTTCATCATCATATACTTTTAATATCTTATCACATGCTTCATTAACTTCATCTATTTTTTGTTTATAATCTATTTTGGTTGGTTTTTCATGAGAACATATCCATAATAATGAATCGTCTATAAAATCTCTTAATTCACTTTTATGTTCTTCTTTAATTTTTAATTCTGAATTTTCTAATAAACCAAAAATAGAATAACATAATTCATTTAATGATTTTCTTAATTCTTTTAATTCAGATTGTTCTGGATCAGATAATCCAATAAATCCATATTCTTCCATTTCACTATTTTTAATTATTTCTTCTCGTGTAGTATCTTCGTCTAAATCATCATCATAAATATTTGTCGTATTGTTTTGAGCTTTTTGTGCTTGAATTTTATTCTGATCTTCATCATCTAATGTCCCTCTTAAAATTAATACACCATACTTCTTCTTAAGATTTTCTAATACTGTTTCTAATTCTTCTTCAGTTCTATCATAATACTTTTTATCTTTTAACCATTCTAATATATTAACTACATCTTTTTCTATTATTTCTTTATCATGTATACTTAATTTAAAATTTTTATTTTGAATATTTATTGTAATGTTACCACAAAAATCATCTATTTGATAATGTTTTTGTTTTCTTACTCTTTCTATTTCATCTCTCACTTCTAATTCTATTGATTCATTTATTAAATTTTCTATTTCTAATACAGATAATCCACTTTTATTTGAATTTACAATAATTGATGAAATTTCATGTGAATGTAATTCTTCTGCTGTAACTTTTAAAATACCGTTCTCATCTAAATTAAAATTTACTTTAATTTCTGGTATTCCACGGGGTTCTTTTGGAATATTTTTTAATTCAAATTCTCCTACAAAAAAATTATCACGAGTTATTTGTCTTTCCCCTTCATATATTTTAATTAATACGGATTCTGCATAATCTTCGTAGGTTGTATACATTTTCTCAATTGTTATAGGAATTATAGTTCCATGTGGTATTAAAACATCCATTATACCACCAATTGTTTCTACACCCATTGATAGGGGACATATATCTAATAATCTCATTGATTCTGAAAATGGATTCTCATTATGATTTAATATATAAGCTTGAATTGCGGCACCTGCTGCAATAGCTTCATCTGGATTTAATGAATTATTAGGTTTAATTTTAAATCGTTGTTCTAATTTTTTCATAATCATCGGCATTCTTGTCATACCACCTACCATAATAATTTCATCTATATCATTAGTTGTCATTTCACATAAGTCTAATACATCTTCTATTGGTTTTAAACTTAAAATAAATAAATCACTGCAAATAGTTTCAAAATCTTCTCTAGTTATTGGTATTAACAAATCAATATCATTATAAAATTCTTTTACTGCTATATATGTTTTATTCTTTGTTGAAAGTATTTTTTTAGCATTTTCACAACTTTGTTTTAATCTTTGTAAAGATAATGCTGGCAAATTCTCTAAAGATTTTAATTTATTTTTTCTCTTAAACATATCCATTGAATATTTACATATTTTTTTATCAAAATCTGAACCACCTAAATTTGTATTTCCGGCTGAACCCAATACTGTAAATATATTTTCATTATTTTCATTTGCAGATATTTCTACTAAACTTACATCTAATGTACCTCCGCCAAAATCATAAACTATGATATTAATATACTCATCTTTCTTTAATTTTCTACTTCCTAAACCATATGCCATCGCTGCAGCTGTTGGTTCATGAATAATTCTTACACATTCTAAACCTGCAATTTTTGCTGCATCAATTGTGGCTTGTCTTTGTTTATCATTAAAACGTGCAGGAATAGTAATTACAGCTTTAGTTATTTTTGTTTTTAAATATTCATTTGCCATATGTTTTAATTTTATTAAAATATTAGATGCTATTTCTTCGGGTGAAAATGATTTATCGCCATGTAAAGTAGATATTAATCTAACATTATCCTGTTCGTCACCATATATTTTATATGCTACTAAACTTTTTTCTTTTTGTACATCAGGATCTGTATAATTTCTTCCAATTAATCTTTTAGTCTCATAATATACATTATTAGTATTTAATATACTTTGGTTTTTAGCATCATATCCTATATATCTGGATACATTAGTAAAAGCAACATAGGATGGAATAGTTTTATTACCTTTTTCATCTGGAATCATTACTAAACTTGAATTATTCCAATAACATATACACGAATTTGTTGTACCTAAATCTATTCCTACTATTATGTCTTGTTTATTTTTATTATCTTTATAAACTTCATCAGAAACATTATGTGAATTTATAAAATCTAAAACATTAACATCTTCATCTATTATTTCTTCAATTTTATCATTATCATTATCATTAATATTTCTATTTTCATTTAAAAGGTCCATATATATTTTTAGAATCTTTTAAAATATAAAAAATATCGCAATTATTTCTTTCTATTTTTATAAAAATCTTTAAGTTCATTAGTAACTTCAGCAGATATTTCTCTATCTTGTTTTACTATTGTTGTTTTTACTGTAATTTTTTTACGAGGTGTTTTAGTATTATTTAATTCTGTATTATTTTCTGTTATTTTAGATTTTATTCTTGTTTTTCTCTCTGTATTTTTATTTGGTTCAACTTCAATTGCATCTAAAACATCTTGAAAATCTTCACCTAATTCTTCTCTTAATTCTTCTTCTAAATCTTTAATTTTATTTCCTTTCTTTTTTGATTGTTGTAATTCTGTATTTAATTTATCTACTTCGTCTTTTGTTAAATCCTCTTCTTCGACTAACATATTTATTATTTGGTCTAACATTTTATTTTCTTTATTTATTTTCTGTTGTTCTTTCTTATAAAAATCTTTTAGTTCTTCTGAATCTTTAGGATTATATTCTAATCTATATCTATATTTCTGTGCATACTCAAACTCTTTTTTATTTTTATTTTCATTTGATGACGAATAGATATTCTTTAATTCCCCATTATGTTTCTCAAGTATTTCTTGAATTAATAAAAATTCTGCTTCAAGTAAATCCTCATCTGCATCAACATCTTTGATTACTTTATGAACTAATAATTCATTTCTATTATTAATATCTTTTCTAAAAATATCTTCTCTATAATATTTTTTATAATCTTTATCAAATAGTTCTTTTTTAATTACATTTTTATAAGCCGTATTTGTTCTATTTTTCCATAAATCTCTTAAATATGCATTACTTTGGTCTTCGAATTTTGTACTATTAACAGGTATTATATATTGTTGTTCTACATCTCTTAATTTTGTATTTATTTCTTCTTTAGTTGTTTTATTAATTTTAATAGGATCAATAATATATTCACTCAATTGTTTTTTATCCATACCTAAATCATTAATGTTTTTTGCTCTTTTAATTTGTTCTATTTTAGCCATTTGAATTTTATTGTAAAATCCTGGATCTTTAACCGAAAAATTAGGATTATTTGAGATCATTGGATTATTCATATAATTTGATTGATTTGGTTGGTTCAAATGTGATTGAAACTTATTTAACAAATTATTATTGTGTGAATTTTGATAATAAGGATTCATTATATTATTATAAATGTTATAATTAATTTAAAAATCACACACTATTTTTAAAATCACACACTATTTTTAAATCTTTAATTATTTTATATTATTTATGGATTTATTAACAAATTTAAATAAATATTCTATAAAGATTGTAAAGTTTATAAATCAAATTAAAGAAAATAAAGAATTAAATACACATAATTTATCTAAAAGATTTAATACAGAAAATTCTTTAATCTTAAAAATAAAGAAAATTATATCTAGAGTATTATCTCAATCTCAATCTCAATCTCAATCAACAATTAACAAAATTACTACTTTAAATAAATTACATTCTGAAAACTACTGTAATTTATATTTATTCTTTGATAAATATTACAAACATTTCAAAGATGAAAATATAAAATTTGCTAACTATAAAGATTTTGTTATATGGTTTAACACTAATCAGCATCTAATAAAATATCATGAAATTTATATTAAGATTAAAAATATTCCAGATTTATTAAAAATATTTGATAAAGTATTTCAATTTGATACTACTCGCAAGAATCTACATAAAATGATTCATAATAATAATTTTGTTGGTCTTGATACAATACATTATACTGAAATTACTGATATAGATCATATTAAAATTGAGAATGATAATGTTGACATAAATTTATATATTGATACTTCTTTTGGTAATATATATATTGATGAAATAATAATTAATATATTAAATATTGTAACAATTATGCATAACTTAAATGAAGAATTATTAAAAACAAAAGTAAATAAATTAAAATTAAATATTTTATTAGGTAAACAAAAGAAATATACTTATGACACTGATATATTAACTCCACTTAATATTAATTCTGGTTCAAGTATAAGTGGAGAAGTTATTTATATCTGGCGAGTTGAAGAATTAGAGAAAGTTTTAATACACGAATTATTACATTATTATAGTTATGATTTTCATAGTTTTGATGAAGGATATAATTCTATTCACGAATTAATTACTACATATTTTGACATAAATGGTGACGATAAAGTTAATGAATCTATTAATGAAATTACTGCTAATATTATTCATATGATTTATCAAAGTATTAAATTAAAGATGGATTTATCTATGGTGTATGAATATGAATTAATATTTTCATTGTATCAAGTAGCAAAAATAATAGTATTTTATAAAGGATCTAATTTTAGAGATATATTTAAAACTTCACCTAAACATATAACTTTTAATCAAACTACATCAGTCTTATCATATTACATTATAAAGTGTATGTTATTATTTTACATAAATGATACTATGAATTTTATTGAGGTAAATAATATGAAATTAAATGAACTACAAAAAATAATTAACTTTAAAGTATTTCTTGAAAAATTATTAAATATATTTCAACATAAAGATAATTTTGAAGTAACGGTTTTTGAATTATACATAAATGTATTATGTAGTATTTATAAAGATTTAGATAAAGATAGATTTATTACACGTACTATGAGAATGGTTGCAATATATTAATTATAATTATGACAATGTTTATAATTATATTTAGATTATATTTTAGATTAGATTACAAAAACAAAAACATAAAAATATTTACAAAATTATTACAAAAAACATAAAATTATAAAAACTCTGGGATTGTTTATTGGTGTACTTTCGTGGAGAAACATTTTACTACAACTCTTGTGTAAAAAAATTTTAAAAAACTTTATTTTTCGAAAAAATATTTTTTTTGGTGACGATTGAACAAAATATATTTAGAGTCTCTTGTACTTTTTGAAAATATAAAAAAAATAATTTTATTGAAATATTTTTAAAAATCTAATTTTTTTTCAGAAATTATTTTCAAAAAAATATTTTTCCCAAAATAAAAATTGTTGTTATTATATGTACTTTTTTAACTTAAAAATATAAAAATATTGTCATATCTATTACTTTCGTGGTTTTTTTAATTTACTCCCAAAAACAAATTATTGTATCTATATATTCTTTTTACTTTTTTATAATAAAACATTTTTCTCAGAAAAGTATATCATGTAACAACATATTTAGTGTGAAAATTCCGTGAATAAAAAAACCACGAAAGTACAACAGTAAACAACTTGGGAAAAATCCCAAAAAAACCACGAAAAAACCACGAAAGTATAACAGTAAACAAAATTGTAAAAAATCCCAAAAAAATCCCAAAAAACCACGAAAGTATAACACGATATAAAATAGATATAAATATAAATATTACTAATATATTATATATAATTATGACAACACATGAATGTCGATTTTGTAATTATAGTACTAATCATAAAGGTGACTATGATAAACATAAAATGACACAAAAACATAGAAAAAATACTAAGGGAACCGATGTAATATATAATAATGGAGAGCAAAATAATAATTTAATAGTAAAAATAGATAAACTCGCTCAACAAAATGAAGAAGTTATAAAACAAAATGAAAAATTGAGACAAGAAATTGAGAAATTAAAACAAATTGGTAATCAAAATACAAATAAAATAGTAAAAGAAGCACGATCCATAAAGAAATCAATATTAACTATCTTAAATACTAATTTTAAAGACACCCCATCAATTGATTATATAGATGAAAGTGAATTTAGAAACGAATTAGAAAAAGAATATAAATATAAAATTAATGATTCAGAGAATAAATTATTTATGAGAATATTTAGTGATTATGAAAATAAAAAACTTATACAAACATTATCTAATTTAATTTTAAAATTTGTTAAAAAAGAAGATCAAAAAAATCAATCAGTATTTAACATTGATTCTGCTCGAGGAAATTATGCTACAAAAATAGAAGATATATGGCATAATGATAAAAGTGGTTTACAACTAAAAAAATATACTTTAGATATGGTAATTAAATTTATATTAAATGTATTAGATATTTTTGGTCAAAAAATAGAACAACTGAATAAAGAGAAAAATAAAACTCAAGAAAAAATGGATTATATTATGAAATATTATGGGATTTTTCTGGAAGTTAGGGCCTATTTAACTAATATTAATACACACAAAAAAGTAATTTTATTTATATGTCCCGAGTTGAGATTAGATCAAAAAATGCTCGAATCTATAAATTATTAATATAACTAAAAAATTGATATTTAAAAAGCAATACATATAAATAGAATCTTAAAAAATATATATAATAATGAACGTTGACGGTTATACCTATATTATTTACGATAAGTTCGCCAAGAACCATTCGTATAATAACCCCTATACATCTGATATTTCTATCGATACCTTATTTGCATCTGATGCAGAAACAATCGAAGGGAATGAAGCAATAAATAATTATAATAATTATGCTTTTCCTACACATAAAATTAAAGAAAAACTAGATTATAATTTTTATAAAATAGTACTATTAAAACTTAAAAAAAATATTGCTACTGAGATTATTGATATTTTTATTTTAGTATTTGGTGTTTCTCATAAAAAGTTAGCAGAAAATATAATTAATATTCCTAATAAAGATTTCTTAGTATATGCATGTTCGTGTCATATATCATATTCTAAAAATGCAAATATCATTAATAAGATTATGGATTATAATAATCGAATTACTAATTTAACATTAGTTTCAAATGGTAGTAATACTGACCGCACAGATCAAATTATTGAAAATCCGTCATTTACAAAAATTAATATGTTTGATTATCAACGTCGAACAGTTAAATGGATGTATGATAAAGAGAAAACAATTCCAACAATTTCTTATAGTTTCAATGATGAAATATATTTTGGAGATTATGTATGTGATATTATCCGTAAGGATTTTATTTCAGTACAAAATCGTAAAAATATAAAGTTTAATGGAGGTTTACTTGCAGATGAAGTTGGTCTTGGAAAAACTTTTCAAACAATTTCTTTGTCTTTACTTAATCCACCAAATAATATTTCATATTTTGCACCAGAAATTAAACGTTTACAAAGTCGGGCTACTCTAATCATATGCCCTAATCAATTATGTAATCAATGGATTCGTGAAATTAGTAAAACAATTAAAGATAATTATAACGTAATTACAATTCCAATGATGACGAAAGTACATTTTGATAAATTCTCATATATTGATATTTTGGATGCCGATTTTGTAATTGTATCATATAATTTCTTAGGAAATGATTCATATTATAATACATGGTTAAAGCAACATTTAGGTACATCTAAAAAAGCTTCTACATATTTACAAAGTGTTGCAAATATTCAAAATGTAAATAACATTATAAATGATTTATATGATAATATTGCAGCAGAACCAATTAAATTATTTGAAAAAAATCCAGTATTAAATTGCATTAATTTTCATCGTATTGTATGTGATGAATTTCATGAAATTTATACAGTAAATAAATATTCATATGTTAAAAATATTATTCCACTGTTTTCGGGTACATATAAATGGTGTGTAACAGGAACACCTTTTAATAAAGGTAACTGTGTTGAAAAAATGTTAGAATATGTATCTAATTATAAAATTACAGATACATCAAAAATACTAATGAATGATAGTGTATATGAATATATAACAAAATCATTTTTCCGGCGTAACACTAAACAATCAATTCGAGCTGAATATAAATTACAACCATATGATGAAAAGGTAATTTTAATGAAATTAAGTCAAACAGAACGAGCAATTTATTCTGCATATTTAGCTAATCCAAATGTTAGCCGATTTTCAGTACTAGTACGTCAACTATGTAACGATCCTCGACTTGCTGAAGAAATTAAACTAAATATTTCTACATGCAAAACACCAGAAGATATTGAAAAGATGATGGTTACACATTATCAAACAGCTGCATCTGCTGCACTTGAAAAAGTAGAAATTATTAAATACCGTATAAAAAAACTTTCTCGAAAGATTGTAGTAACAGAATATAGACGCTATCGTAAATATTTAAAACAACTAAATTATCATGTTGTTATTGAATTTCCTCTAAAGATTTATGATCCTAAATATGAAAAGAAATTCGATTATGAAAAGAATTTAGAAGATTATGAAATTGATTTAAATGAAGATGATTCAGATGAAGATGATTCAGATGAAGAGAATGAAGATAATAAAGGTAAAGGTAAAATTAAAATTATTATTAATTCCGAAACTGTAAACGATGTAGTTAAAAAAATAGAAAAACAAATTAAAACTCCATCGATGACTTTAAAAAATCTAGAAAAGATTCAAGAAGAATATAAATTAAAACTTGATAAAGCTGATAAAGAATATCAAGGTAAAAGAGGTACATGTGATTTCTTTAGTAATATGTTAAAGAAACTTAATCAATTGAAATCTGGAGAAGAAATGGATGAAGAAGATAAAGATAATTGTCCCATTTGTCTTAACGAAATCACAGGAGATGATGTAGGTGTTATTAAATGCGGACATCTATTTTGTTATGAATGTATCAAACAAAACATTGTTAAACAACCAAAGTGTCCCACTTGTACTAAACCTGCTACTCCTGGAGATATATTTATGATATCTTATGAGAAAGCTAAACCATCAGATAATAAAGAAAGTAAAGATAAACAAGACTTAATTAATAAAATTGGAACAAAACTTGCGAACTTGGTATTATTTTTAAAATCGAGTCAAGGTAAATCAATTGTATTCTCACAATGGGATAATATGTTACATCGTACAGGAGAAGTATTAACAGCTCATGGTATTAAAAATGTATATTGTCGCGGAAATGTATGGACTCGTGATAAAGCTATTCGCGAATTTACTTTTCAAGAAGATGTTAAAGTAATTATGTTATCATCGGAATCAGCAGCAGCAGGAACTAATTTAACTGCAGCAGAGAATGTTATTTTACTTGATGCTATTTATAAAGATGATAATACTCATAATAATGGAATTGGTTCATATGAATATCGTCGTAATATGGAATGGCAAGCGATAGGTCGTGCATATCGTATGGGTCAAACAAAGAAAGTTTCAGTTATTCGGTTTATCATGAAAGATACTGTAGAAGAAGAGATCTATAAAATTAATAAAGAAGAAGATAAGAAATTTAAAGATGATACAGAATTAATTGATAAAATGATTGAAATGACAGATGATAATATTAATGCTACTGCCGAAGTTATTTCTAAAATGACGGATGAAGCTGCAAAATATAAGCTCAAAACTGAAAGTAAAACAGTACAAAAACGACAAGTTAAACAAATTATTGAAGATAGTGATGATACAGACGACGATGTCTAATAATTATATTATTTTATTTAATTTTTTATTTAATTTTTTATTTAATTTTTTATTTAATATTTTATTTAATTTTTATATATATTTTATTACTTAAAAAAAACGTAAGTGTTTATATTAATAATAAATTATGTCTAGTGATGATTATTCTAATTCGAGTATAGATTATTCAAATAGTGACGATGAAAGTATAGATAATGAAGAGATATGTGATAATTTTAACCCCCAAATATTTTTTAAATCACAAAAACAACTTTGTTATTACAAAATGGTAGATAGATTTTTTAAGAAAACAGAAATAGATATAATTAAAAAAATGGTAGATATAATAAATGCAAATTCAATTATATCGTTACGAGTATTAGAATGGGTAGTTACTAAATCAAATAAAAAAGCAGTAAATATTAAAATAGGTGATAATGAATATTTTAGTATTAATATTATGTATAAAGCACAATTGAAATCATATAAGAAAAAAAACTTTGATCCATTTAGACGTGATAAAAAGTTTTATTATTTATACGATAATAACGATGAATCAAAAAAAGTTTTGACTACATTGGGTCAACTTAATTTTTTTAAATGGGCTATTAGTAACAAGATTATAGATTATGTTGAAAAACATTATGAAGATATTAATAGATCAATGATTAATTATAATAAAGAAGAAAAAATAAAGAAAACAGAAAAGAAAAAGAAAAAGGTAGAAATAATTACTACAAAAACAAAAAATAAACAAGATGAAAAGAAAGCATCTAATACATCTTCAAATTCAAATAATAAAAAAGTACTGGAATCACTTGAAAAATTTACAATATCCTTTGATTAAGATTAATCTTAATCATTAAATATTTGATATTATTTATAAATAATATCAAATAACATTAACATTCATTAAAGTACAAATCTGAATTTATAAGTTCATTAAGAATAGATTCTGGAACACCTAAATCTTTAAGAGTATCTCTTAAACTTTCACGGTCTTTTGAAGTTTTATTAACTAATAACTTACGAATTTTGGTTGAAGATGTATTAGCTAAATTTATAATATTATCTTTAGAATCAAAATCGATTATTGATTTAATGTTAATTATTGTATCAGTTAAATTTCCACTATTTATTATATCTAATAAATTATCTTTAATTGAAAGTTTTGTTAATGGATTTATACTATCAATTGTTGATTCATATTCATATGCTAAATTAATATGTGATGGTGATATTTGTTTTGTATATTCAAATGCATATATATTATTTTTTATATAATTCGATAATATATTATAATCAATATGACTAGAAGATCTAGGAAATACAAGAAATTTATAACTTGATAAAAGATGTAATGTATTTTTCCAAGGTATTTCATTGTATTTTGATAAATATTTAATTGATTCTGTAGTTCCATTAGAAGATATATAGGACATTAAATCTGCATTATTACTAGTATAATCAATTGGAATATCCTCTTTACTTATAGTTCCTATTAATGGTCCTTTACACATATCTTCTATATTGTCTTGGCCATATAATAAATATATGTTTTTTGTATTATGTATATTTTTGTATTTAGCAAATCTATCAACAAATAAATATGTTCCAATTGAACCACTTTTACGCATAAACCCTTCTTCTTGTTCAAAATCACAAATATCAATTATCAATTTATTTGAACTTAAATACGGTTTTAAACTAGAAATTGTTTTTATTTCATCAATAACCAAACTTATTAATCTTTTTCTATTTTCATAAGAAATACATTTTGTTGATACTGAACCTTTATCGTAAACTGTTGGAGTTGGAACAAAATAAAATATTATTTTTTTCTTATCATCACCTGAAAATAAAGTTAATATTGTATTTATTGCATATAACGCCATATTAAGATGAGCAATTGTAATTGGAGAAAATGATCCACCATAATAAATATAAATATTATCATCTGGATTACCTCCTTTTTGATATATATTTTTAAGTAATACATATTTTTTTTTATATTTCAAGTATTTTTCTTCATATTTAATATCTAACATGTATTATATATTATATATATATTTTATACAAAAAATCGATTTATTCATCGTCGCTATTATCATATATTTCTCCAAAGTTTTCACCTGATGTATCAGATTCACTTGTATAATTATTATCTCCACTATTATCTTCACTATTATCTTCACTATCATCGTTTTCATCATCTTCATCTTCATTATCATCAACTTCACTGTCTTTTTCACTATTAATTTTATCTTTTAAAATATTAAGTTCATCTAAAGTTTTTAATGTATTAGATACTGAATCTAAACTTGTATCATCTACTTCTGTATCTTTATCATTTTTATTATCTTTGTTATTCTTATTCTCATTGACTATATCGTCTTTTTCTTCTTCAGAATCAATAAAAGAATATTCTAAGTTTTTAATTCTTTGAGGTCTAATTGGTTTAACTTTTAATTGTCTAATACAATTATCAATATAAATAGTTTTATTATCTTTATTAAAAGTAATATTAATAAATTCTACAATTGTTTTAACATTAACTCCTGTTTTCATAATAGATAAATCTTCAATAGGATTACCGTATTTATAAAACATAGAAGTTTTATATTCACCTAATAAATTAATTTTTAACTTTAATACATCAAATGATTCATTATTATTATTAATAAAAGTACTTACTATTGGATGATAAACAAATTTTTTTAAATTATAAGTTTTAACTAATTTACGACTTTGTATTTCAGATATAATTTTAGAATCTATATCATTAAATACATTTTTAATATCATCATTATTTCTCAAGTCAAGTATAACGTCTTCTTCAGTAAATTTAATAAGAGGTAAAGTATCAATAAAAAACATAAATGGTTGAACTATATCATTAAGTTTATCATAAGATAATTCACAAATAACTTTATCATTATCTACAATAGGAGTATGTATATTTAATTTTTCAATATCTAATGTATCACATTGTATTAGTTTTGACATAACTATAAATAAAAAAAATAATAAAATATTAATTAAAAAACGTATTTAATAAAAAAATATATTTGATTTACTTACGAGCTTTAGGTTTTGGAGCTGGCTTTTCATCTTCAGAATCTGATTCTTCAGATGAAGATTCTACTTTTTTACCTTTAGTAGCTTTAACTGGAACTTTAGCTTTTTGAGGTACTGGCGAATCTTCAGATTCTGATTCTTCAGAAGAATCTGATTCTGATTCCGATTTAGCTTTAGCTTTAGTAGATGCAATCTTTGCAACTGGTTTTGCTTGAGGTTTATCATCGTCACTATCAGAATCTTCCGATTCAGTTTCTACTTTCTTTGTAACTTTAGAAGTTACTTTTTTTTCTTCAACTACTGGAGTAGAAATAGTAGGGCTTGGTCCAAATAGACGTTTACGAAATTTATCAACTTGTAGAACTCCTGAACCACTTGTTGAAACTTTAGTAATATAAACTTGAAGACATTTAATTGTAAATCCGCATTCACGTTTCTTATTTTTGAGAGCTTTCATAGCCCAGAATTTATTAATCATAAGAACAAAGCGTGCTTCACAATTCCAGCGTAGACTCTTTTCAAAGTCAGTTACACTAGTGTATGGTTCAGCTTCTTCATTATCAAGAAGAAATAGATGTGTAGTAATTTCACTTGGTTCACCTTCTGCTTTATCAGCATCATATTTAGTATTAAAGCGGACTTTAATACGATCATATGGTTCATATTGTTTTTCAGAATCTTTGTTACTATCTTGTTGACCTGATTCACGTACAAGACTAACATATTCAAGTTTATCAAGAGGTTCTTTCTTACCATCTTTTGCATGATGAATTGTTTTAGTATTTGTGTTATCAGCAATTAGTGGACTAAAATATTCATCGATTTGACGAAGACCATTAAATAGATCGATACAAGATTGTTGTGTTTTATCTTCACCTAGCCAGAAAAATTCACGGTCCTTATCACTCTTTTTATACTCACCATCAATTTTTGGAATACCACCTTTAGTAAGTTTAATAGGTTCAGTTACAATAATAACACTTTCACCATCTTTAGATTTTTTAGTCTTAAGTTTAGGAAAGGCCATATATTGTGATTTGGTACCTAGTTTTTCTTCAATTGGTTTAAGAAAGAATTTTTTAATATCAAAATCTTTAGCATGAATGTATTGGTCTACATCATCGTTTTCACTTGGTGTAGTTTCATCGATGTGTTCTTCAACGGCTTCAACGGCTTTAACAGATGTTTTAGTTGATTTGGTCATTGTAAATTAATATGAACTATTTAATTTTACTTTATTTTTAAATAGTTTAAAAATCAATTTTTTATACATTTTTTTAAGGCGGATATATTGATTTAATAAAGAATATAAGGTTATTATATAAATAAAAAGTAAAAATAACTACAATTTAACAGGTCAAATTAAGAATATTATTCACTATTTGGTTTTTCTTAGAAATGTGTTTATTATTATATTTATTTACTGGTTCATAAATTTTTTTTATAATAGTAATTGTCTTAATAACAAAAGTATTATATTTTGTACTATAATAAAGTGTAGTCATTGCTTCAGAATTATTCAAATTATAATTATCTGGATTATATAATTTAAAAAATGTATTATTGTTATCTTGATTACTTAGTTGGTTTAATTGTTTTAGAGTATAAAAAGAACATTTATCTTCATTAAGATATATCATAAATACATTATTATTAAGATGAATACATTTATTAATAAAAAGATGAATAGATTTAAGTTCAGTCATTATTTTTAATAATTATTAATTTAAAAATAATTTTTATTAAGATATAATTTCAATTTTTAATGGCATAAAGATATTAGAATATTTAATATTAATTTTAATGATTGATATTGAAGCCGAATATTCTGAGCTATCTCTCTTTTTGAAAGAAAATAATGTATTAATCCCATCTAAGAAAAACGATCTTGATGTATATGAAATGATTCAACAGATTTTTGAAAATAATAATCCAACTACAGCATTTTATATTATAAACCTAGGAGAAATTATTCGTCAATATAAACTATGGGTTGAAACATTTCCTTACATTGAAGCAAGATATGCTGTAAAATGTAACCCAAATAATGTTATATGTCAATTACTTAGTTTACTAGGAGTAGGTTATGATGTAGCAAGTAAGAATGAAATTAATTTAGTAAAAGATTATGTAAATGATATTGATAAAATTATTTTTGCAAATCCCTATAAAGAAAGTTCAAGTATTCAATATGCTCGTTCAATTGATGTAGACACAACTGTATTTGATTCTGAAGATGAACTATATAAAATTAAATTGTATCATCCTAAATGTAAACTTTTACTTCGTCTTAAAGTTGACGACCAAAATTCACTCTGTAAATTTTCTAAAAAATTCGGAGCAGATGAAGATGAATCACGTGAATTAATTAAATTAGCAAGAGACATGAATCTTAATATGACAGGTATATCATTTCATGTAGGTAGTGGATGTTTTGATGCTACACAATATTATCGCGCATTAGATATGTGTCAACGTGTATTTGCAATTGGAAAAGAATATGGATTTACTTTTACAATGCTTGATATAGGGGGTGGATTTCCAGGATATCATGATGATATATCTATGAAATTATTAAAAGATATTAGCATTCAAGTAGAAAAAGGAATAGTAGATTTTTTTAAAGATAAATATTTTATTAAAAATTATGATAATAATATTTGTGTTGAAGAATCTTCACCGTGTTTAACAGTTATTGCTGAACCTGGAAGATTTTTCGTTCAATCATCACATACACTTTTAGTTAATGTTATTGGAAAGAAAATAAGAAATAAAGACGGTCATAAAACATTTTGTTATTCAATGAATGATGGAATATATGGTTCATTTAATTGTATAGTTTTCGATCACCAAAAACCACAAATACTTCCATACAATGAACGCGATGGAGAAAATTATGAATCAATCGTATTTGGTCCTACATGTGATAGTATGGATACAGTTTGTGAAAATATTCAATTACCCGAACTTGCAATTGGTGAATGGTGTTTTATTCCAAATTTTGGTGCATATACTGTTGCAGCAGCAAGTGATTTTAACGGATTTAGCAAATTAAGAGCATTTTATATTCTTAACTAAAATATTAAATAAATAACATTTATGTAAATAAAAAAGTGAAAATTAATCATTCAAAAATTAATTATTTTTAATATATCATAATATATTAAAAATGGAAGTTATTACAATTGATTCTGCTAAAATTATTGAGTCTAATAAAATTATTGATAGTAATAAAGTGAGTATAAATAAATGTAATTTAAATGATTGTAAATCTAAACTAAAACTTACAGATTTTCCATGTAAATGTTCACAACGTTTTTGTTCTAAACATCGTTTACCAGAAACTCATTTATGTAGTTATGATTTTAAGAAAGATAAAATTAATTTAGTTAAAGTTGTTGCTGATAAAGTAATTCGTATTTAATAAATAAATATTTAATTTATAGTAAATGTAGATAATAATTCAGTTAATAGTTTAAGTTTATTTATATTTTGACTTTTTCTAAATTTCTTTATTCTCTTTTTACAAATACGACAATATTTATCACCAATATCTGTTTCATAATCACTATCATAACCTTTTTCTTTTATAAACTTCATAAAAAATATAATTAATAATATATTATTTAATTATTAATTAAAATTAAAATAAATCAAATTTTTTATTCAGGGATAAACATTTCACCTGTATCATTCTTCATAATATCTTTAGCAACACCATCTGTAAGAATTTCCATATGGGTTCTGTATTTATTAGTTTCATCACTGTATTCAGATTTTTCAATAGCACTTGTATCGAGAATTACATCACAATAACCAGTACCACCTTTAATAACAAGACCTGCCATAATGCGAGACGAGACACCTTTCATATGATCTGTTTCACCGAATACACCTGCAGTAAGAATTTGATCTACGGCGCGTTCAAACGATGCCCGACCAAGTACATCTGTGTCTGATTTATTCATACCATGACGATCGATAGACATGAGAATACCATTACTTGTCATAATATCTACAAGGACTGAGATATTAGTATAGCTGACAGCATGCCCGGCTTGTTCGTAAGCATCGTTAAGTTCACGTAGTAAACGAGTACGAGCAATTTCAATACCGAAGTGTTTGTATACATCTACAATATCATTACTTACAGTATTATAAATATCAATACCAACTAGATAGCGGATATCAATAAGATTTGTACCAGCAGTATAAATCATATACTGTTCTTGTTGTTTAATTTCACCGGTTTCTTTATTTATAATCATAAATTTTTCAGGAGCAATATCATCAATATTTGTAATTGATTCAATACCCTTAAGTTTAAATTTATCAATAATTTGGTCGATAAATTCGTTAAGCATTTCACGATTGAATGGGTCACGCGTCTTATCAACATCCTTAACGTTGAAACGAATATGAATTACTGGTTGAAGATCATTATCAGTGTTTGACATGACAGATACATTTGTAATCTTATTAATTACTTTCTTTTCTTCTTTCTTAAGAAGTTTACTATCAATATAACGTTTTTCCCACCAGTTACAGAATTTACTCTTAATATCTAGTAGTGAAATTTCTTTTTCAAGCATTTTTTCTTTGACAATTTCAATTCGCATTAACCATGGAAGACCTTTGTAATCTGATTGACAAGAGTTCTTACTAGATTTTTGATTGTAAAATACATGTTTTACATTATCATCTTTCATAATACTATTTTGATTATCAGGTTCGGGTTCATAATATATATTAATACGGCCACGAATATCGCCGATAGTAGTATATTTAAGATTAGAAGCGACTTTACGAGCCATTTCTTTATTATTAGCATATTCTGGAAGTAATTGAATTAGAAGTTGAGGCGTCTTCATCTTTTTACTTACACCTAAAATTTCTTTGACACGTGGACCACCATGAAGCGTTGAACTCATAGTTTTAAGACCAGCAGCGTGGAAAGTGTTAAGTGTATTATGTACTAGTACACCTGCATCAACCATGAATGAATCATTACCGGGAACTGTAAAGTCATATACATATTCTTTAGGGTCATCTAATATTTTAATATCAGTGATTTCATCCCATACTACTTCAGCTGTTTCAGCTTGTTTGAGTAGGTTTATATATTCTGTAACTTCAAGTTTAATTTCTTGATTAGTTTCTTTATCATTTGCTTCTGTAAATGTATCAATATATTTACTAAGAGTTTCGCGACCGATAGATGGTTTCTTCAGCCACCGACCATATAGACGGCTTTGACCTGGGAGTTTAAGCTTTTTACCAATTGTAGCAATTGTTTCTCCGAGACCAGGAATCATATCAATAAAGTTTGTATTGCAATGTTTATCGCGATTATTGAATTCGATAATTTCTTCTAATGATTTGACTTTGGTATTTACACAAAGGTTGATATTATCTTTAAAAATATTAGCGAATTTTCGTTGAACTTGATAAGTATATAATACTTTACCTGGTTGATTTTTAGTAGTTTCGTTTACAAATGAACCAAAAATACCAAAGTATGAAAGTAATAATGATATACCTTCAATAAGTTCTTTAGAACGAGAACCAACTCGGATTGAGGCTTTCTTTGGTTCAAAATTACCATCGCCATCAAAATAGCCACCAATTAGACCTGAAACAAAGTCTTTGTTGGAATCATATGCAAATGCAGGTATTTTCTTATTATATGAACCATTACCAAAATTGGATTCTAGGAACGAAGCTAAATCTTTATGAGTTAAAGATTGATCTTTACTTGGCCCATATGCTCCACTATATTCGCGAACTTTAATTTGTTGGCCGAATAGATTTGCAATATTTGATACTTTAGTTTCAAATAGTGGATTAACCTTTGAGATATGAATAGTATTATAATTAATACTGCCATCTGCAAGATAAGCTCCACAAAACCAACCAAAGTCTTTGTCAAGTTTATAATCTTTTTCACCAATCTTTACAGAAGTGCGTTTAGATTCAGGCATATTAACAGATAATAGAATAGGAATTCGATCACCTACTTTAAGGTCTGAACCTTTGATTGGTACAACTTTATGATCTACTCTTGCTAGGTGTGAATGAGATAGAGTTGTTGTAGTAGTCCGATTAGTTTTTGTAGTGATAGTCATTAATTGTCCGTTAGCTGGATGTCTGCTAAATTCACTAATTTTATTCCAAGATGTTTTTTCATTATCTGAAACACCGATGATATAATATTCATCAGTTGGGTTGTATACTACTGAATCTTTATGATTGGGTACATCTTTTACATCCTTTTTATTATCTTCTAAAATCTTATCAATGAATGAACCAACTGGGCCATAATACATTTGATTAGTAGTTTTATTTTTAATAATAATCTTAGAAAGTGAAGAGGTTGACATTTGTGTCAAAGGCTCACCAAGTGCTTGTGCGCTCATAACCCCAACCATTTCACCAGGTTGAACCACACTACGATTATATGTACTAATAATAGTTTTAATAATTGTATCAAATTGAAGTTTTGTAAATTTCTTTTCAATACAAGTTCTCTTAGGCGCAAGACCATTATAAAGAGCAATCTTTAGGAATGTTTTAAAAATACGTTCATCCATATTCTTAATAGATTTTTCATTTTCTTTTTGTTCTTGTGTCATAGGAATAAGACAAAGATATTCATTATCAATAATACGTGCAAGTTCATTAATAACGTATAATGGATCAACTAAATCACCTTGTGCAAGAGATTTATTAGCTGTAGTATTATCAATAATACGTGTAAAGTTAAGCGGAAATGCTACTTTAGTTACAACTGATTTGAAATCACATCGTGATTTTTTCATACAATATCTAAATTCATCGCGCATATTTTTAATCATTTCAAAGATTTTTTGATTGTCAGAATCTTTAAAGTTCTTGAAATTCTTCAGTTCATCTGAAGTAAAAAGATACCGATTCTTAAGTTCTTCGTTTGATAATTTTGCCATATCAATATTGTATTCATATTGTTTGGTAATATCAGAACCAGAATCACCATACACAAGTTGAAGAAGCATTTCATTAGCAGTTCTTACTGTACAATCATATTTAATCATTGCGTCTTCTTCGGATTTAACTAAACGCCGTTGTGCGTATCCAGAATCCGCAGTTTTCAGGGCAGAGTCAATGATACCTTCACGACCTACCATAAGTAGGAATGTAAATGAAGGAAATGAAAGCCCGTCTATATATGGTTCGCGAACAAGACCACGGCTAGCACCACGATCATCGTGTTGATGAAAATAAGCTAGACTGCGATTATTGTATTTCTTTGGAGCAATCTTACCTTCAATCGCAAGAAGACCGAGACATCCAATAATTTGACCAATGTTTGGTAGAGAACCTTTTGAACCCGAACCACCTTTATCGCACATAACATAGAATGCATTTTTAGGATCCATACTAGCGAGAACAACTTTACCAACCGAATCAAGGACAATACCAAATTCTTGTTGGAGTTTAAATTCGAAAACATCTTTATCCATCATATCAGGGTTGTTTTCAAGTTCAGTAATCATGTGATCGATTTTTTGATTTAGAGTAATAAAATATTTATCTATATTTTCTTTTACAGATTTATCAACACATGCATCACCATAACCAACAGTAAAACCATTGTATAAGTTAAAGTTGTTTACAAGTTTTTGAGCGTTATCAATAAACATTTTTGTTTCTTCAGAACCATATTCGTCCCAGATCAATTGATGTAAAGCAAATTTCTTTTTTTCACCAAGAACATCTTTACTAAGACGAGAACCTTCCATAAGGACGGAATCTTTTACACGAAAGTTATTATCACCATTAATATTAATACCTGGTGGGATAATAAGAGTAAAAACTTCTTGACCTGTATAATTTTTATTTTTGTCAAACTTTTTCATGTTTTCAAAACTTGTGTATGACATAATATTCATAGCATTACGCCAATCAATCTTAACTGTAGGACCTGTAAGATTATAAGCACCTACAAGACCATCTTGTACTAAGCCAATACTAGTTCTTGAGGAACTAGGTGAGATAATTTGCCGTTTTACATCTGCAATTTCTTCAAGTTCAATTTGTGTTTGAATTGATTGTGGAATAAAAATATTCATTTCATCACCATCGAAATCGGCATTGTATGGCTTTGTTACTGCAACTGATAGCCCAAAAGTCATAAGACTTGGGTCGTTAATAACTTTAATTCGGTGACCCATCATACTTTGTTTATGAAGTGTGGGTTGACGATTAAGAAGAACAATATCATCTGTTTTAAGATGGCGTTCAACGATATCTCCATAATGAAGTTCAACTTGTTCTTTACGAAAACGTAAATCAATAGGCCATATAGTTTGTCCCGCTGTCATATTACTAACAGGAAAAACGAAATTTGCACCTGGATAATTATCACGACCTTTTCGTACAAGATCGCGAAGATAATCAATATTTGAAGGAGTTACTACTTCTGGAAAAGTAATATTCATTGCAATTTTAACTGGTACACGTAGTTGATTGTTATCAATTACTGGATCACTAGTAATTACAGTACGAGCAGTAAAATCAGTACGTTTACCCATAAGATTACCGCGAATACGACCTTCTTTGGCCTTAATACCTGGTGCGAGTGAACGATATTTATCACCATCACCTTTAGGTGTACTAATAAGTTCTTTATCAAAATAAGCAGCAATATGATATTGCAAAAGTGTCGATTGATCTTTACTATATTTTGAAATAGCATCACCGCCAGTTTCTTTTTGTTTAAGAAGTTTATAATTAAACTTTGTAATATCAACTAGACGATGTGTTAAACCGTCTTCCATTACAGCACCACCTCCGAAATCACCTTTAGCCGAAGGGCGTATAGCAATTGGAGGAATCAAGAAAGTTTTATGAATCATATATTCTGGACGCGTACGTTCTGGTTGAAGACCAATAATACGACATTCGTCATCTGAAATATTTTTAAGTTTTTCGTATACAATTTCTGGAGTGAGATTATAACTTATTTTTTTCTTACCATCTACAAGTAATGATTCGTCTTTAATATTTTCTAAATTTGTCTCAGCAATAACTGAGATAGTAGCAGAAGATTTTTTAACTTCTACTTTAATTTTAGGAACATGTGAACCGCAATTATGACAATAACTAATAGATTTACTTAGATTAGCAACTGCGATAAGTCGAGATTTACCAATTTTTGTTTTAAGAATATCCTCGATCTTAGTTTCATTGCGATGGATTAAAACGCGAGAACATTTAAGACAAATACAATCTAAAATTTTCTTAATATGGTCTAGAAATCCAATATGAAAAAATGGATCAACAAGATCCATATGTCCGGTATGACCCGGGCAAAAATTTGTATTGTATCCACACGTCGCGCAAATACTATTATTATCCACCGTACCAAGACGGGGGTCAGCTAAACCGTTAGTTTTAGCTTCATTATTTTCGTGAATTTCAGCGAATTCTACACCATGTGTGTTTCTGCCTAATGCTGATCGACCTTTGATTTCGTCGTTACCTAAAACGTCGAATTCAATGTGATCTATTGGGCGAACATTACGATCAAATGCAAATATAGGTGTATCCATTGATAATATAAATATATAATATAAATTTAAGTATTTATATTATTCTCTTATATTTTCATTTTTTATTCTTATATTAACTCATTTATAGTTTTTTCATAATAATTATTTAGGGGTTCTAATATTTCTTTTTGTTCAAAAGTTGTAAAATCTGTATATTTAATATAAATTTTATCTGTATCGCTATTTATAATTTGATGAAAATATAAAAAATTTCTTAAATTTAAATTGATATTTTTATCGATATTAACTAATTCTTTAGTAAAATCACGTTTTGCATTATCATCACAAATTAAACAGATTTCTTCAATAACTTTGTTATCATATAAATTATCTGTTTTGTTCTCAATTTTAATTATTTTTTGTAATTTTATTAAATTTGTAATAGATGTATTACTTATAATTGTTTTAGATATACCATTAACATTATTGAATATACAGAAAAAATCCCCCTGATTATTAAAAAATCTACGGATAATAGGAATTTTACATAATACATATTTTTTTTTTATTCTTACTAATCTATAATTTTCTTTTATTTGATAAATTATAATGTTATATGAAAATAAATTACAGAATCCTGTTCTTATATAATCTCTTATATGTTGAATATAAATTGGTATAACTTGTATACAACCAGCTTCTTCAATAGTTATATTATTTTGTTGACCGTTTAAATTATTTACATTAATATTATTCATAATAAAATATTCTATGAATTATTTATTTAGTATATAACGTAAAATTTTATATATAAAATTTTAAAAAATTGATTTTTTTATTAAATATATTTAAATAGAATAACAGTATTTAAAATTAATAATGAGTAAATCAAAGTATATAAATCATGATTTTGATATGTTTGATGATTTTAAAGTAACTTCAGCAGAATTGTTAAATCAAAAAGAAAATAAAGATATAAAATATTTACCATGGGTTGAAAAATTTCGACCACAAGAATTAAATGAAATAATTTCAAATAAAGAAATAGTAAATACTTTAAAAGATTATGTTAAAAAAGAATATTTACCCCATTTATTAATTTGTGGACCATCTGGAACAGGAAAAACTTCGGTAATAGTATCATGTGCTAAACAATTATATGGGCCATCATTTAGTGTAATGACAATGCATATTAATGCATCTGAAGAAAGAGGTATTGAAGTTATTCGAAATAAAGTAAAAGATTTTGTAATGACAAAAAATTTTGGGCCAAAAACAATTCCTTTCAAATTAGTAATATTAGATGAAGCAGATGCTATGACAATTAGCGCGCAAGGTATGTTGCGTCGAATGATTGAAGACTTTACAAGTACTGCACGTTTTTGTCTAATATGTAATAAATTAAAAAACATAGATCCTGCAATACAATCACGATGTACTAATTTTAGATTTTCTCCATTAAATCCAAATGATGTTTATAAAAAAATGGAAAAGATTTGCAAAGAACAAGAAATAGATTATACAAAAGATGGACTAAATATGATTATCAAAGTATCAAATGGTGATATGCGGAAAGTATTGAATAATTTACAATCGATATATATGGCATATAAAAATATTACATATGACAATGTATCAAAATGTATCGGTTACCCAACAGAAAAAGAAATAGATAAAATATATACTATATTATTGACAAAAAAATATAATAGTTCTCTAAAAGATATAGAAGAAATAATTGTATCTAATCAATATCATCTATTAGATATAATAAATGAAATCCATATAAAATTGCGTAACGATTTGATTAATGATAAAATAAAAGTTGATAAATTTTCAAATATTATTTTAAAATTAAAAAATTTGGAACATAATAGTTTTATAACTGTTTCGGAAAGTTTACTTTTGGCATCATTTGTAGGAGCATTTTATTAAATTTTATTTATAAACGATTTTAAAAAATTGATTTTAAAAAATTGATATTTAAATGAATTAAAGACATTAAATATATATAAAATATATACTTAATGAGTTCCTTAAAACGTAATAACATGTTCATGCATCTAATTGCAGATGATACAACTGATAGTGAACCAGAAGAAACATCAGTTACTGAAACAAATATCAAAACAGAATGTATTAATAATGATAAAAAAGAAGATAAAAAAGAAGACATAAAAGAAGAATATGTTTCAGAAAAGATAGATGAAATTATTAATAAAGAAGACATAAAAGAAGAACATATGTCACAAAAGATGGATGAAACTAATAAAGAATACATAAAAGAAGATTATGTATCACAACAGATAGACGAAATGAATGAGGATTTTGAAAATAATTTTGACAAAAAACAGCGTAAATATAAAAAGAATGAAGAAAATGGAGATAAAGAAATTATTCATCGCGATGATAAACTCGTAGAAAATAAACAAATTTATGATGAAAATAAAACATATGGCGATATTGGAAATGATAAAAAACTAAACTCGTATTGGACGGTATGGGTCCATAAGATTAATAATCCAGATTGGAAACTTACAGGATATCAAAAGATTTATGTAATTAATTCAATTGGTTCTTTTTGGCGATTTTTTAATAATTTTCAATTACTAAATACTTATCATAATCAAATCTTTATTATGCGAGAAGAGATTGCTCCAATTTGGGAAGATGTAAATAATAAGTTTGGTGGTATTTGTTCTCTTAAGATTGATTCAATTCAACGAGGATTGAAAACCGACTTATCAACAGAAGTATTCTCACTAATTTCTCTACTTGTAATGAATGAAACTTTTGTAGGTGATAGTAAAAATATTAATGGTATATCATATTCTGTTAAAAAACGTAGTTCACTAATCAAACTTTGGACGAAGAATTATTCTCCAGAATATGATTTTACAAAAGATCTACCAGTACCACTTATGAATAAATTTAATAATGAAATGCAAAAACAAAGTAAGAATAATTCAATAGGTGATGGAAAAGTTAGTATTCAATATAAACAAATTAAACCGGAATTTGAAATCTAAAGTAATTCAAATTGAACCGTAAAGTGCTTAATTTTATTTATAAAATTCTTGTAATAAATTTATTTATGTGTTTTATTTATTTAATATTATTATAAATAAAATATAATAATATTTATGAATTTAAATAATAGAAAGAGAAAGGCAGATGATGATTATATATTACATGAAGATTTTAGACAAAAATTAATATTGACAAATAAAGATATTGAAGATGACTTATCCTCAAGAAAAAGAAAAATATATGAAGACCATAATGAAAATATATTACGAATAAAAAAAATAATAATAGAAGATACATATTCTTTATTGTTAAGAAAGAGAAAATATAGTGAAACTAGTGAAAGTTGTGATTGCAAAATGAGAAAAATATATCAATGTTCTATTCACGAACATAATAAAAGTATATGTGAAATATATAATTGTGGTGGTATTCATAATAACTTTGTTAGTAGTAATATAGATATGTATATAAATTAAATAGATTTCATTTTAATAGCCGGTTCAGTATAGAATTGGTCGTTCTTTTCATTGTAATTCATATTTTTATTAATATTATCTTCATTTACTGGAACGAACCCAACTTGCATAACACCAAGTGTTGCAACTTCATAACGTACAAACATAGGATATTTATTTTTAAGAAGAAGTTGAATGTAAGTACAAAGAGAACGACATTTATTAAAAGCAGTAATATTTTGTAGATCATATACTTCACTAATAATTTTAGGTTCAGATGTTTTCTTACCATCTGATTTAAGTGAAATAACAACACTACCGCCATTCTCAAATTCTTTTTTAATTATACCCGAATTTCCTTTACATTTAAACTCAATTTTCTTTTCAGTACATACAATTGCCATATATTTACCATGAGTATGCATTTCTTTACACATATTATGAAATTCGTCAGTTTTCATTTCAACAATTACATCGAATTGAGGGGGAGGAATTTCATGTTTATTTTCATTTAAATCCATAAGTTTAAATTCATAAGTAGATTTATTCTTTTTCTCTTGATTATTAAGTTCGATATTCATAATTTGTTTTTTATTTTCATTAATATAAACTGTCATGACACCTTCTTTATCAATATTCTTAATAAAGTTAAACATAGTTTGAGGTTCTAGACCAATAGTATAAGAATCATATTTACAATCAAATTTAAAAAAGTTTTCAGCAATTAGGCGAACGTGAACGATAATAGATTTATAATCATTAATTTCAAGAATTTTAATACCACCTTGATCTTTTTTACTAGAATCCCATTGCATTGGTTTTTTAGCTACGATTGTTTTTTTTTTATCATTAATTTTCTTTTTTGGTATATCGGATCCATTATCACTTCCTGAATCAGAATCGTCATCAGAATTATCGGATTCGGAAACTTCTTTATTATTTGTTTCTTCATCTTCCTCTTCTTCGGAATTTGAATCTTCATCATTCCGAACTGGTTTAAGTGGTTTTATATGTGTAAGACGTACTTCGTGAAGTACTTGACCTAATACTTCAAAAAGATTTCTAAAATTACTAGTATTAGTATGTTCAATTTTATATTCAATAATACGGTCTTCTTTCATGATAGTATTTATTATATATAAAAACTTTATATCTCTTTTTTTCAGAATTTTACTAAATCAATTTTTTTTATTAAAAATTAATAATCTAATAATATATTATAAATGGTAAAATACGAATTAGTAAACCCTTGTATTTTAGGACAATTTAATACAACATATGAAACGCCTAAAGCAATCGATGCAGCAAAACAATTTTGGAATGATTTAACACCACATCTTACTAATAATATTCCACAAATAGCTATAACATTAAAAGATCACGACGGACATCTTTCACATTTCAAAATTAAGGAAAAATTATCAGAAGGTACAAAGATGGCAAACTTTACAATTAAAGAAATTAATCCAAAATTAAGTGTAAAAAATAAAAGAGAATTATTAAATGCTGTAGATGAACTTAAACAAAAGAAATCAATGCAAATAAAACAACAATTGGGAGGAAGAAAGAAAAGATACGACACAGAAAAAGAATCTTCTACATCTATTTCATCAGAATCAACAAAATCAGCAACAGAATCAACAAAATCAACAGAAAGTGATTCTGATTCATCATCTGACGAAGACGATGATTATTTTAATTTTAGAAGATACAATAGAATAAGTCAACCAATTGTATATTGGCATTATACTCCTTCTATCTATCAAGAAACCAAATTATTTATCCCAACATTTAACAATCCTCTTACACCATACGTTCATATTTGGACTCCTTAAATAAAGTTAATTTATTTTTTATATTTAGGTAATTCTTCATCAGAACTATCTACATCTTTTTGTTTATTTTTTTTTTCTTTATTATTAGTATCTTTATTATTAATATCTTTATTATTAGTATCTTTATTAATTGTAGATTGTTTTACCTGAGTTCTTTTAATATAAGTTCTTGATGTAGTTGGTCTACTATCTTCAATAAATCCTAATATTGAACCCAATACTTCATTAAATTTCTTTTCATCCAAATTAATATTTTCTCTTTTAAGACCATTTTTAACAGAATCTTTAATATTTTCAGGTTTAATAGCACCTTTGCGAACACTTACAGTTTTTGTTAATTTACCCTCACCGTCAATTTTAATATATTCTTCTTGTACTTCTGTTAAGTAACCGATTATATATTTTTCCATTTCTTCTTTTTGTTTTTTTGCGGCTTTCATAAATTCTTGTAATTCTTTCTTTTTATCTTTTATATTATTGTCAATTTTTAAATATTTTGTAATACGTTCCAATAATTCGGTTTGCATATAGTTTTCTCTTGCTTCTTTTTGAATATCTGCATTAGTTACATTATCATTATCAGAATCATAGCTACTAATATCACTACTATCTCTTTTCTCTTTTTTATCTTTTTTCTTTTTTGATATCTTAGTTATGTCTCTTTTGTTTTGATTATTCATTATAAAATAAATAGTGATTTATTTTTTAAATAAAAAAATTTAAATAAAAAAATTAAATTTCGACAATATTCCAATTATCATTATAATTTGAATTAATTATATCACATAATAGTGAAATAACATTATCACTCATCTTTATATTTTCATTGTTAATTGTTAAAATATATTTATCTTCTAATGTTTCAATATTTTGACTATCATAATCTAATGAAGTTTTGTATTTAGATACTTTATAATCATTGATACATTGGAAAAAATGTTCCATTATTTTATTAGTATCGTCATAATTAACAATTCCGTCAAAAAAATTATTAAGATTACTATCAGGAAAAGCTTTTTTATAATATATAATAAAAACATTCAGAATTTCTTCCATTTTTTCCATATCATCTAGATTATTCTTAGTATTTTCATCATCATTAACAACTAGATCATTGTCATAAATATCATTTTCATAAATAGGTTCCATATTAATAATTAATAATTAATAACTTGTAATTAAGATTAAAAAATAAAAAAATCAATTTTTTATTTTTAAATAAGTAAATTATACACATAAACCTCTAATGTTGTGGTCGGGTTCAATTGATGAATTGAGGAAAGGGGAAACAACTGTCTTGGGGTTAGCGGGTGAACCTCTAATATCAAGTGATGGATTTTTGAGTGATGTGCTAACTGTGTTTACGCCGACTGGTCTGTAAATATTAATTAAGTGACGGTTTTTGATTTTAGTAGGTGTAACATCTTCGAACCAATCTTTTTCTTCTACAGGTAATAAACCTTCATCTGTTTTCTTTGAGGTGTAAGCAGCAAGTTTTCCTGAAACATAATCAGCAGGACCAAATTCAGCATTTTCAGCAGCATTTTCAGCATTACCACTCATGAAAAATCTATCAAGGTCACCTGGACCTCCGCGTCTACCATCTCTAAATGAGATTTGTTTAGATTCATTTGATGTATTAGCATTTTTTCCACGTCTAATGGTAATATCTCCTGTTGAATTGGCTGTAGCGACAGGGAGTGAAGCAGATTCAGATGAAGCAGATGAAGCAGCAGATGAAGCACCTGATGAAGCAGATGAATCTGTCATAGATGATTCAGTACTATCAACAGATACATTATCAGATGAATCTGACGGTCCCATATTACCTAATTTTTCAATAGTTTTATTAGATTGTGAATTATTGTTATTATAGATAAAATAACCAACTACGAGGAGGATTGCAACGAATATCAAAATTTTTTGTTCATTAGTGACTACCATAATATATAATTAATCAAAGATAAAAAAATATAAAATTATTATATAAATTTTTTATATTAAAAAATATATTATTGAGTATATAATATATAATTATGAGTAAAGAATTAAATGGATTAAATTATAATTTAATAGGCGGAGGCAGTAAATTAAATACTTCTAATTTAGTATTAAAAGCTTTTTCCGAAAAAAAACCAGAAATTGCTTCTTTTATATTAATAAACTTAGGAAATGATTGTGTTAATATAGAAGAGGTAGATATCTATGGAAGAAATATATTACATTATTTAGTTATTTTCAATAATTACATTACTTTTCAAAATTTATTTTTGAATATATTGGAAAAGAAATCTAAAATAAAGAAAATGATTAATTTACAAGATAAACTAGGTAATACACCATTACATTATGCAGTAATGTTTAATTTAAATAATATTGCTGATTTATTAATTAAAAATGGAGCAAATGCCAAATTAAAAAATAATGAAGGTGATTACGTTCAAACAGATAATGAAAAGGAAGGTTTTGACGATATGACAATTAAAGATATTAGTACCGAAACTGTAACCGAGGGACCAAAGAAATATTTAAGATCACTTGTATTAATTAAAAATAAAAAACCACAAGTTGATTCATTAGTATCAACAGTATCTGATATATCAGATTTATTTTTATCTGATAAAAATACAAGTAATAATAAGAATACAAATAATTATAATACAAATAGAGATAGTTTAACAGATGTTGAGTTAAATATGGCTCTTAATAAAATAGTAAAATCATACGCGCGTCCAGAGTCTGATACATTCCAATTACCTACTATTTCACAAATGTCATTTGAACTTCCTACTATGACCCAAAATTCTGATAAAAAACAAAATTCAGAAACTTTATCTTTTTTAAAAAATATACAACAACGAAATACTGAAAAAGAATCAAGAACTGATGAAATTGCTATGAACTTTTTACAAAGATTAAAAGATATTAAACAAACAAATCCAAATAAGAGGACTCTAGAAGATGAAGATATATTAATTCCAGTAGAATTAACTGTATTACCGCATATTGGAGAACCTCCTTCAGAATATTTAGAACCAACAACTGCAACAATGATTAAAGATTTTAGAAATGAACAAAAGAAAGAAGCTCGCTTAATTGGTGGCAAAAAGTCAAAAAAATCAAAAGGTAAAAGAAAAATATATACTTTTTCAGAAATGTCTTACGGTGATCCAATAACGACCGATGATGAATTAAAAGAAGCAAATAAAAGAATAACATCAGAATTATTTGATAATAAGAAAAAATCTGAATCTTCCGAATCATCTGAATCTACTAAAAAATTAACATCTGAATTATCAGAAATGGCACGTAATATCGAACAACAATCTACTAAAATACATGAAAGAAGTATTGAAAAAATAGCCGAATTAATGAAACTTGATTTAAAAAGTCCAGAAGATAATAAAAAGGCAAGATATTATAAAGCTGCTCTTTGGAGAATGATAAAAGAAAAACATCCAGAATTAAGTAATTATGATAGATCAGTTGAAATGGAAAAAAATATAACAAAAGAAATACTTAAAACAATTAATATTCAACAAGTAAGCGAAGACATAGAAAAATATTTTAGTGAAAAAGTAAAAACTTCATTGGAAGAAACAGTAGAAAAGCCAAAGAAAGTAATAAAAACTAAAGTAGAAAAAGAAGAAAAACCAAAGAAAGCAACCAAAACAAAAGTAGAAAAACCAAAGAAAGCAACAAAGACCAAAAAAACAAAAGACGAAGGTTCTAATAAAACATTAAGTATTTCAACTGAAATAACGAGTGAATTTAGTGAAACTAGTGAATCATCTATGTCATAATCAATAAATTATAATTAATATTTAGTTAAATTTTATAAATTTAGTTAAATTTTATAAATTTAGTTAAATTTTATAATTTGAATATTATTAATATTCCAATATATTCCATATTTTTCATCATTTACCCACATTCCTTTTAATGTTAACTCAATATTAACATTTGTTCCTTTAAGATTTTCTTTATCAATTGGCATTTTTGACAAATCTTTCTTAAGAATAAATATTTCGGTCGAATCAGTTATATGTGTTCTTAATATATGACCTAATATACTTTCCTTTAGACTAGTTGTAAATAATTTGTTTACTAATATACTTTCCACATTAATTTCTGTATCATATGTTTTATTATTTATTTTGTTTTCTACACTTGATAATACAGAAATATAATTATTATGTGTGTTTATATTTTTATCAAATTCTAAATTTAATATATGCTTATTATTGAATTTTTCGACACCAAATGGTATAAATATATTATTTAATTTAATTTTAATAATTTGCGAGGAATGTGTTAATATAATAGATATAAATTTTTTATTTTTAGGTAAACATTTAATTTGTTTATTATTAAGTTCAATTGGGTCCATATATATAAAATGTTTTAAAAATTAAATTTATTATAATCGCAAGATTTTTTTAAAAATGTTTTTTACATAATTAATAATAATGGAAAGTTATATTGCACCAATTACTGATAATATAATAGATACAATTACTAAACAAGTAAAGAAGAAAAAAAATAGAGAAAAAATAATGAAAATAATTATTGAACCAGTTTTAGAAGATATAAATAAGAAATATTATCCACATTATATAACTATAATTTCACTATTTATAATGATGATAGTAATGTTAATTACATTATTATTTGTTAGCTTTTGGTCAAAGAAATAATTATATAAGTTTAATATTTTTCTTATATAATTATATAATATGTCAATGTTAATTGCTAAAAAACTTATAACAATTACAGTTTTATTTTTAGGTGTATATTATTTATTACGCGTAGTACCTAAAAATCCTCTTGAGACAAGAGACGCTTTAATTATATCATTAGTATTAGTTGTTGTATTTTTATTATTTGATAATTTTGTTCTTAGAAAAGAATTTATGGGTAATATTTCAGATGAAACAATAAATACTGAAACACCTTTAGTGCCCCAAGTAGTATTGCCACCGGCTCCAGTACCAATGCCAGCACCAATGCCAATACCAACACCTACTCCAATGCCTGCGCCACCAGTAGTTCAACAACCAGCTCAACCAGCTCAACCAGCTCAACCAGCTCAACCAGCTCAACCAATGGTGCCACAAGTTGAAGAATGTACTTCATGTGCACTTGATAATTTAAATACAAGCGTTAAGAAAGCAGAAAACGAAGAAGGTAATTTAGGTTATGTATATTCACCGAATAGAAGATATACAAATACAGGAACGCGTGCTGAATCAGGTGTAATTCAAAATGAAATGAATTATACAGATTACAATACTTTACCAATTGGTGCTAATATTGATACAAAAACTGATGATTTTTCATACACATTTTTACCCCCAGATAGATGGTATCCTATCCCTCCTCATCCACCAGTTTGTGTTGCCGAAAAACAATGTCCCGTATGCCCTATGAATACTAGCGGAACTACTGCTGATCTTAAAGAAGTTGGTAATGCATCAAGAGTTACACCAGGGGATCAAATAAATACAAAATATATTGAAGAAAAAATAAATTCTGGTAGATAAATTAATTTAATTTAATAATTCTGATAATTCTTGCATAATAGAATTATCATAAGATACTTTTTTATATTTTACATTAGAGTAGATTTTTGATAAATTTATGATATAGTTAATATCTTTATTTTTTTTTAATTTATTATTAGTTACATTTATTATAAAATTTATTCTATCATAAAACATTTCATCTGATTCAGATGGTAAATAGTCAATAAATAATAATGTTGAATTTACAATTATTGGTCTTTTCATAACAAAGTTATATTATAGTTCTTATATTATTTTATATTTAATATTATTTGTTTTATAATTAAAAATATATATTTTCATTTTTTATTATCTCGTATTTTTTATATTTATTTTTTAAAATTAATGATTATAGATGGACTTTAAACTTATGATAATATTAATAATTCTTCTAGTTGGTATGTTATTTCTTATAAGAGAAATATTAGTACAAAAAAAAGAATTTAAAAAAATAAATGATACGTTGGAGTTGGGAGTGAATAATAATATAAAATTATTAAAAAATAGAATAAATTTAGTTACTAATGAAGTAAAGAATTATAATAATGATTTAGTGGTACAAATGAAAAAAATAAATAATATAAATTCACAAATGATAACAAGTATGTCAAATTATTATACAGAATCTGAATCTGATGGCAATAAAAATTTAATAGATTATTTATCAGATGCTAAAAAATCAGATAATGAATTTAAAATTAAATTTAATGATGAAAAAAATAGTGGTGAAAATAATAATAAAAGCGATAAAAAATTTATATTAGATGATTCTACATCTTCTGAAAATATATCAGTAACCTCTAAATTAATTCAAGAACATATATGTGAAGATTTTCATGAATTAGCTCATAGAGAAGAACACGAAGAAGAGGAAGAGGAAGATGAAGATCATGAGAAAGAAGATAAAGATGAAGATGAAGATGAAGATCATGATGATGAGGAAGATAAAGATCATGAGAAAGAAGATAAAGATGAAGAGGAAGAGGAAGAGGAAGAGGAAGAAGAAGAAGATGAAGAACAAGAACACAATGAAGAACAAGAACACAAAGAAGAACACAATGACGAAAACGAAGAGCACGACGAACACGAAGAGCATGAAGAACATGAAGAAGATGAAAAAGAAGATCAGATTTCATTTGAAAGTTCTGATTCTACATCAATAAAATTAGATAATATTACAATTGGTTCAGTAGGTAAAGGTAAGAAATTAGAAATAAATGATACAAAATCATTAGAAACACATAATATATTAGCAATAAGTAAATTAAAGGCTATTAGTGCATATTCAAAAATAGATTTAGAAAGAATTGCTGAAATATTAGCTATACCAAATAAAAATATTCAAGGAAATCTTATAAAACCTTATAAGAAAGAAGAACTTTATTTAAAAATTAAAGATTTTATAAATAATAAATCAAAATAAAAATCTATATACATAATATATTATGGCAAGTACAGCAAGAGATAACTTTTTTAAGAATTGTCCCGCAGTAATGGATTATTCATCATTTACTGATTATAGAACCGCAAGCAGAAGAGAACAATATATACGTTCAATCAACAATATTACAAGTGATTACCAATATAAAAATTTATTACAAAGAAATGCTGATAAAATTATGGAAGGCGAATCTACATTTTTAACTCAAGAATTTGCTTGCAATGCAAATGTATGCATTCACAATAGCCCCACATCACCCGCTCCTGGTGATTTTAATGTTGAAATGGCTAGATACAATGCAGTTAGAGTTCAAGGAAACAATAAAGGTTCTGAATGCACACCTCAACAAAAATATAAAATTTCACATTAAATATATTTCATACCGTCTAGTGCCAAACTTAAGACACCAACGCTAGCGAAAAGTGTTTAATTTAAGGGGGCTTAAATTAAGCACTTTACGGTACCAAATATTATTTAATCTTTTTCTTTAGTAAAGATTAAATAAAATTATAAAAACTATTTTCATCTATATAATTATAGTATGAGTCGTAATATATCATCAATTATAAATAGACCACCGTTTCAAGCAATACCAAGACCTGCACCGGTAAATAGAACAATAATCCAAGAAAGAATTGTAGATTCGTCGGTAATTGGTAAATTATTTTTATTATGTATAGAAGGTAAAGTTAGCGCTATAAAAGATTTTATTATTCAAAATGGATTAACAGTAAATGATATGGTTGATTCAACCGGTGATAATATATTACATAAAATATTACAAAATGACAATTTATCAAAAAGAGATAAGATAGAATTATTTAGATTTTTAAAAGAAAAGAATTTATTAAAAATGTCTTTTAATTCACAACAATTAACACCATTACATTTAGCAGTAAGAACTCAAATACCTGAAATAGTAAAAATATTATTAGAAGCCGGACATAGTCCAAATGATTTAGATGTAAATAATAAAACTCCCTTGTTTTATGCTATTGCAGGACAACAACAAGAATGTCCTAAAAAAGGAGAAAATGGATTATTACAAAAAACAAAATTTAAATTAGAAAATTCAGATATTTATTTATTGGTAAATGAATTAATAAAAGTAATAAATGATAATGGTAATAAATCTATATATAATATTTTACAACATATTAGTAATACATGTCAAAATTTAGATTCAATATTTTCTAAAGATATAATCTCAATATTTGAAAAAGATAATAAAAAAATAATAGATATATTAACTTCAAATGATACAGATGATATTAAACGTAGTAAAATAATTGCAATTGCATATGAAACAAAAATGTCAATAGCAAAATTATTAATTAAAAACAAATTTGAACCATCTTTAAAGCCTTTTACATTTCAAGCAAATAGTATAGGTGGATGGGGACCAGATGCTAATCCAAAAAATAAAATATTAAAAATAGGAAATATTTCTGAAATTGAAAGAAATTTAACTACAGATATTAATCTTAAAATAGATAAAACATCTAAACAATTAAGTACAAATTTAGATAATTTAAATAAAACAATTAGACATATTTATGCATTATATGCGGGTAATGTTGATGAGTTATTAAATCAATTTAATACTCAATATCAATTTTTAAAACATTTATTACTCATACCAAGAGGACCAAGTTTTGAAGCAGTTGTAAGAGATCCTACTCAATTCCCAGATGTAACAGATCCTTTAATCATTGGTTTATTAACAAATAATGATATTCCTGAAGATTTTATATCAAGAAATATAGATAGTAATGTTAAGATTGATTTAAATAACGATAATGTAAATTTATTGAATAATTTAACAATACCTGTTTATACTTCAATACCAAGAGATCCAAGAGATGTTATACGCAGATCATTAGCAGATATTAATAGAAATAATGCAATTGTTGGACGAGGAACAACATTTAGACCAGTTCCAATTAATGGTAAACAACCGTTTGATCCAACTGTTGAAAGTAAATTTTTTACAAGAAAATTAAAAATGATTTATCAACAAGTATTAATAAATTTACGAGAAATTACTAATTCTATTACAGATATTAATCAAGAATTAAGTAATAATTTTAAAAATATTAATTATGATAATATTTATAATCAATGTGTTAAAACACAAGTAAAATTATTAAATATTATTAATCATTTACCATTATTACAAGAAGAAATAAATATTAGTATGCCTAAAATTGGTGCATTTAATCAAGGCGTTAATGATTTTACACAGCACATGGCGGGTTCTGTTATTGAAGGTGCAACTAATCAATATACAACAGATGATTATTTTAGAAATATAGAATTAACATTAGATGAATTAAATAAAGATTATTCTAGTGCTAAAATCAAACAGGAATTTGATGATACATATGTTATGATAAGAGAATTATACAATAGTTTAAACAATACTATTAATGTAATAAATGAATCATGTGGGGTAAAATATATTAATTTATATTTTAATAATTTTACAGATTATGATAATTTTTTTACTACAACAGATACAGATTTAATTCACAAAATATATGATATACAATTATCACCATTAAATCAAATACCAGCAAAATATGAAGATATGCAAAAATTATTTACTAGTGATCTTGTTAATAATAAAATTTTATTAGTAGAACAATTTATGCATCAAGTATATACCACATCATACACTTCATATTATGATAATACAAAACCACAAATTTTGCCAACTATAGGTTATTTATATGAAAATATAGATAATGTATTAGTGGCAACGCTGCCAACTGTACCAAAATTATTATATGGACCAAATTCATTTGATCCAGCTATTATAAATATTTCCCCTGCAAATTTAAAGGGTTCAAATGGAAATATTATTCCAATACAAAAAGATAAAAAAGATTCTGTTTTATCAATAATAGGTAACAATGTAAACGAACATATCAAAATATTAAAATATTACATAATTAGAAAATTACTTGATGAATCATATAAATTACTTAACGATATTAATACAAATCCAGCAGCTATTCCTGCAAATAGAAAAGATTATGCCGAAATAATTAAAAAAATATACGATAATACAAAAACAACTTTACAATTAGATTCAAATGATATGAGTGTAATCTTAATGATTATAGGTTCAAGTATAGATAAGTTATTAAATACTAACATAGAAAATTCTATATTAACTGGTATTAATCGTTTTGCATATAAAACAAATAGAAAACCAGAATTAGATGCCATATTAGATGTAATAAAAACCAGAAAAACTGCAGATCCACGTGCAATATTAGGATCGGATAAATTTGATATAGAACATTTTATGAAAGATACTAAATTTTTAGTACAAGATTTGAAAGACATAGTAAAGAGATTAGTAAAAGATTCACGTGAAGAATATGTATTTACATTTGCTGAAGATATATTTTCTAAATTTGGAACAAGTAAAACAAATAAAGAAGATAGTAAAAAACTTAAGAAAAAATACTCAAAGAGTATAATTGATAATGACCCACCTACATGCTATTCTGTAAATCATGATATAATTGATTTATTATTGACACATAGAGCCAATGTATCAATCAGAGATAAAGAGGGTTCTACAATAATATTTTCGGCAATTGATTTAAATGATCCAGAATTAGTAAGTAAAATAATAAATTTAGTACCTGTATTTAATAAACATAGTAAAAATATACTAGGTACTAGTCCTTACGATCATGTATCTAAACAAATTAAATATTTTACATCAATGTTTTTAGATAAATCGGTAATAGAAGATTTAATAGAGTCATCGCATGAAATGATAAGTAAAAAAACACAAATACAAGCCAAGATGAGATATCATTCTGAAATATATCATATGTTATATATATTAATGAACCATTATATTTATTCAATGGGTAAACAGTATATAAATGGTTGGAATAAAGAGAATCAAAAAATATTAGCAGAACAATTAAATGTTAAAGAAGATGATTTTCCATTATTAACTGTAATCGAAAAAATAAATCAAACAGATACTCAAAAATATTTAACATCGGTCGTAGATCAAACTATAAAAGATAAGAGTGAATTACAAATAAAATTATCAAAAATACAAGAACAAATAACTAATTTACAAACAGAAAAGGGTGATAAAGATACTTCTGATTTAAGAAAGAAAATTATAGATGATACAATTCAAAAATTACAAGCAGAAATAACAAAACCGGAATATGCATCATTAGTTGTTGATAAAATACAATCTGAAAATGTAAAATATAGAATAACAATAGAATTAAGACAAGGTATTAAAGATATTAGAGCAAATATGGATAGATTAATAGCATCATCTGAATTAATTAAAATGTATGAATCAATACAAACAAATATTATTAATACAGCAAATAGACCTTTTGAAAATGATTACAAAACATATATGTTAATATGGCAAGAAGCAATTAAAAACAATACTATGAACTCTGTAAAAATAATAGAAAATATATCAGACTTTCTTATGAAAAATAATACATTATCTACATATCCAATAATGTCATTAACATTGATACAAAATTACTTTGATAAAATAGTATCTAGATTAGCAACAGATTATAATGAATTAGAATATGTATATAATGGAGATAATTATGTATTAAATTCAATAATTAATATTGTAAAACATGTATTATCTCACACTGTTGGTGTAAATTTATTAAATATTATTCAGCAATTAATTAGAGAAGAAATAAGAATGAAAACACCATATGATACAAAATCTAATCCAACAGAATTATATTATAATGATATAATAGATAATAAATTAAAAAATGTCTTATTAGCATCAAAAGTAAATGGTGTAAAATTAAATGAATATATATTAGAAGAATTAATTGAAAAATTAATTAAAAATAATTTTGATTTATATGAGGATTCATATGAGAAAGAAAATATGAAGGATAGTAATAGTTTATTCTTAGAAATAAATAAATTATTAGAAGCAAATGGTATCATAAATTTAGATGAGAAATCATTAGTCATGAAAGAATTAAGAGAAAAGATATATCCTTATTTTAAAGAATACATAGAAACAAATTTAAAACAAATTAAAAAATATGTAGATGGATATATGAATAGTTTGGCAAATTATTCAAACATTGTTTCTATATATACAATGATTATGACAAAAGCACAAACTGAAAAATAATAATAAATTAATTGACAATATTAGAAGAATTTGAATTAAGACCAGTATTTTCTGGAATATTATCAATCATTGTAAATTCTAATATAAATGAATGATCTACATTATTAAAGTCAAAAGTTTCTCCATTGGGATCAAAAAATTCAAAACTTAATTCATAAAGTCTTAATATTGGATTATAATAGAATATTGGTGGAGAAATTAATTCATCCACCATTATACCGGTATTTGTAGAAGTCAAATTTATTTTTGCAAATATATCATATGGTGGAACAGTATTTTTAATTACAGATAATTGTTTACATGTCATAATAATATATTGATTACGATTAAAAGTTAACGATGTATTTAAATACGGTTTAATATTTCTGAGTGAATCATAAATTGTTTCATTTTCATATAAATCTTTATTAGTAATTTTGGTAGTATATTTAGTAATAGAATTACTATCTCCTATATTTCTAAAACCAAATTGTTCTCCCATTGAATCGACATGATTAAATAAAAATCTAAATAATGATGGAACTAAAACATAACTAGAAAATCCACCTCCTGTAATATTTTTAATTGTATTTAAATTAATATTATTTAATTGAATATCATACCGATTAACATCAACAATATTCGCAATACTATGAGTTTTATTTAAATATTTAGCATCGATGCCTAAATGTTCCACAAAATCATTAAAAATAATATTTGTACCGATAGTTCTAATACCGTGATTTTGATGTAAAATAGTTAAAATATAACTACCTACACCTATATCAGTACTACTTTGATTGATAGGGGGAGTTACTGCTACAATACTTTTCTTTAAAAATGCTTTTCGATAATTATTAAATTCAATATAATCTCTACTTTTTTCTATATTTATTTTTACATGAAATCTATTATCATAAGGACTATTTTTAAAATCGGTAATTCTTTCTAAATCATAAAATTTTTGTTCCATTTTAGTAATAAATTCAGGTTCGGTATATGTTCCTGCCTCTAATTCGATTATTGATATGTTATTACCGTTATCAATGTCTTGAAAATATAATTTATTATTTTGGGTAGCTGATATAGTACCGTCTCTAAAAGATTTAAATACATCAGGAAATAAAGATGTTAGAACTTTAACTTGAATAATATTTGAATATGTTTTTGGTAATTCAATTGTATAACTATGTGAATACGGATAAGCTTTATTAATAGATTTTATTGTACTAATATAAATATTTTTTCCACCAAAATTATTAAATATTTGTGAAGTAGATTCAGATATTGGAGGGTATATTTTAACTAGAATTTTATCATTATTTATTTGTTGTATAACTTGATAACCGTTAATATGATCGTTATTTACAGGGTAATCTGCATTAATTTCATTAATTGGTATACAATTATAATGTTGAAATGTTAAATTAAAATAAAAATTACCATCACATTGTGTACCGTCAGAGATTACAGGGAGTTTAATATAAAATTTTGTTGTGTTAGCAGGAGTTAATGAATCTTTTATTAAATATATTTGATGTGTTTTATTTATTAAATTTATAGGAATATTGCCGATATAAGAACTTAAATTATTTCCTGGAATATTATCAATACTAACAAACATTTTTCCTGTATCAATTTTTGAATATAATGAACTTTCATAAACTAAATTTGCATTTACATTTATTTCAACAAATTCAGAATTAGCAATAAAATTTATTATAGTACTAGTAGTAGTTTTTTTATATGATTTTTCTAAACCATATAATCCATTTACTGAGATTTTTTGACCAACATAAAAACTATCATCTTTAACGGAAATTTCTAAAAAATTACCATTATAAGATAATGGGTTTTCTTCCAAATCTATTGTTTTTTCAGTAATATTATAAGGGACTTTTTTTCTATTAGAACTATCTATATTAATATATTCTACGTTATATCTAACTTTTGATGAATCATTGGCTAATCCTGTTTCCTTTAAATAATTTAAATATGGATCAAACTTATTATTATTATTATTATTGTTATTATTATTGTTATTATTGTTATTCTTATTTTTACTAATACTATAATTTCTTTCAATACCATAATCAATTAAATCACTCGGTGAATAAAGTGGATTATATTTCACACTGGGTCTACCAAATTCACTAACATTATTACTTTTAATTTTCATAATTTCATCAGTAGAATTAATAAGTTCTTGGTCTATATCTGAATTAGATTTATATGGTAATGTAAAATAATTATTATATTCATTTGGTATATCTCTTATACTCATTGATATAATATAATCTGTGATTTTTTAAATAGGTCAAAAACTCAAAAAAATTGATATTTATAGTATTAGACTTAAAAACAATATATATAATGTCAATAATCATTACAAATATGTCAAAACAAAGTGTTGAAAATAAATATAAACATCTTACCGATCACGAACATATTCTCAAACGTTCTGATATGTATGTAGGCACCGTAGATACAAATACCGTTAATATGTGGATATTTGATAAAAATACAAAAAAATTCAAAAAAGAAGATATTCTTTTCTCTCCTGCTCTATATAAAATAGTAGATGAAATTCTTGTAAATGCTCGAGATCATACCGTTCGTAATTTTAAAACTTGTAAAAATATCAAAGTAAATATTGATAAAGAAACAGGTCGTATTACAATTTGGAACGATGGTCCAGGTATTGAAGTTAAATTTCATAAAGATTTTAAAAAATATGTACCCGAAATGATTTTCGGACATCTTCGTACTTCTTCAAATTATGAAGAAACAAAAAAGATAGTAGGGGGTAAAAACGGTTTTGGTGCAAAACTTACAAATATTTTTTCAAAAGAATTTACAATTGAAACTGTTGATTCAGATGAAAAGAAATTTTATCGTCAAACTTTCAGTAATAATATGTATGATCGTACAGAACCAGAAATTAAATCAAGTAAATCTTCATCATACACAAGTGTATCTTTTATTCCAGATTATCCAAAATTTGGTTTTAAAAATATTACTAATGAATTGATTGGATTATTCAGTAAACGCGTTTATGATATTGCAGCATGTACTGCGAAAACTGTAAAAGTATTTCTTAATGATGAAGAAGTCAAAATTAATAAACTTACAGATTATATTGACATGTATTATGAAACAACACCAAAAAGTCTTTGTTATGTTGAATCTGATAGTAGTCGTTGGAAGATTGGTATGATTTTTGATAATAATGTTGGTTTTAACCAAGTATCTTTTGTTAATGGTATTCTTACTTATAACGGAGGTACTCATGTAAAATATATTATAGATCAAGTATGTGATAAACTTGTAGATATTATTATGAAAAAAAATAAAAATCTTAAAATTAAACCAGATCAAATTAAATCAAATATTACAATCTTTTTAGATTGTTCTATTGAAGATCCAACTTTTAATTCACAAGTAAAAGATAAACTTACAACAAAACAATCGGCCTTTGGTTCTAAATATGATATTCCAGATGATTTTATTCAGAAATTTGCTAAAACAGGTATCATCGATGAAGTAATTTCTCTAGTGGAATTTCGTGAGAATAAAGAACTAAAGAAAACAGATGGTAAGAAAACAAATAAACTTCGCGATGTTATCAAATTAGAAGATGCACTTGAAGCAGGTGGACTTAATTCTCATAAATGTCGTCTAATTCTTACCGAAGGAGATTCAGCTAAAAGTTTTGCTCTAAACGGTTTACAAGTTATTGGTAATAAATTTTATGGCGTTTTCCCTCTCAAGGGTAAAATGATTAATGTTCGTCGTGCCACGGTACAACAAATTATTAAGAATGAAGAATTCATTGCTTTTAAACGAATTATGGGTTTGAAACAAGGTGTAAATTATACTGATATCAAAGAACTTCGTTATGGTGGTATTATTATTCTTACAGATCAAGATGCAGATGGTTCACATATCAAAGGATTAGTAATTAATATGATTCATTTTATGTGGCCTTCTCTTATTCTACGGGATGATTTTATTCAATGTCTAAAAACTCCACTTATTAAAACTTTCAAGAAAACCGATAAGAAAAATGCAGAACCGCTTATTTTCTATTCACAAAGTGAATACAAAAAATGGGAAGAGGAAATAGGTGATGATATTAATAAATGGGATAAACCTAAATATTATAAGGGTTTAGGGACATCTACATCATATGAAGCTAAACAAACTTTCTTAGATTTTCATAAAAAACAAATTAATTATGTTTGTGGAGAAGTAGACGATAAAGATCATGAAGAAGAAAATAGTGACGATGGAGATGATATTGATCTAGGAGATTCAGATGATGAAAATAATGGTTCAGATAAAGAAGATGATACAAAATCTGATTCAAAATCTGATTCTACCAAGAAAACTGTTAAAAAGGTTATTAAAAAGAAATCGCCTTTAACACAAATACAAAAAGCGAAACTTAAGAAAGTAAATGACATAATTACTCTTGCTTTTGATAAGAAACGAGCAGATGATCGGAAAGGTTGGCTTAAAAAATTTAATATAGATGATGTACTTGAATCAGTGGGTAATGTTACATATGATGATTTCATTAATCGCGAATTAATCCATTTTTCAAATGCTGACAATATTCGTTCTATTCCATCTATTTCAGATGGTCTTAAACCATCTCTTCGGAAGATTCTTTATGCATCATTTAAACGCGGAAAGAATGCTAAAGAAATTAAAGTAGCACAATTTGCGGGCTACGTTGGTACAGAAACAGAATATCATCACGGTGAGATGTCATTGATGGGAGCAATTATTGGGATGGCTCAAAACTTTCCAGGTAGTAATAATATTAATCTACTTTTACCAAATGGTAACTTTGGTAGTCGACGTAAAATGGGCGAGGATGCCTCTAGTTCCCGTTATATTTTTACACTAACTAATAAATTAGCATATAAAATCTTTCGGGAAGAAGATGAACCTGTTCTAGATTTCATTATAGAAGAAGGAAAAACAGTAGAACCAACATCATATAAACCAATTGTTCCAATGATTTTAATTAATGGTACTACTGGTATTGGTACTGGTTTTTCAACAGATGTACCATCATTTAATCCGATTGATGTTATAAATGCTCTTCGTACTTTCATTAATCATGAAGAATATGAAGAGATACATCCATATTATCGTGGATTTACAGGAATAATTACACCAAGTGAAAATAATAAATATAGTATGAAGGGATGTTATGAAATAATTGATGAAGAGACAGTTCATGTAACTGAAATTCCAATTTTTAAGAGTATTGAAGATTATAAAACAGAATTATCAAATCTTGAAATTATAGATAAGAAAGAAGCAAGTACTAATAAAAAGATTACAGATTTTATTCTAAAACCATATCTTAATAAATTGGATGTAACTATTAAATTTAAACCTACTGAACTTCAAGATTTACTTAAGAATAATAAGTTAGAATCATATCTTAAAATAAATACATCAATCTCTCTAAATAATATGCATCTATATGATTCAAATGGTAAATTAACATTATATGATACAATTCATGATATTATGGAAGAATTTTATGTAGATCGTCTTCATATTTATAAGAAACGTAAAGCACATATTATTGAAGTATTAGAGAATGACGTAAATATTCTCAAATATAAAGTCAAATTTATAGAAGATATTTTTGACAAGAAAATTAAACTTGAAAAACAAAAGAAAGAAGTTATTATTCAACGTCTAGTTGAACTTAAATATCCCAAGCTTACAAAGAATATTAGTAATCTTGATAAATCATATTCATATTTAATTGAACTTCCTCTATGGAGTTTAACATATGAGAAAATAGAAGAACTTAAGAAACAATTAGAAGATGTTCGATCTGTCCTAGAAGATTATAAGAGCAAAACTGAAGAAGAAATTTGGCTAAACGAACTTGTTGAACTTGAAACAAGTTATAAACAATGGGTAAAAGAACTTGCTGAAGAACAAGCAAAAGAAGATCAACTTAATTGTGATAAGAATGAAAAGACAAATAAGAAAAGTAAAGTCCCTAAGAAAAAATAAATTTATTTAAATTAATTATATTAGACTAATATTAATTATATTATATTACAATAACATTTTTCTCATTTTTAGGATAATTTAGTGTTTTAGAATAATATGTACCGTATTTTGTTACAGGTCTTCTTTTAATTATTTTTTGTATTTTTGATTTAGGACAACATACATTGTCATAATCTTTATATTTTACATTATATTCAACTCCTTCACAATTTCTATTATTAGTACAATCTTTTAAACATTTATTAAGATCTGTATCAGTAGAACACATACTTGGATTTAAATATAATCCTAAATGTTCGTTTTGATTATCTGCTTCATAAACTACTTCATTATTTTCATAAATATAATTTAATTTATCATCAAATTTAATATCATCGCGTGAAGTAGGCCAAGTAATTTGTTGTATTTTATATGAATCAGATTTTATTCCATATACGTCATTTGTTTGTATATCAGTTCCTTCTTTACCAATATCAAAATATTTTTTACCAAGAGATTCTGCTTTTTTTGTAAAACAATCATATATTTTATTATCTACATATAAATCATTATTTATCGAAATATCACTTAATATTGGTAAAGCTTTGTTACAATATGTATTATTACTACTATAACCATCAGAAAATTGTGAAGGCAATGGTGGAACCGTTAAAGGATATTTACTAATATAACACTTTTTATTATTAGGATCAAAAGCAAAACCCCCACATCCATAAACAGAACTACATATATTAGCACATCTGTCAATATCATCTACATCTGATATCCGTGCATCATAATGTTCTTTTTTATTGTATTGTTTTTTATTATTAAAAAAAAATATAATTATAATTAATAAAATTACTATTAAAATTATTGATTGATTTAACATTAATAACTATATTAATATATATAATAATATATTATAAAATATATAGATGGGAATTATTAAAATGGAACAAGTTGATTTAAGAAATCAGAATAAACAATTATTAATAAATATAATTTATAATAATTTTATTCATTTGAATCCAGAACCAAAATTAAATCACACTAAAAAAGATATTAGCAACACATTAAATAATGACGATGTAGTATTATTATTATTTATGGATAATGGAAAAATTGGAGGATATCTACTAGGTCAAAGTATGATATTAGAAGATGGTAGAAAAGTAATGTTCATATCATATATTTATGTGGCTAAAGAATTAAGAACACATGGTGTAGGTACAAAATTAATACATTCAATTGAAAAAGAAGCAGATATTAAATATTGTGATGGTTTAATGTTAATATATGATACGACACAAAAGAAATTAAGAAGATTTTATGATAGAAATGGTTATATGTTAGATTTTCATTTAAGAAGATATGAAAAGAATGATGTATTTTATAAAGTTTTATAATTATTAAATAGTTGGAACACCTGAAACATTTAAAGCAGTATCAAAATTATTTAAATCTACTACTGGAGGTGACGAAGATGATGAAGATGATGATGAAGGTGTTGGAGATGAAGCATTTAATAAATCATTCATTGTTGTAGGAGATAATGGTGTAACACTAGTTGATGGTGTAACACTAGTTGATGGTGTAACACTAGTAGGTGAGCTAGTTGTATTATTAGATTGATTATTTGATGCATTTGTTGAATTATTTGTAGAATTTTGTGTATTATTAGCAGTTGATAAATTATTTTGTTCACCGGTAACTAATCTAACAGTATCTGTATTAGTTTGAGTAGAAGTTACAGTATTTGTTTCTGATACAATTACGGTTGTTGTACTAGATGTTAATGCATCAGAAATACTACTGCCAATTAAATAAATACATAAACAACATAAAAATATACATATTAAACTCCCAATAAACATCCATTTACTACGAGAACCTTTATTAATTATAACGGTTGTTGGTGTTAATGTAGATGATGGACTAACAGATGATGGACTAGCAGATGATGGACTAGCAGATGATGATAAATTAACATTATAAGATGCATATGATGGTTTAATTCCAGATGTAAAATTAGTTGGGACTTGAAAAGGTGTATATGCTGGTGGCAATGAAGCTGTATTCATTGAAGAAGGAATATTATTTTGTGCCATATATATAATATATTTATATAAATATTATATAATTCAATTAAAAAATTTATATATTTATTATTTTATTTATTATTTTATTTATTTTTATCTTCTTTATCTTTTTCAACTCTTTTTTTAAGAGTTTCTTTTACTTTACTTGATTCATTTGCATCATCTTTATTAGTCATAACTTCTGTTAATCTAACATTAATATTCTTTTTAGGTGATATTGATGCAATAGTACTAGATATTTCTGCTTCTAGTCTAATAAAAGAAATATTTGTATTTTGAAGATTAGTCAAATTTGTATCATAGTTTAATCTAGGGACAACTGCATCTTTATAAATCATAAATAAATCACGAACAATATTCAATTGACATAATTTAATTACATTGCTAATATTATTATTAATTTCATCTCTAATATTATATACATCTAAACCTGAAGATGTTTTATATTTTGTTGACATGTCTTGTTTTGCCAATACTTTAATTGGTATAATACATATACTATTTCCAGAACAATCTTTAATATTTTCTATTTCTTTTCTATCTTTTTGTTTATTAATTGTGCTTCTTATACCATTATCGTCATATTCCTCAACGGTGACGGTTTGTAAATTAGGTTGAAGTTGTTGATTAATTGTACTTTGATTTGTGATAGTTTTAGGAATGATAATAATTTTAAAATCACGGTATTTGTAAATGTAATTATCATTATTATTTAATCTATTTAATAGTTTTTGTCTGATAATAATATACATACCATATAAATTTTTTTGATTTTCTGATAAATTTTTCATACCAAAATATATTTTATTTAAAAGTGAAACTGTTGTATCACTAAAATCTAATAATGATGCATTCTTTTGCGTAAATATTTGTTGCATATCTAAAGTTGGATCAATATATTGTTTTACTTTATCATTTATAAAGTTTGTATCAATTAATGATAAATATATATTGAAAAACTTTTCAATATTATTTGAAATATTAATATTAGAATCAAATGTAAAACCAGCAGGAAATTTAATAGCTCTATAAGGTTGTTCTTGACATATTGTTTCCCCTCTAACTTCGCTACATACTCTTCTATATGTATTATCGTACCATCCAAATAAAACACCAAAATTTTCAAACATATTATTGTTTTTTTTGTAAATATAAAATAAAATTATAAATATAATAACTATTATTAGTATAATTTCAAATTGTTCCATTATATAATATATATAGATATTTGTAAATATATTTTTAAATTTTATTAGTATTTAATTTTGAAGTTATAATATATTTTTTTAATATTTTTAAATCTACATTTATATATTTATCTGGAGTTTCTAAAATAATAGGTATAGCCAATTTTGAAAAAAATAAAATTATTTGTTTTAATCCATCTTCTCCAATATATCCATGTCCTATATTTGTATGTCTATCTATATGGGATCCTAATGAGTTTTCACTATCATTTAAATGAATTAATTTTATATTATTAATTCCAATTGTTGAATCAAAATCTTTTAAATATTTAGTAACTCCGCTTTTTGTACGAATATCATATCCAGCATTAAATATATGACATGTGTCAACACATATACCTATTTTTTTATTTTTTATTTTTTTAAAAAAATTACCAAAATCATTTAATTCATAACACATTTCAGACCCTTGTCCTGTAGAAGTTTCTATTAGAATGAGTATATCTAAATCTTTTATTTCATGTAATACTTTTAATAAATTTATTAACATATTATTTAATGCTACTTCTTTAGGTAAATCTAATTGTTTACCTAAATGTACTACCACCGCATATGCACCAATTTGATGTGCTAATTTTATTTCTTCAATAAATTGTGCCACACCCCATGAATATTTTGATGGGTCAGATGCTATATTAATTGTATACGATATATGTACTGATAATATGATTTTTAAATTTTGTTGTAAATCTTTTATTGGTTTATAAAAATTACGAGATGTTTTATTTGTTGATACAAATAATTGTAAAGCCGTGCAATTATTTTTATGATAATATTTTATTTGATCTATTAATGAATTAGGAGTAGAATCAATATGAATTCCGTAGCTCATTCTTTATATTAGTGATAGATAATAAACATTCGATTATTAAAAAAATGAATTTTATAAAAAATGAATATATTTTATATTAATTCATAATTTAAAGAATACAAAAATATAAATAAGTAATGTTTTTTATAGACAAGTATATACCAAATAAGAATAATTTAAATTATTTTCATAAAGATACATATAATTTTTTAAAAACAATAGCAAATGATGAATCTATCCCTCATTTAATTTTCTATGGTATGGACGGTATTGGTAAAAAAACAATGATTCGAACATTTTTAAGATATTTATTTGGCGACGATGTTGATAATACAAAACAAGTGAAATATATAGTTTCTGGTTCAGGAAATAAAACAAATGAGGAATATTTTAATGAAAGTAATTATCATATTGATATTATTCCAAAAGGTAATAACAATGATCGATATTTAATTCAAGATGTTGTTAAAAAATATGCTTCTAGTACAAATTATAATCTATTTAAAACGAAACATAATTTCAAAATTATTGTTATACATAATATTCAAAATATGTTATCAAGCGTTCAATTTTCGCTTCGACGAACAATTGAAAAATATAGCGATACATGTAGATTTATAATTATGACAAATTCAATTAGCAAAATTATTAAACCATTAATTAGTCGGTGTAAATGTATTAAATTAATGTATCCGCAAACGACTGAAATAATAAAATACAGTTTTTATATTGCTAATAAAGAAAATATAGAACTAAGTTTAAATCGATTGACATATATTATTAAAAATAGTGAGAATTTAAAAGAAATATTATGGACTTTACAAATTTTTAAAAATAATGATTTATATTTAGAATATATATCAGAGAAATTTGAAGAATTAAAACAAGAATATAATAAAATAGGAGATACTGCAATAAATCTTGTTTTAGATAATGAATTAGATGAACTTAAAAATATAGTAAAAAATTTAGATTTTACTCATAAAAATATTAATGGATATATTAATAAATTAGGTGAGAAAATATATAATATATTATCTAAAAAAATAAAAAATGTAGTAGATGAAACGACTTATAATAAATATTTTAGTTCATGTAAACAGTTATTAAGATGTTTTAATAAAGATAATTCAAAAAAAATAAAATTTATAGTAGATAAGAAAAATAAAATAGATGAAAATCTATTAAATATCAAATATCTATTATTGAATATTTTAAATTCCATAAAATTATTTGATATTAATATTGATAAAAAATTAATATTAGACTTATTGGTTCAAACAATATTAAAAGGCGATTGTACTTATTTTGATGAAATACGAAATATATTTTTTAATTTAATAATTACAAATTTTTCAGGAACTGATATATTAATAGGAATCCTAGAAAGAATTTTAAAAAATACGAATATTTCAGAAAGAGCAAAAGTAGAAATAATAAAAATATGCAATATGGGTGAATTTAATATGATAAAGGGTAGACGAGAAATCAATCAATTTGATATGGTAATTATTAATATTTTTGATATATTAAAAACTAAATATTAGATTTTAATAAAAATTGATTCTTAAATACATAAAATAATATATTATATAGTTTATTTATACAATAAAATGTGCGGAATTTGGTTATATTTAGCTCAACGTGGTACATATGATGAAGAAGAAGCATTTAAAACTGCTGATAAAATTCAACCACGTGGTCCAGATATGTGTGCAGATACTGTATTTCTATTTAATAATTATAATTTATATTTAAAATTTTATCGGTTAGCGATTATGGATTTATCACATTTAGGCATGCAACCATTTGTAATTTATGATGGAGATAGAACAATTAGTTTAATGTGTAATGGTGAAATTTATAATTATGAATATTTAGTTAATAAATATGATTTAAAATCACAACTTCGTTCACATAGCGACTGTGAAGTATTAATTCATCTTTATAAAAAAATTGGTATTGAAAAATTATACGAAGAATTAATGGGTAATGATGTAGATGGTGAATTTGCATTTATTATTGTAGATAAAACAAAATCTACAATGCAAATTCATGTAGCACGTGATATGGGTGGAGTCCGTCCTCTTTATGTTGCAAATAGTTATACAGAAGATAATTCTCTTCAATCACTTTGTTTGTCGTCTCAATTAAGTGGAGTTCCAAATAAGGATACTGTTTATTGCGAACAATTCCAACCATATTCATATACTACTTATTTGTTTGATATTGATGTTGATAAAAATTTATCTTTTATTAGTACTAATAATGTCGAATTTAATTTACGCGATATACCAATTACAATTTATGATGAAGCTGAAGCTCTTGAAAAAGTACGTAATACATTTATTAAATGTGTAGAAGAACGTATGCATTCAGATCGCGAAATTATGTTTATGTGTAGCGGTGGTTTAGATTCAAGTTTATGTGCTGGTATTGGAGCAAATTATGTTAAAAAACATGGAGGTAAAATCCGAACAATGAGTATTGGATTAGAAGGGGGTACAGATGAAATGTATGCTCGAATGGTAGGAGAACATATTAATTCAGATCATCTACATGTATTATGTACGGAAGAAGAATTTCTTGAAGCAGCAAAAAACCGTGTTATTGATACTATTGAATCATATGATATTACTACTGTTCGTGCATCAACAGGACAATTAATTGCTGCTGAAAAAATTAAAGAATTAACAAATTGTAAGGTAGTTATTATTGGAGATTACTCTGATGAAATTACTGGTGGATACAATGAGACAAAAATGGCCCCAACTATCGAAGATTTTAATGAGAGAATTTATGAACTAGTTGAAAATATTCATTACTTTGACGCTCAACGCGCCGATCGTTGTATCGCGATGAATGGATTAGAAGCTCGTACTCCATTTGCAGATCATCGTTTTATTAAATTATATCTTTCAATTGATCCTAAACTTCGTGTAAATCGTGATGGGGTAGAAAAATATCTATTAAGAAAAGCATTTTCTGGAATGGATATTATTCCGGAAAAAGTTATTTGGCGTCCAAAAGAAGCATTTAGTGACGGTGTATCATCTATTAAAAAATCATGGTATTCAATTCTTCAAGAAGATATTAATATAATGTATACAGATGAAGATATAGAAAATGCTAAAAAAATATATACACATAATACACCATACACTAAAGAATCATTACATTACAGAAAACGATTTTGTGAAACATTTGATGATAATGTATCTAATGTAATTCCATATTTTTGGCTTCCTAAATGGGGAAATGTAAAAGATCCAAGTGCTCGTGTACTTGAAGTTTATAAAACATAATAATTAATTAAAATTTATTTATGCATAGTTAATTCTTGATAAGAATTAAATATACGAGCAGATTTTTCAATATGTAAAAATATAATATATGTTATAATAGAAATTAGAATTGCTAATATAGGTAATGATAAAATACTTTTACCTTTTTGCATACCAAATTGTTTAAATTTTTTTGTTTTTTTATCATAAATTAAATTAGGTTTATTATAAATTAAAAGGAGAATTATAATGATATATACTATTATTGAATTCATCAAGGGATTTAATGGATTTAATAATCCCATATAATAATTGTAAAGAAAAAATATATATTATAAAATACGCTACAATTTTATAATTTATTAAAAATTATTTTATTAAAATTTATTGAGGATAAATTGGTGTTTTAGTAGTTAATCTTTGTATCGCTAAATTATTTCCATCTTGAGGAGATATTTGTGTAGTTAAACCATTAGCTTCGATTTGATAATCTAAATATTTTTTCTTAAGTTGTTTTATTATTTCTTCTTGATCCATCATACCATTTTTCTCGATATTTTCAAATGTATAAAAATCTTGACGGGTATTTTTATTTTGTGATCCATATGAATGAGAAGTCATAAAACCAATAATAAAAATAGATTCAAGATGAATATTTAAATCTGTAGTTTTATCATCTCTAAAAAAATTACGATCTTGATTTAAATCTCTGCGATCCATAAGTAATGATAATCTTATTACCATTTGATCTAATGAATTATCTTTTTGAATTATTGCATAAATATCATATTTAATTTGTGTATCTGTTTCAAATCTATCAACTTTATCTACAGTAATAATTTGTACTTTACTTTTAGCAGCTCCTTTATCATAAATATTACCGGGTAACCCTAATTTCTTTTGTTGTTTATCCCATCCATTTTCAACTGTTGGATTTTCTTGAATATTGTTCCAACCATTTTCAATATCAACTACATCTTTAATTTTTTTAATTAAAACAGAATTTAATTCACTAATAAATGGTGAAATTAATTTATATCCATCCGTTTTATCCATAGGAATATATTCTGTTGGTAAATTAGATCTATTAAAAACAGCTCTGCCTCCAAATTCGGCCATCTTATCAAAAGCAGTAATTACATCTTTATAATCATTATGAAATTGCATTTCGATAAAATAAGGTAAAACATTCGTTTCATCGATAAAATAATTTTTGGTAGTTACATTTATTTGTGTTTCTTTATTATTTTTTTTATTATTATTTTTGATAGGAACACCAATAATTTTATCTAAGTATTTGTCAGTAGATTCTTTTTGTATTTTTTGATTATTGTTAGTCTGTAAATATTCTTTATTATACTCTTTATTATTTTCTTTAATATTTTGTTTTGATTTAGTATCAATAAAGATGATATAAAAACCAAGTAATATTATTATAATTAATACAAGAAAACTTAAATTATCCATTGTGTATTATAATAATATTCTATAATAAAAATTATTTATTTTTTGATTAATATTGATAATTACTTACAAGATGACGAAAATCTCTATAAGTAAATTCTGGTTCTATAAAATCATCATCGACGCCTCTATCGCCATTTCTATCATATATTGATGCAAAATCAAGTTCATCTCCTTCAACATCGAGTGCGTCATCTTCTTCCTTTGCATCTTCCAATGCATCCTTTTCTTCCTCGGTCAATTCTTTACTTTCATCAACAAATTCTTCATAAACGCCTGCAGTTTCACCAATAGTATCTTTTAATGCGTCTATATATGTAACAGAATGGATAAAATAATAGAATTGTTTATAATCCATTTTATATTTATATTTTTCTTCATTGTATAAATCAAATAATATATTAATAAAGTCAATGATTAAGAAACATAAATTTTGTTTTACTAATTTATTATCATTAAAATCAATTAATGATTTCCATTCATTAATAATATAAAATAATAACATATTACCATTCATATCATATGTATTTACTTTTTCAAAATTAATTGTATTTGTATCAATATTTATATCATCTAATTTATTTAATTTAGTAATTTCTGTAATTCCTTTCCAATGTTTAAATATTTGATGGGCTCCAGATGAAGCTGAAATATTAAATGTAGATATTTTCTTCTTATATAATTCAACTAAATTATCAAACTTATTAATAAAATAATCAGCTTCATCTTTTTGATATTCATAAAGATTTTCTTCGGATTCTTTTTTCTTGACTGAATATGAATTTAATAATCTAATTATTAATCTTTGAAATTTATAAATAATATTCTTAAGATTTAAGTGACGGTTTCTTATTATATTTGAAACAAATTCTGTTTTTAATTTTGAATCTATTTCTTCACCAATATTTTGTATATATTCACGATAATGATCTTTTTTCATTTCAGCAAAGTCAAATATTTGAGTTGGGTAACCTAATAATTTAATTTTATTAATTAATGAATAATTAATTTGTATCATTCTCTTATTATTTTTATTAATTACCGGTTGTTTATTTTCTTCTTTGTAGCCAAGTAAAACTCTTGATACTGCATCATAAAATACGTCTATTTTACCAGATTTATACGATGTATAATAAATAACATCGCGATTAAATAATGGATGTGAGTTTTTAAAATAAATTTTATTATCCTTATCAGTTATAATAATAGGTTTATCTAATTGTGTGCCTAAATAATCATGATCAAAAATATATGTATTATCTTTTAAATATATATTTTGTTTAGATAAATCATCTCCTATTAAATTTTTAATTATATCTACAAAATTATCAATATATTTATTTTGGTTATCTTTTGTTGTATTAGAATTATATTCTTCTTTTAATTTTTTAACTAATTTTTCGTTATATGAAAGTTCTTCCTTTCTTTTATTTTCTTTTTCTTCAGTATATTTAATAGTATTAGTGTATAATTTTTTACGAGCTATATTTATTTGTTCCCCTAATTTTAACAATTCTACATCTGAATAGGTATGTTTTTCAGTGTTTTTACATTTTATACATATATTATTTTTTGTTTTTTCATCAAATACAAAAGTATGTAAAACACCATCTGAAATACATATTTTTTGTGAGAGATTACGTAATAATATTAAATTGTAATTTTTATTAATCTTTTTACTTTCTTCTTCTGATAATTGTAATTCATTACTTTTAATATTGCATATTTTACATTCAAAATGATTACCAACTGGTCCCCAATTATGATATGAACCTTTTTGACAATTTGAAAGATTAGTTAATCTATCATAATTAATATATTCAACTGTTTTTATTTGATGACGCATTTTAGGAAATATACATTTTCTCCAGAAATGCGGTGAATCCCAAGATTTAGGTAAATAATTACCTGTTAATACATAAGCTTCTGGTTTTGTTAAAATAAATCCTTTTGATTCACCGATTGTTGATTCTTTAATCGCTGCTTTAAATTTCTCATATAATTCTTTATTAGAAAATGTAGTATTTAATTTATTATAAAATTTTGATGTTAATATTTCAAAAATTATATTTTTACTATCATGGCCGTTTTCAAGAATATTATTTATAATATCAACAACAGTATTTATAATAATTTTTTGAATAACAGGTATAAATTTTTGCTTTTTAGCTTTATCTTTAATATCTTCTTTATAATCATAATACCATAAATTATATTTTGCAATATAGCAAGAAAGCATATATAATACATAACAAAATATCGGGTAATTTTTAACATAAATAGTATCACCTTTATTATTTTTTATAAATTTAAGATTTTCAAATAATGAGGAATATACTTTATCAAATACTTGGAAATTACAGAAACCCTTTTTGTCAGAATTAATATATGATATTTGTGATTCATTTAATTCTAACATCATATTAAACATTAAATAACCAAGAATGTTATTTTGTTTTACCGGTTTTAAATAATCTTTATCTTTACTTGAAAATGCAAAAATACTATTATCTAATTCAAAATAGAACAGATTAGAATTTGTAATTCCATACTCTCTCTTTGTTTTTTCCATCCATTGTTTATAATTTTTTTTCAAAATAAGATTATTATTAATAACAATATCAATAGAATCTTTTATCACGAGTTTTCTGCGTGATTTAACTGTAGGCGAATTACCCATAAAATATGGTATATTTGTAATTAAAGCAATTTTTTCAATAAATTTATCAATACTTCTAATCGAACCTTTATATTTTTCATATTCAGTAATATCTTCTAAAGGAGTATCAAGAGGCATACCATATACTACAAATCTTTGCGAACTATCATCATATTTACCATCTTGAACGTATTTTTTAATATTTAAATTAAAACCACAACTTTTACAAATATAATCGTGATCTACATTTTCAATAACGTATGCTTGAACGAAAGCATATAATTCATCAATAAATAATTTTGGATCAATCTTCTTCAATTCTGATAATCTATCCCAAGTAATATTATGTTGGCACACACCTTCTATTTTATCTTGCTCTTCATAAATACCTTTTTCTTTTAAGAATTCTGTAGAAATTCTTAATATATTTTTATCTCCATCTTTATTTTTATCTAATTCGGGTAATTCTAAAATGTCTCCTGTTAAACCAAAAACCATATCGTCATTAATATCATATTTAATTTCAGAACGTGTAATTATATCGGTGCATATTTTATCTTCTAATAATTCTTTTATTTCTTTATTATTTGTTATTCTAATTTTATCTTCTTCATATTTTCTAATTAAATCATTTACTTTATCAATTGTAATAATTTGTTTAGATTCTTTTAATTTATTACATTTATCTAATATTTGATTGTAAATATCATCAACTAATACATCATAAAATTGTGCTAGAGTGTGTCTAATCATGTCTTGGTTATTAAATTTATTTTGTTGTTCGTATGTTTCTAAATCAACATCGTCTAATGTAGGATCAAATAACCAAAAAACTGACATTTTTGTTTTTGTTTCATTAATAATTGTTTGTCTAATTAATTCATTTGTTAAATTTAAACCATTTTTACTTTCACCTAAATCTCTAATATTTTTAACAACACTGTTTTTAGTACAATAAGGTGAATTATACGATGATGGAATAAATAAACCAACAACATTTAATTGTTGATCAAAACTACCTACCCTCATTTGAAGAGGTGTTTTTGGTTTTTGTTTAAAGTCGCCTTCTCTTTCAAAACTTACTAAACGTATCGCATCAATTGTTTTATTTGCAGTATATTGAATATGATTTTTACTTTCTTTAAAATTAATAAATGGATATAATGTAGAATTTTCCAAATCTTTTAATAATTCAGAATTTTCAGAAGAAATATTCCCTTGATTGATAAATTTTGTAATAATTTTCATATCTTCGAAATTGTTAACGATTACTGCTTTTTTATAAGAAAGTGGTAAATAAAACATTTTTTTAGCATCATTGTTATCTTTTGAAGAATTTAAATTACTAGCTATATCTATTTTATTAACAATATATCTTATTTTTGTATCTTCTTTTTTCTTAATTTTTTGATCGCTATTTTTATCATATTTTTCAGAATCTTTATGATATAATAGATAATCATCAATAATCGGGATAACCAATCCAGAATCAAATAATTCATTAATTTTATCATCAATTGATTTTTCTTGTGTTAATAAACCTTCTTCATATTCAGTAATATAATCCCACAAAACATAAGCCATACCTCTTACTAAATCTTTTTTACTTAATAACATTTCAATGTTTTTAAAATCAATAACCTCTTTTGTAGGCATTACAATATCTAAAAACATAAATTCTCCTTCAGTGCTTTCTAATAATTCAATTAATTTGAATATTTCTTTCTTTTCGCTACGATAAATATCATATAAAATAATTGTTTTAATAATATTATGAGCTTTCATTGATTTGTTTTTAACATCTACATATGCTACTTTAAAAAAATCTTCACCTAAATCTTTTACTATTTTGAGAACATCTTTATAATCTTCTCTTTCATTTAATACATCTTTCTTTTGTGGTGTATCAGCTGATATATAATTAATTAATCTTTTTATGAATTGAAAATATTTAATAATAAAAGCATTGCTTTCTGAATTAAAAAAATTTTCTATTTTATATTGATATTCTGGTTGATTTTTTGTAAATTCTACAATATTATTCATAAATGTTGAATCAGAATTTGTATAAAAAAAACCTATATATAAAAATAAATATATTGCTAAATATTTTTTAATGGTTTCAGTAATCTTTATTTGAATTTCTGAGTTTTTAAATAAATCTTTAATATCATTTAAATTCATTTGAATTACATAATTTTTTAAAGTATCATTTATTTCTTTTTGGTATTTCACAAAATTTGTTTCAGATAGCAGTTTCTGTATTTTTGTGTCACTATTTATTTTGACTGAGTAAAAGTCATCAATTAATTTATCCAATAAATCATCAATTTTACTAAGATACATTTAAGTAAAATATATTATTATAGAAGAAAATAAACTTTAAATTTATATCGATTCTAATAAATTTAAAAATAGTTCGTTTAAGATAAATTAATAAATATATTATTTATTTTTATTAAGAGATTAATGGCTGATTTTGATGTGAATGAAATATTGTTAGAGTTTATAGAAATGATAAAAAATAATATTAATATAAGTAATATTTATATATTCGAATACGATTCATTAAAATTAATTTATACTAATAAAATTAATTCTAATTTACATCATTCAAATAATATAATTGATTATATTTTACACCATATAGAATTTATACTGATTGATTCTAATTATAATATCATAACATATCTTACAAAAAATATTACTTTAGATAAATCAACAATAGAATTATTAAATAATAATTGGAATGAATGTAAAATTTATACTAATTATATAGGTATCTATTGTATTTTTTTATATTACAATCAAAAAAAATACTATATTACAAAATACAGAATAGATGATTATGAAAATAGTATAATGATGCAAATATTACCAAATATATTTGATGATATTAAAGAAAATGAATCAGTAAGATTAATTCATAAAATTGTAATAAATCATCGTTTAAAACATATTTTATGTTACGATAATGAATTTAATCAAAAAAATAATATAAGTTACGAACCAGAAGAATCACAAATATTTTATTCATGTTATGATGAATTAGATTATGAACATAATGAAAATATTAAAAAAATGGAAAATAATAAAAAAATATTTAATTCTGGATATATAATCATTTACAAAAATAATAAATATTTATTACCAAATAAAATTTATGAAAAAATTTCTAAATTATTACCAAAGTATTCAAATATAAATAAAATATATATTGAATTATACAAAAGTGATAATTTAAATTATGTAATAAATTATTTATCACTATACCCTTCTGATATAATTAAAAGAATTAATTTATCTTTCAAAACAATTTCAAGAGAATATTTAAATATTTATCATATGACACGTAAAAAATCTCATCCAGAAATTTATGAAAAATTAAATGAGATTAATAAAAAAATATTATATGATTTTCATACTATTTTTATAACAACGCGACAAAATGAATATATCACAAATACTGATAGAAATGATTATTATGATAAAAAATCATTAAGTATTGATACAGTTTATAAATATTTTAAAAAGATAGATATTGATATATTAGAAAAAATATATTTAGATAGAAATGAATTAACAAAAACAATAAAAGAAGTATTTAATAATGATGTTTTTAAAATATTTTTTGAAGATTGTATTAATACTAAAACTATTAGCTATTTATTAAATAAAAATTATTAGTTATTTTCCTGGTTCCAGGAGTGTGTTAAGTTTGGCACTCTATGGTTTTAAATCAGAACACAGTTTTAAAATGTATTTATATTTAACAATGAGAATATCAATACATTCAATAAATGATTTAATCATTTTTGATGGTTCTATTGCTTCTAATTTAAAAGTTACAGATTTAATGAGTAAATCTGGTTTACACATACCACTTGTTAAATTTGGATGTGATTGAAGTTCATAATTAATAATTTCTCCCATAGTATGATCTTCTCCGTCTAAAATAACAGATAATTTTGAATCATTTTTGATAGTACGTTCGTTTGCCATTTTTTCAATTTGTGATTTAATATCTTCTAGACGTTTAATAATATGTTTACAACTTTTATTAAGTATTACAAATTCAGTTTCTTGACCGTTACTTGTAATATTTAATTCACAATCATTCTCATTTTCATATGGAGCACAGCTATTTACACTTGCGCGCCAAATAGCATGTAATTCGCCAATACCAAGAGCACTTGACATATTCATTTTAAATGAATCATTTGGACGAAGTTTAACAATTAAAATAGGATATTGTTTATCATACATTTGCGTTTCTTCTCCATCAATATATACTTTAACGTCATTTGTTGTAATCTGTTGTATTTGATCTGAATTATTATGAGCGTTAAGATATATTTTAATCTCTTTTTCTAGAGGGGATTTTTCACGAGTTAAATCTGCATAATTTATATTTTTCCAAAATTTATCATGAAGATGAAACATATCTATTGGTACATCATAAATTGGAAGATTTGACATACGAAGTTGTAAATATTGATTATCATATGCAGAACATGTATTCTGCTCTATATTAATTAATTGAGGAGGAAAAGCATATGATGGTAATCCATTTGATGCAACTCGACTAATAGTATTAATTAATTTGGGATAAATATCTTTCCCTTTAAATTGTACTTTCAATGAACTTGATACAAATGTTTTACGGGGGATATATGATTTAACTGAGAGTTTAATATCTAAATCTTTACTCATGATAGCTTATATATTTAATTATATATTATTATTTAAATCATAATAAATAATAATATCAATTTTTTATAATATACATATGTTTTATTTTAAAGATTAATATATTAATTAAATTATATAAATCATATGAATTATTTATTTTATAGTTCTCGTTGTGAAAGTAGTGCCAACTTTATAAGAATAATACAAAATAAAGGTTTGATAAATATGTTTCATTTAGTTTCAATCGATCAAATGCCTGTAAATAAAATTGTAGAATTGGGTATCCAATATACACCAATGATAGTAATAAGAGAACAAAATAATTCTCAAAATAGTTCAACATTTGAAGGTAAGAAAGCTTTTGAATGGTTAGAAAGAATTGTTAAATTCAGAGAAGAGAATATGGCAAGAATTGTAGAAAATAATCGTAAAAAAATTATTCAAGCTAATTCACAAGTAAAAGAAAATAATAATATTTTATCATTCTTACCATTGGAAACAAATGGTATTTCTGATAATTTTTCATATACTGCAGAACATTTACAAGATGTAGCTCAACCAAAATCTTTTATGCCATATGGTTCGGATGGAGATTTTAAAATTGCTACATTTAAAGAAAATCAAGGTAAAATAACTAATAATGAGATGAATGAAAAATTAAAACAATATACACAAAAACATTTACAGCAAACTGAAATGATTGAAAATATAGTAGAGAATCAAATGAAGAATGCATTAATAAATAAATTAGATAATCAATAAAATTAAATTTCTTTAAAATATGTTTATAAAACTATATAAGAAATTTATAATATTAAATAATTACTAAAATATGGATAATCTTTTAAAACAAAAAGATGAAATTAGAGACTCTTTTAATAAAATTGCTACTGTTTTATTTACACATTTAGCAAATAAATATCCAGAAACTGAATTTGGAACATATCGTATAACAATACATAAATATATTACAGAATTACCATATGAACCTATAGCACAATTTATAAAACATGTATATTCAAATGATAATTTTCGCGACAAAATTATAGCAGGTGACGAAACGTTCTTTTTAAATCAAACATATGACGACCATTCTTCGGAACAAAATCAAATATTTATGATGAAAGATATATGGACTAAAATGGACCAACAAAATAAACAATTTGTTAAAAGTGCATTTAAATCTCTTGTGGACAGATGTAAATTATATATTGATGTTTTATGTGATATTAATAAAATTAAAAAACAGTAAAAATATTTTATAAAAAATATATTTTATAATATAATTAATACAAAACATATTTAAACATATTCAGATTATATTAATTATCTAAATATGGAATCTAAAACTAAATCAGACACAGAAACCAAAAATCAAAATAGTGAAGAAAATAAAAATAAAATCCTCTTTGTTATGCAAAGTTATTTTATTTATTCAGTAAAAAGTCTTGTAACATTCCTTAAAAATACATCTGAAACATTTGCAACAGAAAACAAATTACAACAAGGTAAAGAAGAAGCTCATCGTAAATTGCGTTCAACTTGTGACGAAATTGTAAATGAATTTAATTCTGTTACAATGTCATTAAATAATACATCAGTTGATCAAGTTAAAATTATTAAGAAAGTATTTTATGTTCTTAAAGATAATATGAAACTCCTTGAAAATAAAGATGCTGCTTTATTTACAATTCGCAACGAAGAAGGGAAAATCACATCAATTATTCCAGGTGTTAATCTAAATCTTGTTTATGAATTAATGGATGATACTGATAAGACAATTATTTGGTTTTATTTAAACACTTTATTTATTTCATCCGTATCTCTTGTATATTCTAATACTCCTGAAAATAAGCATAAAAAATCTGTTTTAGATATGGTAACCAAACTTAAAAAAGAAACTGTGTCAATGTCAAAATCGGTTGGTATTGATTCTATGGCATTTAATGTATTTATTGGTATTAATAGCGATGATGAAATTAATATGGATTCACTTATGACAAATGATATTGCAATTCCTGGTACTGAAGCAAATTCAGGATTTCTGAATACACTTGGTCTTGGAAATCTAATGAACCTCAATTCATTGTCAGATGAAATTAAGAAATTTACAGATAATGATGTCAATGACACAGTCAATACACTCGGTCAGCTTCTTGGAGACGACGATGATGTAAAAGATGTATGTTCTACCATGGTAAAAACAGTAATTGATGATCTCAAAACAAATGGTGTAGAAAATATTTTTGATATAGCTCAACGAATTGGTTCTAAAATTGGTGGAGTAATTTCTCCAGAAAAAATGGCAAAGACAGCTCATAAAATGAGTGATTTAATGGAAAATAATAAAGATAAACTTAAAGATCTTAAAGATGATAATGGTAATCCAATTGGTGAAAATCTTCTAAAACAGTTTCAAAATACATTTAATATGGCGAAAATGTTTAATGATAAAAAATAAGTTTTATTTAATGCGACTTAAATAATATATTCATTATATAAGTATATTTTATAATGAACATTTGGCAAGTTGTATGTGTGAATGATTTAATTAAAATTCTAAAAGAAAGTCCATCCACATTTATTATTATTGGTATTGTTCTTGAAACAACACCAAAACAAGCACAAATTGAAATAAAAAAATTCTTAAAGGAAAAAGCAAGATTATTTCCTAATATGAAATTTTTATTTTTTAAAGCAAATTTAAATGATTTAGGTAAAATTTCTTTACTTGAAAACGATGAAAATCAATATCCATTTATTTATCATATATATGATACAACAAATATATTCATTAAAGTAAATAGTGCAAATTATCAAACTATTACTGAATCATTTAAAGCAGGAGAACAATATTATAAAAAGGATTTAGAAAAATATTTATCTTCAGAAAATCCACAACCTCCACAAACTCCACAAAATAATTCACAAAATTCTCAACCAAATCAACAAAATAAATCAGAACAAATATCACATACAAAAGAAACTAAAGAAAGTAGTGAAGATGAATGGAAAAAACAACATTCTGAATTAAAATCTCAAGAAGAAACATTAAAAAAAATAATTACTTTTCAAGCAAGAGCAAAAGATTTTAATATAGAATTATTAAAAGATATACAACAGCGAAAGATAGAAGAAACAAAAAATAAAAAAAAATAATTATAAATTTCTAAAGGAATATTATAATGAAAAATAATACAGTATTATGGATTGAAAATCCATCTGTTTTTATAAAAAATGAGGGATATTTAAATTTTATTCCAACAAGAGATATGAATAAAACCGAACAAATAAATTCACTTACATTATTTTTATTATACATTTTAATTTTTTCATATTTATTTAAAATGAATAGTAAAGTATTAAATATAACATTATTGTGTTTAATTATTATTATGGTTATTTTATATTACGGTTATTATAATAAAATAGAAAAATTAGAAACAGTTAATAAAGATGATAATTATAAAGATCAAGATATTACATTATCAACCGGATATTATGATTCAGATAATAATTTAAAAATGGGTAAATTTTATTCTCATAAAAAAAATACACCAGAACCTTCATTAGATAGATCATATGAAGAATTAGAAAAATATTTAAAAGCAACATCTAGAAAACCAACATCAGATAATCCTTACATGAATCCTATTTTATCTGATTTTAATACAGAAAATTTACCAACTGCTTCTAATGCAGACGACGAAGATATAAAAGAAGGAATTTCAAATGCATTTAATAAAGATTTATTTAGAGACCTAAATGATATTTACGATAGAAAAAATTCACAAAGAGTATTTTATTCTGTACCAGGTGGTTCTGTTCCAAACGACCAAGATGCTTTTGCTAAATGGTGTTTTGATTTACCACCAACATGTAATGAATCAGGTGAAGGTTGTCTTAGAAAATTCAATGAAGATTTAAGATATCGTACATCATATAGATAAATAATTTAAAAAGATTAATTAAATAATATAAAATTTTCGTTTAATTTTATATTTAATATTCTTCCAAAATTATAATAATGTCACATAGATACGATGATTACAATCCCCTCCACAAAGATAAAAATAATCTTAATTTGAAAACTAATACTCGATACAATAATAGAAATTTATTAGATATCCAAATAAATAAAGACTTTAATCAATCTACATTAAATAGAATGAATATAGAAAGACAACAATTTATGAAAAATTCATATTTAGAAGATGATAATGAAGATGATAACGAAGATGATTATAATATTAATAATGATAATAATGATAATGATAATTATAATAATAACGAGGTTGAATTAATTCCAAATAATGGTTTTGATCCTACTATTGGCAGAGGTATGCCATATCGTTCAGAAGTTAATATTAGAAAAAATATGCATCATCAAAATATAAATCCAAATAATATTATAAGAAATGATTTACCAACTAAACAAATGAATGCATTCGATCCATTTGAAAATATGCAAAATAATAATTTTAATTTTTCAGATGTTAAAAATGATACTAAAATTTCCCCTGCATTAAAAGTAGATGCATTATGTACTGAAAATATTAATACATTAAGTGTTTTTTTTATCAAAAATCTAATAAAAATATTAAGAACTCCTTTCCATATCACTCCTTATAATATTTATAGTATATTCGCGTCATTATATTTAGGTTCTGCAAAAAATACGGAAGTTGAATTAAAAAATTATTTTCAATTCCCAAAAAAAGAATTATTATTAGAAGGATTTACAGAAATTGATAAAAATTTATTAAACAATTCATCACATATTAAATGTGGTGGATGTATATTATTTAATTCAGAACTCCCAGTAAATCCTGCATTCTGTTCTTATTTTGAATCATTATCAAAAATTAGAAAAATTGATAGAAATCAAACCAACAATGAATGTAACACTATTAATAATATTGTAAATCAATTAACACAAAATGCAGAAATGAAAAAATCTGTTTCACAATCATGTCTAAATGACATTAATGTTTTATTATTAACCTATTCCTATTCACATCCTACATTATTAATTAATAATTTTCAAAATAATGTCGGTACTTTTAATAGTATGTTTAACGGCCAAGTTAATGTTAATTATTTGACTGCAAGTAATCAAGTTTTCGGTACAATAGAAACTGAGAATATGAAAATATTAGAATTATGTTGTGAAAATAATGAAATTATGTATGGAATGATATTATTAAATAATAATGATTTTAATTTTAGCAAAAAAGAATTAATTGATTCTACTAAAAATTTAAAACCTATGTTATTTAATACTATTCAATTTCCACAATTTAATATTAAAACAAAATTAAAGTTAAAAAATATATTAAAAACAACAGATATGCAAACAATATTTTTAGATTTAAATTGTCCCGAATTATTTTCAGGCAGAACAAAATTAGATGAAGTATTGCAAAATTCAGAAATTAAAATTGGGGGAAAATTTAAAAAAGTAAAAGAACCAACTCAACAATTTAAAGCAAGTAAAAACTTTATTATTAATAGAAGCTTTGTATATTATTTAAGATTAAGAAAAACAAATACTTTAATTAGTGTAGGTGTATTTTAATAAGTGTATTTTAAAGAGAATGAGAAAAAGATATTTTATACCCTTTATCATTTAACATAAAAACCATAAAGATATTTCTTAGAAATTTTTCTCCTTCATAATTTCCATTCATTATAAAATGATATCTTTTTTCTGGGTCTATTTTTTTACTATTTAATTTAAAAAAACCATCATCCCCTTTTAAATCTCTAAGAGCTACTCTACAATAAGAACGATTTCTTAGTAAATTAAAATATTCCATATTAGTAATTTCTTCAACATTAAGATTATAACCAATAATTGACATTTTTTCAGAAAATGGTTCTAAAAGATCATTTAAACTAACTAAACTTAAATTTGGTTTAAAAATAGAATTTGTTCCGTTTTGTTCGTTTTCCATTAAATGTAATAGTTTAAACCAACCAAAAACCATTTCCATATAAACTGTAATTAAAATTTCAAATTCATATGCTTCTTTATTATAAATCATTGGGTTTGGTTCATTTTCCAAATCAATTGATGCAATTAATTGTCCGATTTCTATTTTTTTTTCTATATCTTCATCAACTATTAATTGCCATGCCAATGTTTCTGGAGTAAATTCGTTTGATATATTTTTTTGTAATTCATTATCAATAGAATCCATTATTAATATTTTATTTATATACGAATAATGTTTAATATAGTTTTTTTTATTCTTGCTTATATTATAATGAGTTTAGAACCCCGATTACAAGAATATTTACAAAGAAAAGATTTCTTTGATAAAAATGAGTTAGATGCTCTTATTTTAGAAAAACAATATATGATTACACCTCAAGATAAAAAAATAATTAATATGTATTTTAATAAAAATATTTACAAAAAGAAAGATTTAGAAAGAAATATGTTTGCCGATTTTATTGAAGTTAAAAAAAATTCAAAACCCGATGCTACCGATGAATTCAGAAATGATCCAAGATTTCAAAGATTAAGAAATAAAGTAGCAAAAGAAAAAGAGGCTCAATTTGGAAGAAATGATATATCTGAAATAAGTCGCCAATATGATTTATATAATGATCCACATAACGAACCACAAAATAATAACGAAGAAGATTATTTTGAAAAAGCTTTTCCAACACATAATCTTGATACTGATTCATTTAAAGAGTCAAAATATTTATTAAAACAACCCCCAAATGAATATCAATATCAACATGGAAAAGAACAACATGTAACTCCTAAAATACATTATAATGAAAGAGTATATAATCAACAATATGATTCATATACAGAACATAAACCAACATTAGATAATATTGTAGGGGATATTGGTACATACAGAAATAAAATAAATAAAACATATAATTTTAATTCAGATGCAGAGTTTGGAGGAGTTGTTTTTAATAATAATCCATGCAAAGAAGGAGATTATACGCAAATGTATGGAAAAGTTCCAGAAATGACTGGTTCTGATTTAAATAATGTTGATATAGAAACTTATGTAAAATTTGGTTCACCAACAAGTAAAGCAAAATCTTTAGGATTTGAAAACCCCGTAGAACATCATTTTTCATATATTGATTCAGATATTCAAAATCCAGATCATATTATTAACGATCGGCCACAATTATCACGTTTATCAAATAAACAATCAATAAATTATAAAGGAAGAAAAATATATTAAAATATTAAAATATAAAAAATAAATATTTTATCTTATCAATATATAAATGACTCAACAAGGTAGTTCAAATAGATTAATTTATGATACATGTGCTTATCAAAAAGAACTAATTGAAAGCGTTTCACCATTTGCTTACCGCACATATGGTGGCGCTTACGAAAACGAACAAAAATGCAAGAAAGATAAGTTTTGGAAACGTATTGATTCTGATGTAGTTGATGTAGAATCAGATCTTAAAAATATTACACGTCCTGCCACTAAATGCCCCGAACTTAAATATAATCCTAAATGCAATAAATCGGGTCAATGCATTAGCACATTTGACCCATCTGTACCTGTTATTCTTGATAGCAATGTTTGCCCTATTGTCTTTAACAATATTCCTCGTCAAAAATCAAATGGTTTAATAATGCCCGACCAACCATCTATGTTCAGAAAATAAATTAATTATAATTAATACTAATTAATACTAATTAATACTAATTATTAATATATTATAATTTTTAATATTAAATTATAATATAATATATGTTGTACGAAGATTTGAAAAAATATCAAAATGTTATTATTATTGTTTCTGTAATAATATTATTATTAATAATTATTAATCTTAAATCTTCAAAAGAACATTTAAGAAGCAGTGGGTTATTATTTGAAAAAAAAGGAGATTTAAAATTATATGCAAATTCTAAATTAATTAATTTATTAGATGATAAAGAAGGTATTTATTCATCTGATTTTAATAATAAAAATTTAGGTTACAAATTAATTCTAAATAATAAAAAATCTGCTATATCAGGTTTTGTACCTAATAAAAAATATACTATTGATTTTAGATTTAGTGTTGTACCAAATTTATCAAATAAAAAATTAGTAATAAATATTATTAAATCGTCATCTCCTGATTTCAATATTAATGGACCCGGTCTAGAATCAATTAATACAACGATTATAGAGTCAAAAGAAATTGTAACTACAAAAAATTTATTTAATTTTATAAATATAACAACTCAATTTGAAGCAAAATACAATGATATAATTTATTTTATGATTTCTTCAAAAGATAATAATGATAATATTTTATTATCATCTAATAATAAAAAAGCTGCAGTATATTTATCAATTACAGAAAATTAACACACATTAATATATAATATATATTAAATTTAGTTAAAAATTAATTTTTTTATTTTTTAATATATATAGATATGTTTGAAGAACTTAAAAAACATCAAAATATATTGATCATATGTTTTGTAATTATAGTATTAGTATTTTTATATTATAAATCAACAGAAAATTTTGGAAATAACAATGATGTTTATTTATTATGGGAAGCAAAAAATGCCACTTTTAATAAATCATTATTAGAAAATAAAATTCCTCAAAATTTATTAGATTCTAAATTTATTAATAGTAATGTTAACAAAACTGAAAAAAATATAGCAGTTGATCTTAGAAATGTTATATATAATTTTCACGCAAATAAAACTTATAAAACTATGATTTATATTAACATTCCTAAAAACAATGGACCAAAGAAATCAGCAAAATTATCAATTAAAGTTAATGATCTTATAAATCGCAATGATAATGTTATAAGCGGAGTAGCACTTGCTACCAAAACATTATCTTACACATCTGATAAAGAAGCTACAATGACTCTAACAAGTACTTTACGCACTAAAGAATTATCAATGCATAACTTATTTATTACCGTTCAATTAGTAGATGGTGATTTTACTGCTCTTCCTGATACAATTAATGCTACAGTTAGAGTAGAAGAAGTTACTAAATAATAAATAATTACATTATATAACCCATTTTATAATTAATTTTAATAATTAATTATAAAAAAAATATATTATCTTATTTATATACAATGAATATTGGTAATTCAAGTAGATTAGCTTATGATAACTGTGCTTATCCTGATAGACTCACTGAAAGTGTTTCACCTGGCACATATAGATTACAACCATACTATAATTATAATAGCGATGCTTGCATAAATTTAAATGGCCCAAGAAACCAAGGTTTTGGCGTTGCTGCACCTGTTGATAATGCTCCCGCTATGTCACAACAATTAGTTGACGTCGAATCAATTTTATCAAACCGTAATGTTAGAACCTCAAAATGCAAAGATGGTAAAGTTAATAAAATTAGACCTGAAAACATTAAAACAATTAACCCAAGAATATGCGAAAATGATGATTTCCCCAGAAATTCACGTCTTTCACACCCCGCATTCAATTATAAAGAAATGCCAATGAATAGATTTTACAATCTTTATCGCGATCCTCAAGCAAACATCTTTTATGATTTTGCTAAGAATACAGTTCTTGAAGCAAAAGACAATTATGTCTACCCTGTTCCTGTTATTATGAAATAAATCATAAAAGATGATTTATATATCTTTTAAATTTTACGGTACCGTAAAGCGCTTAATTTAAGACACATTTGGTGTCTTAAATTTTCGGTATTTTTAAATATTTTTTTATAATATAACATTATATATTATGAATCTCTTTGATAGTTTTTCTATTTTAAAAGATGTATTAACATTAAAAAATGATAACGATGTAACATCCAAATTTCAAAATAAAACCAAAAAAAATAATATAAAAGATATGGATATAAATGATACGGATATTTATAGTTCTAATAAATTATATAAAAATGTTAATACATTCAAAAATTTAGCAAAAAAAAGAATAGAACAATCTCGCGACCCTAGACGTACTGGAATAATTAATCCTAATTTAAATCGTAAAGGTACAAATAGACGAGCTATAAATCAAGATAAAGAACATTTTGGTAATATTAGTAAAAATCAAAAAATAATTCATAATGATGAATCAGATTCTGATTTTAGTGACGAAGCTTCTGTTATCTCATCTGCATCAGATGCATCTGTTATGGGTGATCCTACATTATTATTATCTCGTTCAACACAACTTGTTGATAATAGAGCACATGAACTTAAAATTGTTGATAAAAGATCTGAAAATAGAAATAGTTATTTATCACAATTTGAACCCATGAAATTTGATAGAAAAGATCAACCAGTTTCAATGAATGCCGTTCACAAATCATCTTCTACAAATAATAGAATTAATATTGAAAGAGATCTTGCTATGTCAGGTCATTATTCAAATTACGGAGAAGGATACGGTCAAACTAATGACATGTCTTACGGTGTTTCAAATGGTGATTTTACACATAATAATATGGTTCCTCAATTTAAAAGTAAATCATATGGTTCCCAACCCCATCGCGATGAAAAATATCAAAATGTAGCTCAAAGAAAAGTAGAATTATTTAGTGGTTCAGAATCAATTAAACCTGCCAAAACAGAAACAAAACCTCTTTTTGATCCTGTAATGAATGCTACAAATATTTATGGATTACCTGTAATGGCTGATTTTACATCAGATAGATATATTCCAGGTTATGAAAAACGTAATGAATTACCTTTTCAACAAAAAAGAATATCTTCTGGTTTAAATTTAGGTTATAATGAAGAAAATCCAATGGGTGATTATTATAGACCAGTATATAAATCAATAGATGAATTAAGAACAGCTGATAAAGCTCAAGTTTCATATACAACACCCGTTGTAACTGCAGGTTTACGTGGAGAAAGAGGTCCTGTTATCGGAGAACAAAAGAAATATAGACCAGAAAGAACTAAAGAGTGGGGTACTGAAAGAATGGTTAAAAATTATGGATATGCTATTGCACCTTCTGTATATGGTGAAGTTGATGTAAAAAATCTTGCTACGGTTAATAGAGGTTTATCACAAACAGTATATGTTGGTCCCGCACAAAATGAAATTTCACAAGTAACATCAACTGAAATGAGAGAACAATGGGATGGTAGTCTTAAGCAAAATTATAAAGAAGCTGATCCTCGTAACTTATTTATTGTAGAAGGTCAATTAGCACGCGAAGATGAAGAAAAATATATTCCTGATCCTACACAAAGAAGTCAAACTCTTAATTACAAAGGTCCTGCAGGTACATCACAAATAGGTAAAACACAATATTATAATCCTAGTGATGTTCCTAATCCAACACTCAGAGATATTCACAATTTATATGATAGAGACGGTGTTGCAATTACAGCTAATTCATACAAGGGCCATGCATACGATCCAAATGATGTTCCCGAACCTACACTTAGAGACGTCCATAATATTTATGATAGAGAAGGTAAAGCAATTACTGGTAATATTCTTAAAGGTCATGCATATGACCCTAATGATGTTCCTGACCCAACACGTAGAGATATTCATAATAAATATGATAGAGAAGGTAAGGCAATTACAGGTAATATTCTTAAAGGTCGCGCATACGATCCCAATGATGTACCTGATGTAACCAAGAGAGAAATGCATTCTAAATTAGGAAGAACTGGAGGCGGTGCTACTAATGTTGATGCTGATAAAGGTTATGCTATTAATTATGATTTATTAACACCCGATGTGACAAACAGAGAAATGTTTTCTATTTTAGGAAGAACTGGCGGAGGTGCAGCTAATGTTGATGCCGATAAAGGTTATGCTATTAATTATGACTTAATGACACCTGATGTAACTAAGAGAGAAATGCATTCTAAATTAGGAAGAACTGGTGGTGGAGCTACTAATGCTGATACTCAAAAAGGATATACTATCAATTATGATTTAATGACACCCGATGTAACGAAGAGAGAAATGCATTCTAAATTAGGAAGAACCGGTGGTGGTGCTGCTAATGCTGATACTGAAAGAGGTTATGCTATTAATTATGACTTAATGACACCGGATGTAACAAAGAGAGAAATGTATTCTAAATTAGGAAGAACCGGTGGAGGAGCAACTAATGTTGATACTCAAAAAGGTTATACTATTAATTATGATTTAATGACACCCGATGTAACAAAGAGAGAAATGCATTCTAAATTAGGAAGAACTGGTGGCGGTGCTGGCGATAATAATACTTTTATGCCTAGAACACGTGCCGATTACGAAAACGCACAAATGAATGTTGGAAAAGAAATGATAGAAATTATTAATAGACCACCTACATATTCAAATTATGCCAAAGGTCCTACTGCCGATTTTACCATGTTACGAGTATGTGATAAAATTCAAATTAATAGAGCAGGTTTACCATCAACAATTGCAATTAATGATAAATTACCATTTATCATGTCTACAAGTGATACAAGAAATCTTGAAAATATTCGCATCGATTCGCATACAAAACTTAATTTAGAAGGAAATCCTTACATTAATAATATTATACACAAATCTATTTAATTTATTTTATTTTTAATAATAGTTTTAATCTCTGATTTGTTGTTTCTGTTATATTTAAATTAAATTGTTTTAATAATTCTACTTCAATATCAGATAATCCAGATAGATCTTCTTTTAAAAAGTCATCAGTTTTATAAGTTGGCTGATATTTATAATTAAAACCAGCAATTTGTATTATATCATAAAATTCTTTTTTGAGAATTTCACCATTACTATTTAAATCTCCATTCATTGAATAATCTTTGAATACGGTTGGATATTTATCTTTATTTAATCTTAAAAACTTTTTTGTTTCTTCTAATTTATAACGTAAACTTAAACACATTGATGATGTTGATTTCCATTTTATCGGACCTAATTCAACAATGAAGCGATTACCATGTGTATCATCTTCATTTAAATACCATACAAAAGATGGAATTTTTTGCACATTAATACCATATTTTGATAAATCTATTGTTCTTTGTTTTTTCTGTAAATTCTTAGTACAATCTTTTTTTGTTGTATCAAATATTAAATTTGTATGTCTATTATCTAAATTAATTTTATTAATATGAATTATTGAGGATATCTTTGAGGAAGCTTTTTTAAATTTCATAACTATTTCATGTAAATAAATATCTACCATTTTTGGTTTATCAGATGTTCCTATATTGACTTTTGTGGATAAATTTAAATTATCAGTTAAATAAAAATGTCTTTCTTCTCTCTTAATAAATTCATACGTATCTTTATCTAAAACAATAGGTATTTTTTTACCTTTAAAATTAATACTTAAAACTGCATACGTGTTACTATTATAATTTACAAGTTTTGAATTAGTTAATAATACCATTCTTATAATAACTCTTTCTAAAAAAAATTGAATTAATAAATATGTTGATAAATATAAAAAAGTATACTATATTAATTTATTATGGCTACCTCTATGGACCTTTCCTCTATTATTTACCCCGAAGTTATCGACTATTATGCCGCTAACTCAACCGAAAAGACACTTCGTGAAGCTCAATATCTTGATATTTTTGGGTCAATTAATGTAGAACTTGCATTAATGACTAAGACTCTTGATGAATCAAAGACTAAGAAGACTCCTCAAACAGTTTTTATTCAAAATACACTCCAAGGGCTTTCTAAACTGAATTTTCCAGAAATTGTTAAAATGTGTTTTACACTTTATGATAAGAACTGTGATGCGGATTATGGCAATTGTTTTGATGCCGATCTTGGATGGCTAACCCGTCGTCGTAAGGGAGAATTTAATATCGCATTCGATATTCACCACAATGATCTATCTAAGACATTTGAAGAAACAAAGTTTTTCATGCAAATTAAGGCTCTCCGCCTCTATATTGCTGAACTCTTTAAGAAGTATGTTGGTAGTTACGAACCACAAGATTTTGTTTCCAATAAGGTAACTTATCGGGTTGGTGATTCGCGCCGTACTAGTGATGAGTTTGTGACTTTTTGTTACGAACTAATGCACGTCCATATTGAATTTTGTAAGTACTCAGAGCGTCTTACTGAATTTTCCGATCTATTTAAGGCAAGTGGAGCACTTGCCACGAAATATCGTGAAGAACTGGATGCTCTTTATCAACAAAAATGCGATCGTAAGAAGAATGGTGAATTTAAACTTGTAATTAACAAAAAGTCACAACCCAATAATTCTTCAAATGGTCGCGCACGCTTTGCTAATAAGTAAATATTTTTTTATTAAATTTTATTAGTTTTATTAATTATTTAAAATTGTTTTTATATTATAATTATAGAATAAAATGCCAGGAGGAATATTAACTATGGTATGTTATGGATGTAACGATTTATATTTAACTGGGGCACCCCAAATAACTTTTTTTAAATTAGCATATAGAAGATATACAAATTTTTCTGTTGAATCTTATAATGTATCTCCAAATACTCATACAAATTTTGGAGAAGAAATAGAAATAACTATTCCTCGTATTGGAGATTTAGTAAATAAAACATATTTAACGGTACATATACCTGAAACATATTTTTCATTTAATGAATTTGAATTTAATAATCCCAATACTACATTAGATTCAACATATTTTACTAATTATAATATTGTTAAAAACTTTATGAAATATAATACAGCAGCATATCGTTCAATATTAAGAGATTATAAAGTTACTGGAATAACAACAACAGATATTAGAGATAATTTAGAAATTTTGATAAATGGAGACGGACAAATTGCAAAAATAAACTTTGAAAATTTATATAATTCAACATTACCAGAAATGGTAAAATTTTACATTAAAACTTGTAATATATATACTATGACTGAATCAATCTTAGCTACTGATACTGATGATGAAACAGTTATATTAAATATTTATAATATATCAGAATCTTGTATTAAAACAAGTATTAAATGTCAAGAATATTATTTTAATTTATATAACGATGCATTAAAAGAATATAATTTAAATTCTTTACAAAATTTAAAATTTGCATGGGGAAAAAATATAGGTCATAATATGATTGAATCAATAGATGTATATGTTGGTGGAGAATATATTGATAGAATAGATGGAGAATTATTGGAAATATATTCACAATTAAAAAATAATAATACTAAAGATGAAATTTATAAAAAATTAATTGGTGATATATCTGAAATGACAATTTATAATGCATCACCAAAACCAGCATATACTTTGTATATTCCTTTACAATTTTGGTTTACAAAGAATATTGGATCTGCATTTCCATTAGTAGCATCACAACATAGTGAATTAGTTTTAAAAATTAAATTTAGAAGTTTAAATAATTGTGGTACAATAGAAAATTTACCCCAATATTCATACACTTTAGAAGATTTATGGAATGATAAAAAATATTATTTAAATTGTAATTTATTTGTTGATTATATATTTTTAGATGGTTTAGAAAGAAGAAAATTCGCTCAATCTTCACACGAATATCTTATTGAAACAACACAATATGAATATAAGTTAATTAATACTAATAATTTTATTTATCATTTAAATATGAAACATCCTTGCAAAGAATTTATTTGGTTTTTCCAAAAAGAAATATTTAGAATTGATATAGATGGTAAATATACAGGTGATTTTAATAATTTTGCATTAGATATATCAGGTGTAGGTAATCCAATGATATCTGCATCTATTAGTTTAAACGGAGATGAAAAAATTAGTAGATTTGTAGGAACTTGGCAATATTATAACTATATTCAACCATATGAATGTCATACTAGAACACCACAAGATGGGTTAAATATATATTCTAATGCATTGGCTCCAGAAGAAATACAACCAAGTGGTACACTTAATTTAAGTAGAATAAAAGATGTTGCATTTGATTTTAAGTTAAAACCAGAAGCATTTTATTATAAGGCATCTGATATAAATCCAAAGATAATACCTGGATCAGCTGAAGATATAACAATCGATACACAATTATATTTTAAAATATATGTTATAGCATATAACATTTTAAGATTTAGTAATGGTTATTGTGGATTAGCTTTTTCAGCAGTTTAATTATTTTATATATACATTTATTAATTATTATTTAAATTAATTAATAATTACTTAAGAAGATTTACTAATTTAATATTATACTTATATTCTAAATAATGTCGGGTTCTGGCGGAATATTACAACTAGTAGCTACTGGTATAGATACAGTATATTTAACGGGTGATCCAACAATAACTTTATTCAAATGTGTTTATAGAAGACATACTAATTTTACAATAACTCAAAGTAATTGTATAGTTAAAAATGTTAAAAAATTCGATTCACATGGAGAATATACTATTGAAAAAAAAGGCGATTGTGTAAGCAATATGTTAATGAGAATAGATATAGGAGATTTTAATGTAAAATATTTAGATTCAACCAATAAAAATGTTTTAAATATATTAAATGATTATAAAATTACTTGGAAAAATACATTAACTCCAAATGCCAATATTAACTTGAGTACATATGTTAATTCTATTAAACCTATTATTTATGATTATATTGAAATATATATTCAAAATTATAATAATTTTTTTAGATTAAAAAATGATATACAGCGCGGCATAAATTATTATAATGATAATAATAATATTATCAAAAATTCTATATTGAAAAAAGAAAATAAAATATATAACGATACATCATTTTACAATAATAAAAATGAAATATATTTAAAATTAGATAATTTAAAAAATTACATAATTCCAAATAATTATAATGAAAAATTCGTTCAAGTAAATAATGAAATAATTGAAAGAAATCCAGATGGTTCTTATTCCGATGATATTTCTAATAATATAGACGAAATGAATAATATATTTTATGATGCATCGTATAATATTGTTTATCAAAATAGATACAATCAATATTTATATGAACATGGTTTTGGTTTATACGTAATTGATGGAAGTGGAACTTATCAAAGAGATAGTTCAGGAAATAGAATTCAAAAAAAATACAAATTAGATTCGAGTGGAAATTATATTTATGATTCAAATGGTAATAAAATATTAGTTACGTCAAATATATCAGATAGAACACAATTATTATCGGGTATGTTTGATATGATAAAATGTTATTTATTAGATGTAAATATTTCGGGTCAATATGTATCTCCTATATATATTCGAGATAGAATGTATGATGAATATTTAAATTATATTATAAATCCTAGTTTACCATCAACAGATTATGAAACTAATTTAAAACATATATTCACATTTTATAGTTTAATTAATGAAATTAAAATACCATCGGTATTAGGTTATTTAGATAAAAATATTGGAGATTATTACAATGATATACTTAATAATATTTATAAGAATATAAATTACCAATATTTAAATATACATAATAATACATTAATACCAACATATTATAAGAATTTTGATAGTTATAAATTATTATTTAAATACATTGGATCCTTGCCAGATGATAATATTTATGATGATACAACTATTAGAAATTTAAAAACATCAATTAGAACAACAATATATAATAATTTATATGAAAATTACAATTTATATAACAAAATCGTAGAAATTATGAAAAATGCTTATTTAAAAAATGCAAATCATTTTAGATTTGGTATATATAATAGTTATACATCATATGTATTAAATTCATATCAAGCTGATTCAAGATTATCTATGACAATACAACCATCGTCTTTTGGCTTATCTGATAATTTAATTGATAATATTAATAGTATTTTAACAGATAATATATATTTTAAGAATGAAATAAATACATATTTTAATAATTTTATTATTAGTTTAGGAAAATCAATTGAGAGTAGTGTATTCAGTGATTATTTTAACGACCAAAATATGTGGAGTTTTCTTACAATTAATGATAATAACTTTAAAAATTTATTACAAACTATTCAATATAATGGAGTCATCGTATATACACTATTACAAAACATTTTTGAAGCAGATATATTAGATAAGATGTCTATATTAAATTACTTACCAATTTATCTAATTCATGATATACCAAATGCAATTAATTCAAATCTTTCGAATATGGGTTTATCTGCATTACAATTATCTGAAATAGATTTATCTGATGATACTTTTGATGCTCCTGGATATGCTATGAGCTATTTAGATACTACGTTTAATAAAACACAAATGTATAAAAGAATTTTAGAAAATATTGTATTTAATGATAATACCGGTCTTATTGTGTCTGATTCAGATTTTATTAATGCATATGCTAGATCTTATTTAACTGATATGAATAAATTCTCATTATTTAAGATTGTTAGACCTGAAAAGAATTATGGATTTGTAATTGACAGTAAAGTTTATTTTATACCAAATGGAAGAGCAGTAATAGAAGAATACAGAAGAGAATATTATAGAATTTTACAAAATGGAGTAAATTTTACAGGAGCAGGAGCGCCAACGGATGAAGAAAAAGTTAAATTATTTGAAAAAATCAACTTGGTACTAGATCAATATATGAGATTTGATTTTGATAATGTTTTTAATAGTCAATATACAAATAATTCAACATATACAAATTATATTTCAAATAGATATAGATTTAATACAAATTTATATTATGCTGATCTATCTACAAATCCAATTAATATACAAACAATTAATAATAACGATAATACAAAATATATATTCGCCCAATCATCAATTTATTCTGCAGTAATAAGAGATAATATTGAATTTTATAATAAATTTTTTAATGATATTACGCTAAGTAAATCATATTATGATACAAATTTAGGGTTAACAATGAGTAATTTATATGACGATTTTGATAATGATATTCATAATTTAGATGTAACTGGTTCATTACCCGCATACGAATATTTTTCAGCACCTACAATAGAAAAATATAATGATATGACAAATATTTACCCTCGTATCGAATTGGATTATAATTTAAATGGATTAAATCCTTCACAAACAAGAGTTTTGAAATATTATGTATATAATCAAACAGGAACAAATGTTACGATACCTGTAAATTCTGGCTATAATTTTAGTGATTTTCAAAATATTATTAGTGACGTTTCCATGAATGAAATTGTAGATGGTAATAATAAATTAGTTGAAATATCTACAAGTTTACAATCATATTTGAATATATATGATTCTTCATATAATGAATTAAGATATTTACTAGATATACAAAATAAATATTCAAAAGATTTAAGTTTTAATACCGTTTCTACTACTGTTGATTATTATAATAGTTTCTTTACAGTACATGCACCGTATGTTTCAACAGATATAATTATACCAACTAAAACAATGTTAGTTGATAACTATTATTTGTGTGGTGATATGTTTAATAGTAGTTATGACGGAATAGGTTTATTAGTACTTGATAAATGGAGTATAAAAGATATAATTGAAAATTTTAATGTTCCATTAAATCCATTTAATATTTCATTACAACCAAATTTACACGAATCTTATAAATATTTATCTAATGTACAAAGATTACAAATAAATACTTTATTTTACGAAATAACTGGAAATATCACTAATGTGATATATACTGATAAATTACGATTTAATTTATATAATAATTATAATACAAAATATGATATATTTAATTATTTCAAAAATTTTATAATAAATGAAGGTGATGGTAAATTTTTATTAAGATATGGTGAAGATAATATAACATTATATAATACTAATATTTCAAAAATTATTGATGATTACAAAAAATATTATTATGGTATCATAAGTAAAATTGTATATTACGATGGTCCAATACCCACAGATCAAGAAATAGAATATTTTAATCAACGTTTAGCTCCTTATTTTCCTATTAGAAATATTGTACCTAAAGCATTATTGTATGAATCTAGTGAATTAGATACTGTATTATCAGGTATGGTAACAAATACACCAGCATATTATTCATGGGTACGAGAAATAGCATATTATATGTTTGAATATTATAATTTAAAAATTAATGGTGATGTATTTGAAAATCATAATTCACAATTATTTAGTTTAATGAAAAAATTATTTGTATCTGAAGCACATACAAGAGGTATTGATTATTTAATTGGTGATAGAGTAGAATTATATACATATAATAAAACTAATAAGAGTAATATTACAATATATTTACCTTTACAATTTTGGTTTACTAAAAATAATACATACAATTCATTACCATTAACAAATATATTGTATTCAGATGTTTCTATTAGTTTTAAATTAAAACAATTAAGTGACTTACTAATAATGGCACCATATTCATATATAGATAAAGAACCAAAGATTAAATGTTCTTTTATTGTAGATTATGTTTACTTAGAACAAGAAGAAAGATTACGTATTGCTGCATCAAAATTAGAATTTTTAGTAGAAAAGTTTAATTATGGAGGTTTACATACATATAAATATTCTGATATTATTAATAATCAAATTAATACAAAGTTATATTTTTCTGATCCAACAAAATTCATTTTATGGAGAGCAAAAATTAAAACAACTGATAAAATATTTTGGAATGTTAATGGTTATAGAATTATAAATCAAAAAACTTATAACTATTCAGAACCCTTTACAAATACAGAATTTGTTTCATATTATCCATATTCAACAGAAATACCAATTATAAAATCTACTAAAATTAATTTTAATGGTAATACACGTCAAGAAGGCGAATCAGGATATTTTAATTATGTAGTACCATATGAATCATGTTTAGGTTGTTTAAAAACTAGTGAATTTATGTATTCATTTAGTTTATATCCTAAATTATTGCAACCAAGTGGTACAGCAAACTTAAGTGTAATTGAGGATTTAAGCGTTTCCCATAATTTAACAGATGATATTGTAACATATATGAAAAATGATAATTTAGAATTAGAAATAGAATACTGGACTATGTCATATCAAATAATTAGAGTAATGAGTGGATTTATTGCACCTGCATTTATCGCATCTAAATTATAAATTTATTTAAAATATATTTATTAATATATTTTAAAATATCTTGAAATATTTATCTTTCAAAAATAACCCCTGCGTAACCATTTGCTACTCTTAATATATTATAAGTTTCACAATATACTCTACATATACCATAATTATTAGTACTTAATATAGGTTTTGTTCTCATTTTAATTTCTACTGTTTCTATTTTACTCATATTACATGTACCACTTGGTTGTGTTGAATTTATATTTAAACCAAACGAATACATATTTATTCCTGTAGGTGGAGTATTTCTACAAAATTCATATGGTTGTATTAATGAAAAATATTTTTCATCTCTCAATGTTAATCTTTCATTTTGATTTAATAAAATTGTTTCATCAATTATTAAATTATTACCTTTACCATCAGTATAGTCATCATATATCTTGGCATTATATAAATAATCTTGTTGTAATACCCATAACATATATTTACATGGATTATCTATATCAATATTAACTGCTTCAACTGGACCCGTTATTTCATTATTTTCTGTAAAATAAACATGTTCTATTAAATAATCATGTTTGGATTGAGCGAATTTCATACGTTCTTCATCATCTAAATAAACATAATTTACTAATAAGAAAGTATCTCCTAAATGTAAATTTGTAAGTTTACTTAATGAATATGATTGTGGAGTTATAACTTTTGTTACTGCTTGTTGTGTATAAGGTGAAACAATAAAATTTGATATACTTCCTACAATATTGTATTTACTTGTATTAATAATACCATAAGGAATACTTTCAAAATTATTTTTTGATATTAAATAATAATATAATTTTCTTTCATTTATATCAAAATATAAAAATTCTCCTATATTTTCTTGACCGTCAATTGTCTGAACTATTCTTTCATATTTTTGTAAATTTACAATATCAGCATCACATTTTATAAAATGCGTAGGTGTTATTCTTAAACAATAATCTAATGAATTTAATTCTAAATTTATTTTTACATCTGAATATGTCATAGATACTAATGGTAATGCATTTCCTGCATTTTTATTAAACCAAAATTGTAAAGGTATATATAAACTATGAGCTTCTTTATCATATGTAAAATTTATTAAGTTATCAATATTACCAATTAATTTATTCATTTTATTATCTAAAGGTGAAAACATTTCATTCCATAAATACATCCACTCTCCATAATGTTTACTAATAGTTCTACCATTAATTTCTATAGATATACTTTTTATAATTCTATAACCTATATTTTTAACCCATGCAATTTGAGTAATTCCATCTTTAAATTTATTTATTTTAGGTAAATTAATTACTAATGTTGTTTTTTCTATTAGATCTCCTGCTTTTGATATATTCGCTGTTATTTTTGTACCAAAATCTGATATTTGAATAAAATTTTGTCTAATTTCTTCAATTGAAAAATTAGTATGTCTTCTATATACTATTTTAAAATATGTTATTTGTGGATCGTTACTTAAAAACATATCTTCGATTCCATATGCTGCCAAATGCATTGTACCACCGGGCATTTTAATTATAATAAAATGTGATATTATTTATTATAATTGTACACAATTAAATTGTATTATAAATAAATTAAAAAATTTATTGTAGAGTGGAGTGCTTAAAACCTTTAATTTACTCTTGAGAGTAATGAACTATCTCCTGTGAGAGCTCTGAGAAGAGCTTGTTGAACTTTGAAGACAAGATCGGTACCGAGTCTTGATTGTTCGTTAACATTTTGTGTAGCAGCTGAAACAAGGTTAGAGATGGCATCAGATGTGATTTGGGTTCTTGAGTTAACAATATCTTTAAGGTTAACTTCATCAAGACCTTGGCCGGCTGTGATAATGGAGTGGAGTTTGTTGAATTGTTTAATATCTTCATTGATTCTCATTAATTGTTCTTCGAGGTGGTTAACTCTCTTGACGGCGTCGGTGATTCTTTGTTTATCAGCATCAACTAATACTTTACCATGTCTTTCCATTTCTGAATATGTTGTGTCGAACATTTGAGCGAGAGCTCTGGCATTGAAGCATAAATCTTTGTGGGCACCTCCCATCATATTGCCGAGTCTTGCACCGTTAAATGCACCAAAGAGGTTGGGGATACGTTGAATGAGACTTAAATCTAAACCACTAGATCTTGGTGTTAAGATACCTTGTTGTAAAACAACAGGGCCAACTGTTGAGCGACCAGATGATGGGGGAGCAATGAAGTATTTAACCTCAGCTTTTGTAGCATATGTTTTTCCAGCAGGGGTAACAGCTTTTTGATCGATGAGATCGGTGTTGCTTCTAATAAGGTTGACAACACCATTGAGGTAGTTCATGAGTTGAACGTTGCCTCTGATGGCATTGAGTGTGTCAACATCAACGGATTTGGGAAGAATGTGGGCAACCCAGTGTTCGAATGATGGGGGGGCGTTCTTACCGAGTTTGGGGTCATATGAAATTTTGAACCCAAATGTCTTAAGGAGTCGGAGAGCAACTGAAGGTGACATTTCTTGAATTTCTTTCTTGGCAACAGTAAACATGTTGGCATCTTTTAATTTGTCAAGGCATGCTGAAAGGTTTTTGGGTTCACCTGAAAGGAGGCAACGGTAAACACTTACATCGCAAGGAGATTTGGTGAGTGTACCACATCCTTTATTTATTTCAAGAACTTCATTGATATTGAATGGAGTTTTGCTATTATCAGCATTTATTTTCTGAAGATTACCTTTGTCATCCTTAGTGTATTTAACACCGGTTGTAAGTGATTCATAGAGATCATCAAAATTATCTGGGACAGCTGCGGCTGCAGTTGCCACACCTACAGCTAATGGGGCTGCAGCCCCGGCTTCAAGTGTATTTCTAATGAAATTATCAGTATCAAGAGAGAAAGGAGTTGTAAAAACTTGTTTGTAAGCAGGAGCATCAGTATTGGCGGGAATTGGAGCAGGTAACTTACCAGTTTTGTAAACACTCATGTATAAATCTTTAAGGAAATCGGGCTTAGGGTCGGCAAATTGAACTATTTGAACGTTGTTATCATCTTTAGTGTATTTAAAGCCGTTAACAAGTTGAGGGAGTTTGGGGAGTGTTGTAGCGAATAATACATCACTTGCGGTATCTTTAGGGTTAACCTTTGTTAAATTTAATCTAAGATTTTTTCTATTAACTCCGTTTACAGAGGCTTTAATGTCTGATGGGATAATCCAAACATTTGGTGTATTTTGTTCGAGTAAATAGAGATGTGCCATGTAGAATTTACGAACACTATCATTTAATTGATCCCAAACAGCATAAACATTGGTAATAATGCTGTTAACAACGGCATTGTCGGCAGCATTTACTCTATTCGCAACACCTGCCTCATCAATCTTTCTGTGGAATTGAGCGGTGTTGATAATTAAATCAACCATGTCTTGGTGGAGGTAGTTTTCTTGACCTACTGTGACGACTCCTGTGTAGTTTTTGTTTAAGAGAATTTGAAGAGTGTGTGGGGAATTGGCGCCTGCGCCAGTATCGTATCTTGTACCTAAATAGTTAGCTTCTACAAATGTTTCGGGTCTGGTATCATTTTGTAAACCAAAAAAGTGTCTGAGTACTTGCAAACTTTTCTTGTTTTCCATTTAATATATTAATAAAGTAGAAAAAAATATTTATAATATTTTAATATAAACCAAAAAAATATAATTTATATATTTTTATATTATATATGCTTTCGGAACTTTTAAAAAACAAAAATACTATTATTTTAATTATAATACTAATTTTATTAGGTGTATTATATTTCATCAATAATAGGGATTGTGATGCTAATAAAAATAAAATAATTAGCGTAAATTCTTCTAACACAGATTCTACGCTTGAGAAATTTAATAATAATAATAATAATAATAATAAAGTACAATTTAAAGTTTATTATACTAATTGGTGCGGATGGTCTAAGAAAGCTTTAGCTCTGATTAATTCTTCTGAATTTCAATCACAAATAAATCAAATTAAAGATAAAGCAGAGGTTATATTAGTTGATTGTGAAAACGGTGGCGAAAACGAATGTAGTGCCAATAATATTCGTGGCTTTCCTACTATGATTTTATTTAAAAACGGTAAAGCAATTGATTTTAACGGAGAAAGAACAACCGAAGGTATAATTTCATTTATCAAACAAAATTCCTAGTGCGTTTTTTTGTATAATTTCTTGGATAATTCAATTAATTCTTCTTTTTTTTCTAAGTCTTCTAATAATCTTTCTGGTACATTTTTAAATCCATATAATGCACCATATAAGCCTCCAGCAATTGAACCTACAGTATCAGAGTCACCTAAATGCAACATTGCATAATATATTAATTTTTCCCATGATTCGCCTGCATCTAATAATGCATCATATACCATTAACATAACTGTTACCCCTGACCCACCGATTGTAATAAAATAATGATCGTCTTTTATCTTTTCATTATAAAATTCATCATATTGCATAGTAAAATCATGGAAAAATTTTGAACGCCATATTAAGTTTTTATTTGATTTTGTAAAAATAGGTTCATATTTATTATCTTTGTCATTTTTATCATTTTTATCATTAATTTTTTTGAATCTTAAATCAATATATTTTTTCCATAAAGATATAAATCTTCTATAACCTATAATTTCATCATGAGAAGTATTTGAAATATATTTCAATACTTTTTCTGATTCAACTAATTTTAATAATAAAAAGGGCCACTCATATAAATCTACTTTATTTAATGCTAAATGTGTAAAATATGCACTAGTTAAACCGCCAAGAAATCCTATAGGAGAAGGATGTGTAAGACGACCAGTTTCAATAGAAAATTTAATTAATTTATCCAAATCTTGTTCTTTGTAATAAAAAGCCCCAATACATAAAGAACGCATTGCTACTCCATTGCCCCCAGATGTTTTGATACTAATATTGTTCTTTTCTTCCCATGCTTGAACGCTTGAAACAGTTGTTAATCCAACCCCTCTAAATTTTTTAATTTTTTTTTCTTTTAAATAACGTACATCACTTGATTTTTCAGAATATAAAGCAACATCTTTTTCTTCATCTTTAATAATTTCTTGTAGAGTTTTAATTATATTATCTTTAAAAATTTCTATATACTTATCGTTATTTATATTAATATCCATTTCCAATAATGTTTTAGTTACAGCCATATGAATTAAAGTATCGTCTGATACAAACCAATCTTTTAAACTAATCATTGTTATTCCCCCTAAAGAAATAAAATCAAAAACAATTTCTAAAGTTGTTTTATAACTTAAATCTTTTTTTAAATAATTAAATTCCCATTCGCCATTTTTAAATCCTATAGTATCGCCTAACGCGTGTAACATCATAAGTGCCTTATAATTATCTTCACTCATTATATTAATTCACGTTTTTTTTATTTGAAAAAATTATTATAATATCGTATATGGAAAATACATTGAGTGACGATGAACTATTTGAAAAAATGTGTTCTAAGAAATCAAAGAATATAATTATTGATGATGAACCTATAAAAAATAATGATAATGATTTAAATAATATTAAAAAAATGGGATATGATTATTATAAAATTTTAGGCGTTTCACCTGAAAACAATATGTCAGATATTAAAAGAAAATATCGTCATAAAATTGCAGAATATCACCCAGATAAATTAAAATTTCTTTCAGAATCAAAAAAAAAATTAAAACAAGAACAATTTCAACTTATAAGAATGGCCGGAGAAGTATTAACAAATCCTGAAAAGAAAAAAATTTACGATTTACAAACAAAAACATTAAAATCAAAAGATTTTCAAAATCAAAAATCAACATTTGATGATTTTCTTAAATTACAAGATTCTCAGATGACAGAAGATCATAAAAGAAAAGCAGAATTAGAATTTAAAAAACACACCGAAAAAGTAAATTTAATAAGAGGATTCGACCAAAAAGATATTGATGTTAAATATGATAAAAGAACTTCTGATAAACTATTTCAAGATTTACAAGCACAACGAGATATGGAATCAATTGAAATTGCTAAAAAGAATTTATTTGAAGGAAGATCATTTAATCCAAATGATTTTAATAAAATGTTTGAAAAAAATAAGAAGAAAGAAGATAAAAAACATAAAATAAAACAATCATTGGGTGAAATGGTTAAATATGATGATACTTTTACTGCATTTAATGATACAGGCGTTGGAAATTTTATTTCTGTAAATGATGATTATGGTGAACTTTTTGGTAAAGAAGATTTTAGATCATCTACAACATTTAGTAGAAATAAAACAGGGATAAGTGACGACGAATTATCAATTTCATCTATATCAGATATAGAATATGACGACGATTATTACAATCATTCAAAAAAGAAAATATCAAGTGATGATATTAGAAAATTTGAAAAAATGAGAAATGATGATACAATGAAATTTGATAAAATGTCATTAAATGAATTTAAGAGTGTAATGGACGATCAATTCGGTATTAGTAAAGATTTTGGTACTATAATCGGACAAGATATTTCACAAAAACCAGCACAAATTACTTCACATATGGTAGATGTTTACAAAAAATTAATAGAATTAAATTCTGATTCGGATGATGAATAATTATTTATTTTTTTTATAAAAATCATATATTGCATTATACCCTATTTGAAAAAAAGTATTTTTTTCTTCTTTTGATAATTCAAATTGTAACATATTTGTTTGATCTACTTGAATTAATATTGTATATTTTTCCCAATTTCGCAAAATATTGTATACATATCCTTTATTATATATTTTATATAAACTTATAATAAAATCTTTAAAATCTTTTATATCTGATGGTTCATATATATTTTCAACATATAATCCTAATACTTCGTCTAAATTATCTTTAAATAAATTAATTGGATAATTATCAATAAAACCACCATCAATGTAAAATTTATTATTAAATAATACAGGCTTATAATATAATGGAATACATGTTGACATTCTAATAGCATCACATACTTTTAAATTTGGATAATTTTCATAAGATAAATATTCAACATCTTTTGTATTTACACATACTGTTGTAATTATAAATTTTTTTTTATTAATTTGATAAAATTCTAACAAGGTTGTATTTTCTTTTATTCCTTTTCCTTTTAATAATTTATTTATTACTATTCGCATTCCTTCGCCATCATCTAAACCAAATTTATTAAATATTTCTAAAAATGAAATATTTTCAAGAGATTCAATTGATGTCATTTTTTTAGGATTAAATAAATACATAAATTCTTCCATTTCTGTTGGATTATAACCGCATAAATATAAAAATGCGAAAAATGTTCCAATTGATGTACCAACAAATGTTTTTATATTTTTTAATATATTTAATTCTTCTAATGCTTTAAATGCACCATAATAAACAAAACCTTTTGTACCTCCACCACTTAAAATTAATATTTTTTTATTTAATAATTTATTATTTAATAATTTATTATTTGTAGTATTTGACTCTATTATATTTTTTCCTAATAAATCTTTTAACTCGTTATCAATATTATTTACAATATCTTGCATTATATTAATATAAATATATTCTTTTATATTAATATAGACATATAATGGATAAAATGACAATCGATAATTTAATGCCTGGAGGTAATCGAAAATATTTAAATAAAGGTCATTTCGATGTTAATTCTATTTCTAAAGATAAATATATTAATGATGATCCTGATATAAATTTTAATTCTGATGATTTATTAGAAACCATACAAAAAAGAAGGGAAAATACAAGAAGATTATTAGTAACATCATTTAATTTATGTTGTGATAAAATAAAAGAAGCTGATTCAGCGGGCTTAACTGATTTAATTTTTGAATTACCAAGTATGATTACTATGTCAAATATTTATTCAAAAACTATAGATATTATTAGATATATTTCAGATAAACTCAAAAAACAAAAATTAAATACTTTTATTATTGATGAAAAAAAATTATTTATTACTTGGAAATTTATCGAATTGAATAAGGAGATTTCATCAAAAAATCTAGGAATATAATTATTATTATGCCTAATATTATTATTAAAAAAATTTCTTTATTTTGTAATGTACCAAAGTAGCTAAATAACGATTCTTTATTTTTTAAAGTATCTTTTATTTTAAAATTATTAAATATATTATTAGTTTCACTATCATTTAATTCACTATCATTCAATTCACTATGATTTAATTCACTATCATTGAATTCACTATCATTTAATTCATTATGATTTAATTTATTATTATAAGTATTTTTATGTTTTGATTCTTTTTTCATATATTTTAATAATTTCTCTCTACAATCATAACAATATTTCACATGAGTAAATATATCATTATCATCTTTAGAACAATTTTCTTGATCTAACTTTTTTATAAATGAATGTACTGAATTTTTTTTATTTGGATATTTCTTTACCGATTCTATATATGAATCAAGTGAGGGTGATTCAATTGATATTGAATCTATATCATTAAATTTTGAATCATTAAATTTTGAATCATTAAATTTTGAATCATTAAATTTTGAATCATTAAATTTTGAATAATAATCAGTATTAAAATCAGTATTATTTGAATCATTTGAAGCGTTTGAAGCTTTTGATTCATTTGATTCTGATTCGGGATGTTTATTATAATGACCATGTGGATTTTTATATGAATTATTATATTCAACAATATCGTTTTCCCATTTTTTTTGATTTTTTATATAATCTTTTTCTACTGATTTAAATAAATTTTCTTTTTTATTATTTAATTCTCTAGCCATTTTATCTAAATCTGAACTATTATCATTATAGGCAATATCAATTGATGTATACATAATTAATAATTAATTATAATAATAATCACGAATAAATTTTTAATAATAAATTGCGTATTTAAATATATAAATCTTTCTTTTATTAATTATATCAATGTCATACAGCGATAATTCCGACTCTAACCAAAATGAAATAACTGAAGGAACAAATATGATGGTAGATTATTTAGCAAATAGTGAAAAACTTAGAAAACCCGATGAAAGATGGTATTATACTAAAAATAATAATAATAATAATAATAATGACGATGATGACATGGATGATGATTTTGATTCTTATAAAAAAACAGATCGTAATCAACGTTCAGAAGAAAATATAAATAATGATAAAAATAATAGCGATAATCACAGTGATAGTAATTATAATGATACATCAAAGAATGATGATAAATATACTGATGTAAAAGAAAAAGCCGGTTCAAATGATAAATATATCGATGAAGATTATGAAAATTTATCTACACTAGAAAAAAGATTAAGACGTTTAGATTACATGAGAAAACTAGGAGAACTAAGAGATTTAGGTTGTAAAGTTACAAATTATTCAATTGATGATGATTATTATATGATGAAATATGAATATGAATTACATACAAGTATTCGTACAAAAAGAAATTGGATGGGTTTATATAATCATATGTTAATTGGTGGTGTTAAACTTTTGGAATTAGGTAATGACAGATATAATCCTTTTGATTTTAGTTTAAAAGGTTTAAGTAATGAAGTTAGTTCTGATAAAACAACTTATTACGAAATCTTAGGAGAAATTTATGAACATTATAATGTTCCTGGTAAAAAAATGAATCCTTGGTTCCGTTTAGCAATTAATCTAATTGGTACACTAACTGTAGTTGGTGGTAAAAATAACGCTCATAAATTTTTACCAAAAGCTGCAGGCGCTGTAGAAAATGATGAAGCTATGTTAGAAAACTTGAGATCTCGTGCCATGGGTCAAACATCAAATACACAACAATCTACACAACAAGCTACACAACAAGCAGCACAACAAAATAATTTAGACGAATTTATGAATAAAGAGCATGATAAAGCAGCACAACGTGTAAAAGATTTAGAAGATTTAAAACGTCAAGAATTAGAATTTCAACAATATCAAAAAATGCTTGTTGAAGATAATTCTAAATTTACAAATATAAAGAAACAATTAGAAATGTCTCAACAATCTCCTGATTCAAAAGCATCATCTCGATCACGTTCTTTACAAAGAACTACATCGGTCAGACCAGTACCAATTAAAAAAGAATCAACTGAATCAACTGAATCAGATTCAAGATCAACATTATCAAATCAAACAACACAATCTACTATGTCGACGCGTTCAACAGTTTCTATAAATAAAAAACTTGCAGCCCAATTAAAATCGGGCCAAACAACAATCAAAGCATCTTCTATATCATTTGGATCCTCAAATAAAGGTAAAAAATCAGCAATAAGTATAGGTAGAAATTAAGCACTTTTCGGTACTTTTCATCATATTTGATTAAAAAATATAATGAAATAAGCTTTTGTCATAAATAAAATTGAATAATAAATTATTTGTCTTATAAAGAAATATTGTGATTATATCACATAAATGCCTCCTAAAAAAGTAACGACATATATGAATTCTGACGATACGGACATTCAAAAAAAGAAACGAGGACGCCCGCCAATTTCAAAAGATACAACTAAACATAAAACTTTTATTGAAGAAGATAAAGCAGATAAAGAAGATGAAGAATTAGTATTACATTTACCATCATTCGACGATGAAGTAACTGATAAAAAAAATGTATTTACAATGATTGAATCAGAACAATCTGAAAATATCAATGTAAGTAAAAAAATTGAGGTAAAATCATTGTCTGAAGATGAGAATTCAAGTGAATATGGTACAGATGTTTCAAAATTAATTGGAGAAATTAATAAACGAGAAACTATTATTAAAGCACTAAAAGAAAATCTTAAAAATTATAAAAATTTAAACCAAGATAATCTATTGACCGTAACAAAAGAAAATAAAAAACAATTAATTAATCTTGGATTAATTAGTTTGAATGGTAATAAATTATCTATTGCAGAAAAATCAAAATATGCTTGTTGGTGGTGTACTTATAATTTCGATACATTTCCAATTTTTCTTCCTGAAAAATATCAAAATAATAATTATTATGTTTTCGGAAACTTTTGTAGTTTTTCGTGTTCTTTCGCTTATAACGGTGGTTTAGACGATTATCGTCGTAATATTCGTAATGCATTAATCAAAAAACTATACACTGATATTTTTCATATGGATTGTAATATTAAACCCGCTGGTCCGCGAGAAGTTCTAGAAAAATTTGGTGGTCCAATGTCAATTGATAAATATCGTGATACAAAACAAATTTGTACTAAAAATGTAAAAATAAATATCCCGCCTATGATTCCACTTCTTTCATATTATGAAGAAGCTACACTCGAACATTAATTTATTTATTTAGTATTTTCTTTCTACCAAATTTAATTTTTTTAGTATTATCTTTATTATCTTCTACATTTTCTTCAATTTTATTATCTGTATTCTTATCTGTATCCTCATCTTTTTTAACTTTATTTTTCTTTGATTTAATATTTTTAATATTTAATTTTGATTCATCAATGGTATTTAATTTATCCATATATATTTTAGGTAATGGATTAAATAAATTTTGGAATCCTTGGAGGAAACAATCACATAAATCATCTTGTTTTTCATGACGTGTTAAAAAATGTTTTTCTGTATCTTTAATTAATGCTAAACAATATAATTTTCCTAATCCTTTAGTTATATCATAATATTCTTTCTGATCTTTTGCTTTATCTAATTTATTTTGCGTAACTGATTTATCTACTTTCAATTTATTTGATGGTGAAACAAATTTTACATTTTTTATTAGACTATTAACTACCTTTCTCTCCCTATCAATTATTCCTCTTACAACAAAATAAGAATATAATATTGATGAAATTGTTTTCATATTTGGATTCTTTAAAGATGGTTGGTTTTCTATTAATACTTCATCAACCAGTAAAAAATCTTTATCATTATCTAATTTAGTAAATAATTTTTGTGCTAATTCTTGAATAGGTTGTTGAGAACAATTTTGACCTGTTATTTTTTTTGGTTTAAATATTGTCATTATTTTTTTAGCATCTTTTTGATGTTTCTCACACCAAGACCATTCTTCATTTTCAAGAATATTAACTTTTGAAATATTAGTACATTTAATATGTCTACATTTATATTCCACAGATTCTGATATTTCTACTTTACATTTGTCTTTGTGTGAATTACATAATACGTATGTAGTATCTTTATTAATCTTCATAGTAAATCTACCTATTTTACCACAGTTTTTTCCTGTTCTTAATTTAAATTGACATAAATCTCTATCTTCAACTAAATTAATTATATCCCATTTTTTAATTGTTAAGTCTTCATCTTTCTTTTCCATTAAACAAAAAGCTAGATTTTTAATACCTACATCAAAAGATAATATTTTTGTTTCAGTCATTTATAGAATAATATTATAATAAACACTCTTATTTAAAACGTAATTAAAAAAATTGATTTTTGATGTCTTTCTTTATAATAACTGTTAAATTGATAGTAATTTAATATGAATAGAGACCAATTAATTAAAAAACTATTGGACGATATACAATGTAAAATGTTACCAGATGATGTAACTATTAATACCATGACCATTATTTGCGATACTGATATTAAGTTTAATGCAAGTAATATTGCAAAATATATTGATATGAACCCAAATGGTATCATTAAAATTAGTCACGGACGTAGTGGAGATACACTTACTAATCGTACTATTGTTTACAAGAAAAAAGCTAAGAAACTTAAAAAGAAAAAGAAGGTATTTTTTAATCAAGTTTCACTATGTGTAATGGTTCCTTCTAAAAAAGAAAAACCAGTAAATCTTAAATTATTTTCAAATGGTTCTATGCAAATGACAGGTTGTAAATATGTTGAGAATGCAATTGAAGCAATTGAAGGTATATTTGTAGAACTTCGTAAAATTAAGGCTACTCGGGATATGAAACTTATGAAGGTTGTCGAAAAACCTTTTTGTGATAAACCAGAAGAACTTAATTTGAGTGTAATTAAAAATATTAGCGTTGAAATGATAGTTAGTAAATTTACATATCCTGCTAAAATTAATCGTCCTCTTTTATTTGATTTACTTCAGAAAGAACAAATTGAATGCAAATATGATCCAGAACTACATGCATCAGTAGATATTAAAATTGAATGTGAAGATAAAAAAATCTCAGTTTTCATTTTTGAAAAAGGATCTATTGTAATTACCGGAGCTCGAACATGTAGACATATTTATGAAGCATATAATTTTGTAAATGAATATCTTCTAAAACATCATAAAACAATTTCACGGAAGAATATAGGACAAAATGACATTGAAAAATATCTTTAAAGAAGATATTTTAGAATCTTTTATTTTATTAATATAAATATAAATATAAAACATTGAAAAATATCTTTAAAGAAGATATTTTAGAATCTTTTATTTATTTTAACAAATTTTATTTATATACTTAAAAAATAAATATTTATATATTATCATAATGGCTGATATTATTGTTAACGTTCAAGATTTTCCTTATGTTGTTTCAAATACTATAAACAACGTCCGTATTTCAGTCGGACAAGTTATTTTATTTAAAAGTATTCATATTAATGCTCTCCTACTACAAGATAATAACCTTGTTGAATCAAAATTCTTTACAATTACTGGGGACGAATATGCTAATTGGAGTAATGATGACCAATATATTGTTGATCTTGTAATGAGTAAATTAGGTATGACACCTATTAATGTAACTGTTGTAACACATTAAATAAAATTTAATCATATTTGAATTTTAATATTTTTAAAATAATATTTTATTTGTATAAATAAAATTTAATCATATTCTCGATAATCATGATCTGTATTATATCCATATCTTTTAATTATCATATTATTATTTATTTCATATAATTCTTCTTCTTCAAGATTATAATTTAATGAATAAGTAATTTTCTGTAAACCTTTTGGAATATATATATTATGATCATAATATTCATTCAATTGTAAAATTTGTAATTCATTTTGAAATAAATCTTCTAATGAATGATTAAAGTGTGAATATATAGAAATTTGGAATACTGCTAAATTTAATGGTAATCTATTTATTGGTTTATCAAAATTAGTACCTAAACTAATATATCTTACATTATCTGACAAAAAGTCTATACTGTCATTAAATTTATCTCCAAATACTATTTTTTTATATTTATTAATTTCTATTTTACGGTCTTCTGTTAATATAATTTCATTAACAAAATGTTTCTTTCCTCCTTCCATTTTATATATTTAATATATAATAAAGTACTTAATTTTCTAAATTATTAATAAATCATTTTTTTATAAATTAAATTTATTTTAATATTTTTTACCTCCATTCTTAATCCATTCTGCAAATTCTTTTGGATATTTACGTTCAAAATCTTCATCATAATCTTTTCTTTTTTGCTGTACGGCTTTTAATTTATCAGCATTTGTAACATCGCGTGATTTTGAAGTAGCCCATCTTATCGGAAAATCATCCCTTTCTAATTGTTGACCTTCTGGTAAAGCTTTTTTAAGTTTTTCTTTTATTTTTTGTAATGGATGATTTTCGAGTGCATAAAAGAAACGTGTTAAATCACTTTTTGGATTATATTTTTCATTTCTTGGATAACAATATATTGGAATATCTCGTTGTTGATCGACACCTTCTGGTAAGTCAAAAGCATTTTTTGCTCTTTTCTTTTTACCACGATTTATATTTTGTACTGATTGCGTTGTAAATCTTAAATTTGTATGACGATTATCTAATTTATCACAATTAATATGATCTACTGATTGTCTTATATATTTTTTTTCATTATGTTTTTGACAAATAATTTGATGTAAATATATTTCTGTATTTTTAGATTTTGGATAACTTTTTGTAGCACAATATCCAGTTCCTTTATGAAAATGCCAGGTGGGATAATAATCGGTTTTCGGATTAATAATCTCTTTATAATCATTTTTTGAAAATTTTGTATAAATATTAGAAAAACAATACATAATATAATATTCTTCTTTTAATTCATTGTCATATACTAACCAATGGGGATTTTTAAGTGAACCTGTATATTGACCCATTGTAACAAAATGTCCTGGACGGCTTTTAATAATTCTTAATTTTTCGCTATTTGGTAATTTATATTTTTTAAGACTTTCCCATGCACTTTTAATAAAACTATCTTTAGAAAAATATGATTTATCATCAAATAACATTCTATTATAATCTATCATATCAATTGAACTTCTATCATAATATTTTTTATCATTATTTGTTTTAGAACTATCTTTTTTATTTTTACTACTATCATAACTGTCATCACTATCATCACTATCATCACTGTTATCACTATCATCACTATCTTCACTATCTTCACTATCTTCATTCATTTTAGTATTTACTTTAAAAATTTTTTTTTTTGAAAAATTAACTGTTTCTTCGGGTGTTAATTCGTATTCGGAATCAGAATCTTTCACATTACTTAATTTAATAATACGTTTATTACTAAAATTAATTGTTTCATATGGTGATAATTCATAATAATCATTATCGTACTCTTCTTTTTCATACTTTTTATTAGTTGAAATAGTAACATATTTATTTTCTGATTTTTTAACTATTTTAGTTGATATTTTTGTATCATTTGACTTTTTTTGTTCTGTAGTATCATTATCTTTTTTACGGATAACTTTGGTAGGAGCTTTACGAGTCAATTTGGAATTTTGCATAATATTAATATTTGAGAAATAATATTAATATGAATATCGCAATGTATTAATTATTCAACTTTTTGAATAAAATAAATAATACAAAAAATATGTTTCTATATATTATAGTGATTTTGTCTAAGCAAAACCACCCTAGTTTGCATAAGCGAGGCCTCCCATACCGCTCATTACTCTGAGAACATTGTATGAGAAGGCAAAGATGTAGACGAGTGTGTTGCTGAAGAGTGATGAGAGAACTGGGACACGGCCGGCACGGAGGTTATCTGTGTATTGAACGGCAAGGAGGGTTGTGTCGATTCTTGATAAGTTGGCTGTGCCTGATGGTTGGTGTTGTTCGGGGTTAAGAGCGAATGAGTAAACGTTAACACCGTCAGCTGGGGTTCTGGTGTGGTGTTGAGCGGTTTGGACGTAGTTGAAGTAGGCGCCGTTTTGAACTGAGAAGCGGTCGTGACCGTTGAGTTTGAGTTGGGCGTTGTTGACGAGGTTGCCTGTACCATCGAGTCTGAGACCGTAGTTAGCGGGTTGGTAGACTGTAAAGTCACGAGCAGCAACGAAGACACCAGCAACATCGTTAGCGAGGGTGTGTGAGCGGGCATCGTTGAGGTCTGAAACTGGGATTGAGACATCGGTTAAGCTGAGGTTGTGTGAAACAACTTTAACTTTGCCTGATTGGACGAGAACAGCGTCGACAATATCAGCAACAGTTACAACGGCAGCAACACCACCGTTAGCGGCTCTTGGTGCATAGGCAAGAGCGAGAGTGGGACCAGCGCCAACACTTGTGTAGTCTAAGGTAACAAGAACACTTTCGATATCTTGTGAGAGGAATCTACCAGTGTTACCAAGAACTTGGTTGTTAACGCAGAGACCATGGTTGGTAGTAGTAACAGGGGCAGTACCGGCGTTGACAAGAACTGTAATGGTTAAACCAGCGGGGCCACCGGTAGCGGTGACGTATCTTGAGGTGTCAGCGTCAACAGCGGCGAGGGTGAGTTTGGTCCAGCCAGTGGGGGCAGTGTCGGCTAAGCAGAACATACCTTCGGCAATGTTTTCAGCGGCGTATTCGAGAGCAGCTGAGCCCCAGAGGCTGTCTGTGCCACTGTATGTGATGAAGTCGTTACCGGCGTTCCAGCATCCGAGTTTGGCGGCAAAGACGATTTCCTTGGTGGGGTGGTTGAATTCGAGCTTGTGTTTGGCGTTGACTGTTGATGTGCCTGATGAAGCAACTAAGGTTTCTTCGCCAATGAATTGAACTTGTTCGATGAGGTATTCGTGACCGACTTGAGCGAAGCGTCTTCTTTCTTCAGAGTCGAGGTAGATGTAGTCAACCATGAGACCGCATGAACCGAGTTGGAGTGAGCTAACACCTGTAACAGCGGTTTGGCCTGATTGAACGAGGAGTCTACCGATTTCTTCGAGTTCAATGTTGAGTCTGACTTCGTGGTATTGGAGAGCAATAAGGGGAAGAGCGAGACCTGTGTTTCTGCAGAACCAGAATTGGAGGGGAATGTAAAGAGTGTATTCGGGAAGAACGGTTTCACCTGAGCCTGAAGCTTTGGCACCTTGGGGAACAACGAGTTCGGAAACATCGCCGATCATAGCACGGTAACCTCTTTCTTGTTCGACGGTGTGGGTGAGTTCGTACCAGAGGTCGAGCCATGTGCCCCAGACTTTATCGATTTCTGAGCCACCAATTGTGAGTTGGACGTTCTTGATAAGAGCGTGACCAACACGTCTGACCCAAGCAACACGTGTGTTGTGGAAGTCGTCATCTTTGTATGAGACGTTTGTGCCTTCAATAAGTTTAGGGAGAACAACTCTGAGGTACATTCTTGTAGCAAGATCGCCGTTTCTGAGGATTTGGACGGTGTGTTTGCCGCCAAATCTGGCTGAATCAATAGGATGTTCGATGCATTCCATTGAGAAGTTAGTGTGACGTCTGTAGACGACTTTAAAGTAAGTTATTTGAGCATTACCTGTAAGGTAAACATCTTGTGCACCATAAGCAACTAATTGCATTAAGCCTCCGCCCATTTGAATATATAATGAAAATAGAAAAAATAATTTTAATTTTTTTTTTATTAATTAAAATTCTATATCAAATATATATAATTATTTGATTAAAAAAAATATATTTTTTTTACATGTATTACTTTTCTAGTAGTTTCAATTAATTAAATTATATTGTTCGTTTTTTTTGTGAGTATAAATAATAGTATAAAATGTATTAAAACGTGTAAATATGTGTAACTTTTATATATTATAATAATTAAATAATATTTTTTGTTATTTTTTTACTTAAGAAAATGTAAATTAAAATTATTATTAATATTGACTAAATGGCGCATTCTTTTAAATTCAAGCCATCTAAAGTAAAATTTACAAAAGAACACAGAACTTTAGATGAAATACATAGGGAGACTATAGACAAATTTGATGAATTAGATAACAAAATAATTTATGTTAAACAAAAAATTTATCTTTTGGAAAAAAAATTACAAGATTCTGAAGATAATTTTAAATTAAAATTATTAATTAAACAAAAAATTAAAAATCTTAATAATGAATTAAATGAATTAACTTGTATTAACGATGAAATGGATTATTTTGAAAAAACACGCGATATTTTATTAAAATATTACAAAAATGAAAATAAATTAGATTTAGATATTAAAAATGAAATAATTGAATCTGATTCTGAGTCTGAAGAAGAAACAAAAATTATTGCTACAGTAAAAGATGAAGATTATGATCCTTTAATGGATAGATTAAATAAATTAAATGATGCTAATAATAAAAATGTAAAAGAAAAAAAACCAATTAAAAAGAAGAAAAATCTAAATGAACCTACACAAAATAAATCAATATTAACTTTCTTATCAAATATTAATATTAATAGTATTAATAATAGTATTAATAATACTAATAATACTAATAATAATAATATTAGTTATGATAATGTTAATACTAATATTAATACTGAAGAAATGATTTCAACAATTATTAATGAAAAAGGTACTCTAAAGGAACAATATTTATCTTTAACTGATTCAAAATATATGTGTGAAAAAACTAAACTTTCTCCAATTAAAATGTGTTCTACGTGTAATATAGAAAAAACTTTAATTCATTCCGAAGGTATTTATGTATGTCAATTGTGTGGTAAATTTGAGTATGTTATTATTGAAAGCGAAATTCCTTCTCATAAAGATTCACTCAATGAAAAACCTAAATATCCTTATAAAACTATTAATCATTTAATTGAAAGATTAAATCAATTTCAAGCAAAACAAACTACTATTATTCCACAACAAATTTATAAACTAATTGATGTCGAAATAAAAAAGATGTTAATAACAGAAGATGAAATTACTCCAGTTTTAATTAAAAAAATACTAAAGAAATATCGTCTTAATTTATATTATGAACACAATTATTTAATTTTCTCACATGTTACAAATACTCCTCCGCCTTCATTAACTCGTGACGAAGAAGATGAAATTAAAAAAATGTTTAGAAAAACAGAAGTTCCATTTAAAAAACATAAGTTGGATCATATGTCAAATTATTTAAATTATTCCTATGTTTTACATAAATTATTTTTAATTTTAGGAAATATTTCAAATAATGACTCTGTTAAAGAAAGAATGAAAAATAATGCAAAATATTTTGGTTTATTAAAAAGCAGAGATAAATTAAGGACACAAGATTTAATTTGGAAAAATATTTGTAAAGATTTAGATTGGCCTTATCATCCATCAAATATTTAATATTTATTATTTATTATTTATTATTTTTAAATATCAATTAATTTTTCTTTTATTTCATTGCAATTTAATAATATTTGTTTTTGTAAATTATGATAATTTACAGGAATAATTATATGTTTATTATTTAACATTTGACTTTGATGCCAATAACACATGTTTGGTTCAGTAATTGGCATAATTTCTATTATTGTAATATTAGATGGAGCAAATACCATATTTATTAATCCTGCTCCATGAGGTCCGGCGATTACTAATGCTTTTGAAAACAATTCTGCTGTATCATCAATTGGTTCTACATCAAATTTTTTCCATTCAATAAAATCATAACGTTCTTTAAACATTTCAAAAACTTCATCAGAATTAATAATATTTCTTGCTGTTTCTTTACGATGAATATATATACCAATTTTTTTCTCTAATTTTAATTTTTTTTCAATTATATTTCTTATTATTTTATTTTTCTCTGCTGATGGAAATCCACATTCAGTATATTTTTGCTTAATAAAATTAACATCTGTATTAATACTTGTATATAATGGATTCTTAATATCAAACCATTTAAATATATTTCCTATAAAATTTGCTTTTGGAATTAATATTGATACATTATCATTATTTATTTGAGATAAAATCCATAAAGCATTCGGTAAAACTTCAGTAAATACATGATAATAAGTTGTTCCAAATGGTTGGTAATTAACATTTATAATATAAGGATAATAATCATTATTTTTAATCAATTGAAGTTTATGTGATTTGAAATAAAAAATATGTTCTTCAAAAAACTTATCATTAAATTTCCACATTGATTTTAAATTAATTTTGAAATCTTCTTCCCCCGATAATATAATTGGAGGTTTTCTAATAATACCATAATTATCACTGCTATCATTATAAATATGCATATTTAAACTTTTATTATTTTCATCATATTCATCTACTTTAATTTCCATTAAAATTAATTTAGACTATTAATGAACCTTTAAATAAATATTAAATAAAATTAAATAAAATTTAATAAAATTAAATAAAATATTAAAAACATATTTAAAAGATAGTTTCATTATAAATCTTATAATTAATGTCTGACACAATAGAACAAGTAACTGAAACACCTTCACACGTAGAAACACTTAAATCTACATTCCAAGAAACAACTTATGAAGAAGACCTTGAAAAATATACTAAAATTGATAATTTAGATGAAGATAAGAGTTCTGAAATGTATATTCTTGTATCATTTGCTTCACCAGAAGGAATTATGAATTGTAATGTTAGAGCTCTTAAAGTACGTGTATATAATAACAATTCAGTATTTACAACATACGAACAAGCCTCAAAAGCAGCAGAAGAACTTAATAAAGTTGATAAATATTTTCCTATTTTTGTTATGCCATGTGGTAAATGGTGTGCATGGGACCCAAACCCAGATGATAAAACAAAAGTTGCCGAACAAAAATGGGCCAATAAAGATCAGCAAAAATTAATGGAAGGTCTTGAAACTGTTGAAAGACGTAAAGAAGAAGCAGAAAGACAAAAAAATAAACAAGAAAAAGATATGAATGATATGAATGCACTTATTGGTAAAACTAAATCTAAAATTGATACTGAAAAAGTAGATCATAAACTTCGTGTCAAAGACTCAATTACACAAGGTCTCAAAGAAAAAGATACACATAAGAAAGAACTTAAAACACCGGTACAAACAACTCCAGCTCATGATTCAACACATCTTAAAACTAAACTCAGAGCTAAATTAGCAGAAAAAAAGAAATTAGAAGGTGAAAATATTAATTCTCAACAAACAAAAGATTTATCAAATGCAGTTGATAACCTTACAGAACAAGTGAAGGTTACAAGCCAAACTTCATCAAAACTTGAAGAAAATATTAATAAAGCAAAAGATTTACTTGAAAAATTAAAGCAAAAGAAACAATATTAAATAAAAGAAACAATATTAAATAATTATTTAAAAAATCTTAATTTATGAAAAAAATAAATAGTATTAATTAATATTATATGTTATATCAATTAATTGGTCTAATTTGTATAATTATAGGATTTCTTTTAATATATATAAATCAATATTATCGCTATAAATTTGATAAACTTCCAGAAGAACGTATAGAATACAGATATTTACCTAGAACAGCAAGGGAACAATTAGATGACCCAATATTCCCTAGTGATATTTTCGAAACTATGTTTTCACAACCCGACCCTTGGATTTTAAGTTTGAATGATTTAGATACTCGTAGAAGAGAAAATCTTAATAAATATTTTATTAGTGCCGTCTAGTACCGTAAAGTGCTTTATTTAAGCCCCCTTAAATTAAAGACTTTTCGCCAGCGTTAGTGTCAAAAACTTAAGACACCTAGGGGTCTTAAGTTTGGCACTAGACGGTGCCGTAAAGTACTCTTTAATATTTATTAGATGTTGGAGTATGATTCATTTTATTAAATTTATTTAAACTTTTTTGTTTTCTATCAATAATATTCCCACTATCGTCAACTTCTTCTTTTGCTACTTCTATTACTGATTTTGATTTTTTGATATTAGTGCAAAATGAACCAAAATCAAAATCTCTTCTTTCTGTTCTCCAATTTTTATTATAATTATTTTCATGATATTTTCTAAATTGACTACACCCCATATTAATTTTAACTCCAGTGAGATCAGGTGATCTAAACCAAAATAATCTTTCTAATGAATTATTTGCTTTTCTTCTATTATCAATAACCATACAACCATTATCTTGAACTAAACTATTAAATACTTGTCTAAATGCATCTAAATTTGGAAACATACCAGCATAATGATCGAATAATTTTTTTTGATTTGAAATATATTCTTCTTTCAATAAAAAAATATAATCAAAGTTTGTTCTTAATTCTGGTGTTATACCTAATGGATATTGCATAGTTAATATATACATTATTTTATAATGTCTGCCATTATATAATAATTCTTGAATTGGTTGATCTCTCATCCATGTTCCTTTACTACTCAAACAATCATCCATAACAATATATGTACGTGCATCAAGTGTTTTTTTACCATTTCTTTTTCTATTTTCTGCTTTTTCTATAATTTCTTTCTGTCTTGATAATAATTTTTGGATTGTTTCTGTTTTATATGCATAATGAATATAACTATCTGGAAAAAAAATATTATAAAAGGGATTCATTCTATCAGTTGGTGCAATAATAATCCCACATGGAATTGATCTAAAGTGATGCATAATAGCTCGTACTACCCAACTCTTACCACTACCTCTTTTAGCAATCATAATAATAGCTGGATTTTCAACCATGTCTGATAATTTAAATTGTCTTACAGGTAGTTTATTTCCATCTCTCATTTCAATATCTTTTATAGATGCCATTTTATAATATATAAGTGAAAAAATTTATTTAAAATCAACTAACATTTCTTGTGTTGTTGGTAAAGTTATACCTCCTGTTTTATTTACCAAAGTAAATGAATTACGATTCCCTGACATAGAATCATTTGCTAATTTATATTGGGGAGTAACAACATTAGGCAATTCATTATTATTTTGCACACCTAATGATTTTGTATGATTGAAATAACCATATGATATAAACCACACAATTACTGCTACTATACCTGGAATAATTATATTATCATATTTATTTTCTTCTTTAATTTTCTTATTTTTCTTTAATCTTTTTTCATTCTCTTTTTTTCTTTGCCATGCCATATATGTATAAACAATTAACCCGGCGACAACAGCAATTATAACGGGATTTTTAACTAAATTCATAAACATTCTATATATTATCTATTACAGATAAAAATAATTTATTATTTTACCGTAGAGTGCCAAACTTAAGATACCTAGGGTGTCAAGTTTTTGACACTCATGTTAGCGAAAAGTACTTTTATGGTACATAAACTTTTACATAAACATTGTATTATAATATTCTTTTGGATTTATTTTACCAATATCTTTTTCTATAATTTTTGGTTTTTCAACATTAAAATTATCTGAATCTTCTATTATTTTATTATCATCTTTATTATATTTATATTCTTCTTTAGATCCTTCTTTATTTTCTTCTTTTCCTCCACCTGTTTTTGTTCTTGACTTATTACGATTTAATAAATCAAATGTATATCCATCTTTACTCATTCTATTTTTATATTCTTCATCTGTATTCATTCTTTCATGTGAGTAATGTTCTTTCTTATTTGAATGATCTTCTGATCTTTTATTTAATATTAATTCATCCATGTTTGTAATATTTTGATTTAATTCTCTAAATAATTTATTAGATTCTTCTTCTCCATTATCATGTTGGTCTAATATTGGTAAATCCTCATTATATAAATTAATATGTTTATTTTCATCTAATAACATTCTTCTTACTTTTTCATTTGCCTGAATTTCTTCATCTTTAATATAATCATTATTTAAATATTCTATTAATATTTCATTTAATGGTAATATTTTTATAATACCTTCTCTAATACATTCTTTAATTATATTAATTGCTTCTTTTTGATTTTTTTGTAGTTCAATTGGAGGATATTTATGCCAAAATATTTCAGGGTTATTATAAAATTGTATAGCACATTCAATATATATTTTATGAATAAAAGTTTTAATATCTATTTTTTCATGAAATTTTTCATTAACTAATTTACATTCTTTACCACTTGCATTATATGTTAATAAAATAATATTACTTTTAATTACAGCTTTTATTAATTTTTCAAATATATCAGCATTTTTACTAGAATCTCTAATTCTAATCATTTCTGATTCTATCAAATTTACATTTAAATTTGGAATTCCTTTTAAAAAATGTTGAAAAATTTTTAAAATTCCTGGTGATTTTATAGTAGGAGTTTTCATAGATGCTTCTTCATATTGTTTTTCTAAATCTAAAGACCGCATATATATAGATTTCATACCTTCATATATTAATGGGGCTACCATGTTAATAAAAAAAGTAGTATATTCATTTCTAATTTCAACTATATTTCTTTCATAATAATGCATTATATGTAATAATATAATATCTAAATATTATATTATCATTTATTATACGAACCGCAAAGTGCTTAAATTAAGAACTTTATGGTACTTTTAGCTAGCGTTAGTGTCATAATTTATGCGCTGCAATTTCCACCACGAGACGATAAGAAATCTTTTTGTGGTTTTGTCATGCATACGCATCCACTGTTTTGCCAAGCATTGTTGCATGTGTATCCACTTGGTACAAAGTCGCCTTTCATTTTATCTACAACTACATCTTTATCAAGTGGGAATGGTGGGGGATATTGAGGGCTACAGCATGATGAACTACACATGGCATAATTTAATCCATATACACCGTCATTTCCGTCATCAAGATTTTCATTGGCACCGAATGAACCACCCCATGCTGTGGCAATTTCATCAGGAACACCTAAAAATTCAGATCCAGATACTACTTGACCTGTTTCACGATCATATAATGCGGGGATTTTTACTTCTTGAGCTTTATTATCAGCTGAAGCATTGCCAAAATTTTCACGCGGTTCTGAAATTAAATAGTATACTAAAACTAATACTATAAATGCAAGAATACCATATTTAATTTTTTCGTTCATATATATTTATATACAGAAAAAGATATTATTTTTTATATAAAATTATATTAAAATATTTTATTATTATATTATGGAAGATAATTTAAGTAGATTATTTCTTGATTATAATAGTACAAATACTAATACTTCAAATTTATTTTCTTTTATAGATGAATCTAATAAATACCAAAATGTAGGCGATTATCAAAAATCCCTATCAAAATTAATTACAGATTATGGACCGCTTATTCTTAGTGAATCTATATCACAATCATGTAATATTAATACTACTGATAAAACTACATATATTAGTAAATTAGCAGAATTACAAAATATTCTAAATAGTTGCTCTTTAGCTACTAATAAAGAAGAATGTTTTTATAATAAATTTATGAACAATAATACATTAAGTTTAATAAATGATTTATCTAATATTGTTAAGAAAATTAATACAACATGTATTAATTCTAATATTACCCCAATAATTAAACAAGAAATGTGTCTTAATAAAAATAATATATTAAATAATTATAGTTCTTCTGATATTACAAAAATAAAGGATTTTATTGTAAAATATAATGATGTTATCAAATCAATTAAAAATATATCAGATAATTATCTTAATTTTTATTTAGATAATTGTAATTACGATCCTAATAAAATTAATGCATACAAAGATTTACAAACTACTTTATCATCAACATTATTTGAATTAAGTAAAACCGATACAACTTTAGCTAATACAAATAATACATTAACATCACAAAATGCATCATTGTCACAAGAAATTGCAGATTTAAGAAAAGGAAATGACATATTGTCAAAAAAAAACATAATTTTATCAGAAATGGTGAATACTAATAGTATTGCTTCTTGTCCTGTACCTTTATGTAATTGCTCACAATCTTTAGTGGTGTGCCCGCCTCTAAATTTATCAACAACTCCTAATAAAATTATATTTTTTGTTGGTCTTGGTATTATCAGTTTAATAATATTAATACTAATATTTTTATTAGTAAGAAAAAACAAGGAAACGAGTAAAGCAAATTTATCTAGATATAGTTCATTAAAATCAACTGGATCCAAAGCATCTATTTTAAGTACTAAAGAAAATGAAGAAACTGGAAATAATAAATTTAGAAATATGTTATTTTCTGGTTTAAAAACTTTAGGAAATTATGTTTAATATTTAAAATATAGGTAGATATACTTTATCTAATATCCACTTTGATTTTATTTTAATTCTTGGATAATAATCTACATGTAAATTATATTTATTTAAAATTTTATTTAATTCTTCAATTGCTCCACTATCTTGTGAAATTTTTGAATAAAAATCATTTTTTGAAAAATGTGTAGTATATTTTTTAATATATTTTAATTGTATTTCATAAAAAATTTCATTAAATTCTTTAAACATTTTATCCTCGTTAATATTTATCTTTTCTCTATTTATTTCTATTTTTCTTATATTATATAATCCTTCTGATGTTACAACTAAAGAACCACATATTTTACCTTCATTGAAATTATCAATAAAATGTAAAATATCTCCCATACTTGGAAATTCATATAATATACCTTCTTTAACTCTACCACCTGGTTTAGGTGTAGGTGGATGTGTATGGAATATATATTCATATTCATTCAAATCAGATAAATTTCTTGGTAAAAATATTTCATCATCGCCTTTATCTACTCTTGTTGTATTTCCTGCTACAACTATTTTTTCTAAAATATTTGTTTTAAAATCTAATAATCCAGTATGTTCCGAATATCTAAATTTATTTTTATTTGTTTGATCCATATATTTTTTGGTATATCCACCATGAGTCATTAATGCATCCATTATTAATAATTGATTTTGATTAATTTTTATAAATGTTTTTGCTCCAATTTTAATTTCTGTTTTTAATTTTAATTTTTTTTCTAATTTAAAAAAATATATTATATCTAAAAATTTTTCTATTGGTTGAAAATTATGTTTCTCTATATAATGTTTTAAACCATCTTCCCATATATATTTTTTCCATATATATCTTCCTGTAGTAATTTTTTTTTGTTTACATATTATACAATCTTTTGTATCCTCATATTTTTTAAAATGTTTCATTTCTTTTAATAAAATTTCTACAAATTCTAATTGTTTTACGAAATCATGTTCCATATTCCATTCTTTTCCTTCTTTCGGTAATATAAATTTTTGACCCTTACTATCAAATCCATCATAATCCCAATATCCTATTAATTTATATTCTTTATTATTTTTTGTAATAATATTCATTACAAATTCTATTATAATAAATAAAGATTAAATTTTATGTTTTTATTATTTTTTTTAATCCTAAATAAATTTTATAATTCCCGCCACTAATATGGGAAACTATTTCTAAATAATCATTTTTATTATTTAATAATAATTGTTCTAATTCATTTTCTTTATATTTATTTAATTTATTTTTTATTTTTATGATGCTTCTAAGTTTTTTCGGAATTATAATCAGTTCATCATACCATAATATGGTATTTTTATCAATATTATATGAAGCTATAACTTCATACGTATACCAAATTTCTCTATTATTCTCTTTAATTATAATATAATTCTCATTATCTGTTCCATTATAATTTATATTTAATTCTCTTATTTTTGTCATAATATTATATTTACACATATTTTTAATTTTATAATTTTATAATTATAGATATTAAACAATATTTAAAGTTTCACAAATATTTTATATTTATGATGAATAATATATTTAAATATTTACAAACAAATGATGACAGCAATGAAAGCGATAACGATAATATAAATGAAAATAATAATGATAATAATGATAATGATAATGATAATAATGATAATGATAATGATAATGATAATAATGATAATAATGATAATGTCAATATAAATGTTAATGCGCATCAATCTAATAATCGCGAAGAACTTTGTGATTCCGATGATAGTGATAATATTTTATTAAAGAATTTTAAAACGAATAATAAAAGAAAGCAATTTAAAACAAATCCATATGATAATAAACACAATCATAAAAAAATAATGTGTCAAAATTTTATAGATACTAATAGTTGTACTTATAAAGATAAATGTCTATACGCTCATAATCGTGAAGAACAAAAAATTGATATTAAAAGAAAAAAAATATTTGATATTCTTGATTCTAAAACAGATTTATCATCTTTAGAATATTATAAAAATAAAGATATTTATAAAGAATTACAATTATTTACAAAATTATGCAATGAATGTGTTAAAAATAAATGTACTGGGGGAAATAATTGTAAGTTTGGAGCACCATATGAAAAATATTTAATTTGTTACGATGATTTAAATTATGGTTCATGTAAAGATGATAAATATTGTAATAAAATTCATTTAACAAAAAGAAATTTAAAACCTCAATATAGCAATATTTATTCAAATATAACTAAACCACCAATTAATAACATTAAAATGTTATCATCGTTTATGAATAATATGAATAATATTAATCAAAATATTTTAAATTATACTACTAGCACTACTACCGGTACTACTACTAATGATAATAATAATGATAATAATTTAGATAATAATAATTTAGATAATAATTTAGATAATAATAATTTAGATAATAATTTAGATAATGATAGTGTTGATACTGATATAAATATAGAAAATATTTATGATAATAGTGACGATTCTGAATGTGAAAAATCAATATTTATTGATAATTTTAATATGTTACTAGACGATGATTAAAAAATTGATATATAAATATTATATAAATATTTCAATAATATTAATTATTATTGAAATTATGGAACCATTTAAAATAGACAAAAAATCCCAATATTTTACTAAAAAATATTTCCCAAATTCTATTTCTGAATTAACTATTAATGAATATAAAATTAAACAATTATCATCATGGTTAGACTCTTATAAAATTAATTCCCTTAAATTTAGAAATTTAAGTAAAAAAAAAATAAGATCCGAGATGAATGAACGTTTTGATGAGATAGATGATATAAATGATATTAATAAAGATGTTATTAGTGATATTATTAATGATGTTAATGACGATGTTAATCTTAATATAAATTTATCCGTAGTACATACAACGAAACAAAAAAATACAATTAATGATAAAAGTTGTATTATAATAACGGGTCCACATGGAGTTGGTAAATCTGCTTTCGTATACACTGTATTACAAGATAAAAAATATGATATTCAAGTAATTAATTTTGAAAAAATTAATCAAATGAAAAATATTAATGAATTCATTGATAAAACAATGAAAGGTGTAGATATTTATTCTTCTATAATTAATAAAAAACATACTATAGAACGAGTAATTGTTATTGATAATATTGAAATAGTATCATCTCCAAATGAAAAACTATTTATTTCTAGTATTTTAAAACAAAATGAATGTGAATGGAATTATCCAATTATTTTTATTTGTAATAATAAACATAACAAACTAATTAATTTCATAAAAAAATCTTCATATGAAATAGAAATATTTCCCCCAACTGTTAATTCATTAATGGATGTAATTTGTAAAATTTGTCTTAAAGAAAATATGGTTTTTTCTAGTGAAGATATTTATAGAGAACTAATAGAACATTCTAAAAGAGATTTAAGATTACTTGTTACAAATTTACAATCAATCAAAGAAATATTTAATGGTAAAGTTTTTGGACCGGAACAATTTGCGGAATTTATTCAAATTAGTAAAGTAAAAGACCAAGATTTAGGTATTTTTGAAGCTACAAGAAAATTAATGTATTCTTATGAAAATATAGATGATGTAATCAGAATTTTTGAAACTGAAAAAACAATTATTCCATTAATGATACAACACCATTATGTTAATTTCTTAAATAATAAACATTTCCCTCTAATAAAAGAAATTTCAAATTCTCTTTCAAAAGGTGATGTAATTGAGAATTATATATATGAACATAATATTTATGATATTCGTGATACACAAGCTTTTCATCAATGTGTAAAGCCTTCATTCATATTAAGTAATTGTCTAAACCCTCGAAAATTACACGCAGATAAATTAGCTACAAAGGCTCTATCTTTCCCATTAGATTTAAATAAAACTTCTATAAAACATATAAATTACACCAAAAACATAATACCTTCAAATTTGTATTTTAAAAATATGAAATTAGATGACTACATTTATCTTAATAAAATTATAAAAGGATTACTTCAAATTGAAAATTATAACAAAATTAACGAATTGATGCAAGAATATAATATAGATATTAATGGCATTGAATCTGTTTTGAAAATAAATAAATTAAATGGTGAAAAGTTTATAATTTCAACAAAAGTTAAAAAAGCCTTAACTAAAAATTGTTCCGATATAACAGATACAAATATAAAACATATTCAAAAAAACAAAAAACTTAAAACTAAAAAACAGAAAAAATAAAAATAATATAGTTTTATTTATTTATTAAAAATTTAATATTAATAATATTAATTAATTTTTTAAAATAAAAATTTTATAAAAATATAATATATTATAATGGACAGCCGTACTGCAAAGAATGCTACTCACGAATCAACAGATGACATGGAATTTTTTCTTAAACATGATATTCCAGTTGAACAAATCAGATCAATCCTTCGTCACAGAAAAATGAATGAAGACAAAATTGAATCTACACTCAATAAACTTGTCGAAACTAAGGAACGTACCCGCAAATATGCTCGCAGATTTATTGAAAAAATCGATCAACACTATGGTTTCCACGATATTCCTACAATTGTAAAGAAAGCCATCAAATTTGCTGAAAAACACCAACTTTCAAATGTTGAAAGAGAAGTTATTATTTCAACTGCTATTAAAGGTGATGTTTACAACACATTTAACCTCTCCAATGATGTTAAATACAGTGAAATGACTAAATTCATGGGTATTGAATCACCTGCTGGTCAAGTTCTTAACATCCAAAGCAAAGATTACGCTCCCCTCAATGAAATTGTTAAACTCTTTGAAACAACACGTATTCTCCACATGGACCTCAAGAACCAACTCTCACTCTACAGAGATTGCGCCGTTGAAGCCATCACAGGTAAATTTCTCCCAGAAAAACACAACATTAGCACACACATTCACCCTGTTGTTGTTGCTCTCTTCCTCCCCAAGATTGAATCATTCGAAAAACGTATGCTTTACTCCAACCTTGGCAGAGTTGTTCTTCAACGCGCCCTCCCATACTTAAACAAACACATTCAACTCTTTGATAACGTTCTCCCCGGTGAACTCGAAGCTGAATGGGAACTCACATGTGATATCGTTCAAGACCCTAACTCACTCGCTTACTTCAGTGACGATACACCCATCACAAACATGATGAAGAGATTCAAGATCCAAATTGAACTCTGGAAGAATGTTATGAGTCTCAGACAAGGTAAATTCTACTCAACTAGTTATGAGGAAAACGACAGTGTTAACGGTTTCCTCAAGACCATCAGCCAATACGATTGGACTTACTTTGATTCCCCTGACATGTTTCACATCCAAGATGAAGGTTCAGTTCTCAGAAAGATCTTAGCTGTCTTCTCACTTAGACCAACATGGGCTCAAATCTCAACACTCCAACAACGTTCATTCATGGGTTACGCTAACCTCACAGGTCTTGCCAGAACAACCTTCATCAGAATCCCTATCATCAATGTCAGACTCCCATCTGTTATGCCAAACAATCTTGGTTACGACGTACCCCAAATGCACCTCGACCGCGCCATTAACCAATCTGATTACTTCATTGAAAACAAACTCCTTGTACCCAAGAGCAAGAGTATTCTCTACAGCAGAAACGCTGTCTTCTTCTACGTCAACAGAAGATTCCAAACAGTCAACGCTGCCAACCTCACATACAAATTCAGCTACACCAACGTCCCATACCAAACATTCAATGTCGGTCAATCTTCCATCAACGACTTCCCAGTTGGCTTTGATAACACCCTCACACTCGGTAACGATTCATTCTCACTCCGTTCAGTTGTTACAGTTTACCGCCCACCAATTGCTGAAAACGTTTCAGTTGGTTCATCATGCGTTGTTGTCGGCCAAGAAAGCAACGATCTCTTCTACTACAACCCACTCCTCGCCAACATCAAATTCGAAGATGAAACTGGTGCATATAGATCAAATAACCCAATTACCCTCATTGACAACGTTTCAGCTCATGCCAACCAACCCGGCTTTATTGAAATGGCTCAAAAATACGGTACAATCTTCATGTATGTTAAAGCATAAATATTTTAATTTATTATTCTAATAAAAATTGATTTTTAATAATTATAACAATTATTAAAAATATTAAATAATTAAAACTTTAATAAAATATATAATGTCAATAAATAATTTAAACGATTTGAAAAATTTAAAATATGATATAATTATTTATCATAATCCTTGTTCCGATGGTGTTGCTGCTGCATGGGTGGTTAAACATTTTATTCCAACGGCTGAATTAATTCCATGTTTTGCTGGTAAAACTCCATCTAATGATATACAATATTTTTATGGTAAGAAAATTATTTTTGTAGATATTTGTCCAAATAAAGAATATTTAATGGAACTTAAAAATTTAGCAGAATATATTACTATTTTAGATCATCATATTACTGCTTATAAAAATCTCGAAAATATATCCGAAGAAAATATTAATTATGTTTTTAATAATAATTTGTCAGGATGTATGATTGCTTGGAATTATTTCTCAAATGAAGAAATGCCTTGGTTTTTATCATACATAGGTGATAGAGATTTATGGAAATGGGAACTACCATATTCAAAAGAAATTAATACTGTATTATTTGAAGACGACCATACAAATTTTAAAGGATTAACTAAATTATTCGATACTCCTTTTGATGATAATTTATATAAATCTTTTGCAGAAAGAGGTAAGATTCTAGTTGAATTTAAAGATAAATTAATAAAAACGGCTATGAAATCAGCTATACATAGTAAATATAAAAATAAAAAAATTTGGTTATATACATGTCCTCCTGATATTTTATCAGAAGTTGGTAATGCATTAATGGATAAAAATTTTAAAGATAATCAAAAACCAGATTTTGCAGTATGTTGGAGATATAATGTTATGACACATGAATATTATATCTCTATGCGCAGTAATGCAATTTCTACAGATGTTTCCGAAATTTGTAAAGAACTAGGGGGAGGAGGACATCGTAATGCAGCAGGATGCACTCTTTCAGGAAATACTATTTTACGTAATTTTTTTATTCCATTTAATGAAGAATAAATTTTATTTTACTTGTAAAATATTATATCATTTTTATTTCCAAAGTGTCGTTTTATATAATAAAATACCATTTTGCTTATAAAAATGTTATATCATTTTTATTTCCAAAGTGTCGTTTTATATAATAAAATACCATTTTGCTTATAAAAATGTTATATCATTTTTATTTCCAAAGTGTCGTATAAGAAGGTAATGCTCTTCTACCAGAGGTATTTGTTGACATTGGTCTCATTATTGTTTTAATTGGTTGTGATATATCTCTAATGTAACCATAATATTGTTTAATATTGGTTATAATATCAGGTAATATGTATTCAACAGTTTTATCATTTAAAATTTTAACTTGTCTTACTACTTGATTTGATAAATTTTTACAATCTTCTAAATATATATATCTCATAACTACCGTTAAATCAGATTGATCTTGATCTTCTTCTAATTTAAATTTTCCTTGTGATCTTTCATATACAGTCACTTTTAATTTTTTTTGTATTCTATTCATATTTTCTTCTGAAAAAAATATTCTACTAATTTCATTATCTTCTATTATCCCTTTTAAAACTACATTTGCTAAATTTGTTGTATTATATGGTGTATATTCTTCTCTTGATTCCATACTAAAATTAATATTATTTTGTTGTGATTTATAAACATCTTTTTGCATTAAAACACTAGAATACGGAGCAGAATTACTATAAGATAATTGCTGATTTACTGGTGCAAAATTATTATTCATCTATATATTTATATATATATAATATTATTTTTTGACTAAAGCTAAACAACTAATAAAAGCAATTACATGTATAAATGAATCATAAACATTATAGACATATTTTATTTATATTTACATTATAAATAAAATTAATATTATTTTACAATTTTACAATTTATTCAATAATTGTATATGTTTCCAATATTGCTTCTTCTGTCAAATTGGCCTCATTAAGTTTGTAATTTTGAACTATTGGTTCATGTCTTGAAAAATTAAATAAACTTGTAACTGGTACTTGTTTATCTATTATTTCTTCTGGATTTATATTTTCATCCTTTGTTAAAATTGTTGCTATACCATTATTAACACTGACATATAATACAAATCTATGTGTACCGTTGCCTTCATCCAATATAACTACTTGTCCGGTTTTAGCACTTCTCATATCATCTTTTCTTATATGAATAAATTCTTGTTCTTTTAAGAATGTACCTATTCTATTATTCATGAAAGGTCTCATAAAATTAATTAAATAACTACCAATATTTGTATTAGTTTTCTTAACTGCTTCTGTGTGTATTTTATCTAATAAACTTAAAATTTCTTGAGGAGGAGCCACACCACCTTCGCTAATGAAATCTCCCTTGAAATTATTTGTATTCATGCAGCTAATAAATATATCAAAAATTGTATTATTAATTTGTGTGTCGTCTAATTTATCATCATATATTTTACCATCAAGTTTATGTAATGATTTATTTACAGTAATAAATGTTGCATTTTGTGCATCATTTAAATCAGTAAAGTTTGTATCAATTTGTAATATATATCCAAAATTTGGTATATAATATTCTAAATTATTTATTTTGTATTTCCAATAATTTGTTACATTTGATTCGGTTGCAACATCTTTAATATATACATTATTTCGAATACTAAAATTATTTATTATTATTTTATTTAATTGTAATACATATAACGCTATAATTAATTGAAATACTATTGACATCCATACTTTATCACTGTGATATCCTGTATTTACCATTTTCTTGATATTTCCTTCTATTTGATATATTTTTGAAGCCCAATTATATAATGTATATGTTGGGCTTTCTGTCATTATAGTAAGAACCGAACCCTTATATGCTTCTAAATCTTCTGCTACTGGTTGTTTTGGTCCAAATAACATACCAGGTTTTGGTTGATTAGTTTGTTGTAAACCAATATATGGTGCCATAGCATTAAGAACTTTTTGATGTTCTTCTAATGTTTTATCATAGTATGAATTTGTTTGAGTATTTATTGCTCCTGATATATATGGTTTTAATGCATCAGTTAATTTGTTTTGTTCCTCTAATGTTTTCTTAACATAAGCACCGACTGGATTTGTTATTTTTGTTGGTAAAGATTTATTACGTCCCATTATTCTAAAATGGTTGACTTTATCAAAATCAATATCTGATTTTTCTGTAGTATAATAACCATGCATACCGACAAAGTTAGGACATAATTTATTTTTCAAAATTCTTTCTCTAATATATTCATAATATGCTACTTCTCTCCATTGGTCGTAATCAGCATATGTTGTTTTATTTTGTTTATTAATTTTATATGAACCTACAGTTAATCTGTAAACACGAATATTAACAGCCATTGAATTACGAGCGCATATTGTCATTCCACTTTTAGTATCACGTTGAATTGGGTAACATGAACGATATATTAATAATCCTTCTGGTAACCCTTTGTAAGGATTATCTGAATATCTGTATGTATTGTATGGATTTAAATCCATAAATTTAATATGTTCTAATATATTATTTCTTGAATTTACTGAAAAACCGACTTCATCTCCATCACCATTTGGAAAGAGAACCGATCTAATATAATTTGATTGTGTCATTCTATCACCAATTGTAATATATGAGTTTTTAATATGTTTTGTTGGTAAAACATCTTCATATATCATATTTAATCTATGATGAGTATCTGCTGGACCATTTACCCGAATATCATATATTTTATTTATAATTGGTGAATATTGAGGAGCCATCCCTGGCATATAGGGCATACTCATCATCATATTAGCCATATGAGGAGGATAAAATGGATATGTTGTTCCTATTGGAAATTGAGATGCTGGTGGGGGAGGTTGAGGACCATCTGGTTTTGGTTTAGGGGGTTGGTATAATTGTAAGTTTAATATTTGATTCTTTGCCATAGTTGCCATATCGGTTTGGGGCGGAGCATTTTCTGCCATTCTATCGGCAAATATTTTTTTTTGTTCTAATGGAATAGCAGGATTATTTTTTGGTTCAAATTGAGGTATAGTTTTGCCTGAAAAATCATCATTTGCTCCGCCCTTTAAAAAAAAAAACCAGAGGTCATTTCTTTATTAAGAGCGTCTCTGTTTAATTTATATTTTTTGAGAGAACCACCTCCCATCATTTGCATACCTGGCATACCCATGCCTTGCATACCGGGCATACCCATGCCTTGCATACCTGGCATACCCATACCTTGTGGCATACCCATACCCATACCTTGCATACCGGGCATACCCATGCCTTGTGGCATACCCATATCCATAGGCATTTGACCCATACCAGGATTACCCATAGATTGTGGCATTGGTGGGTATGCTGACATTTGTGTTAATTGAGCCATATCATTTTGTGATAATTGTGGTTGCATATTACCCATACCCATTGGATTCATTCCTTCCATACCAGCCATACCTTGCATACCAGCCATACCTTGCATACCTTGCATACCTTGCATACCTTCCATATCAAGTGATGGCATATTTCTAACCATACTTTCTGGAGCAAGATCTAAAAAGTTTTCTGGAAGTTTTTGAAGAATCTTGGCATGTGGTGCATTCATATGTGGGTTCATTTTATTATTATTGCGGGCGCCACCAGAGCTAACACTTAATGCCGATTCTGACATCGTTGATGACATTCCGCGGTTCATTTTGCGCGAACTTTTCTTACGAGAATCTTTCTTTGAACTTTTTTTATGTGAACCTTTCTTTGCTGAAGTTTTTAATGCTCTTGCAATATCGTTAGCAGTTGTTGATTTTGATTCTGTTGACATTGATGAAGATTTTTTATTTGATGCTGAAACAGATGAAGACTTATCTTTTTTATTTGAAACAGATGAAGATTTTTTGTCTGATGCTGAAACTGATGTTTCTTCAGGGTTTACATTCTTAATAGTCTTTTCACTTTCTGAACCCCCGGTAAATAAATTACTTCTTTCTGAATATTCACTAGTTAAACCTGTGTTTCTAAAACCAGGTACTGCTATTTTTCTTGAACCTTTTACAGTACTCATACTATAATATTTATTAGATTTTTTATTTTTTTTATTATTTTCTATATATGAAATACCTTCTTCTTTATGAGCAAGATTATTTATTTTTTCTTTTTGAAATTCTTTTGGGGAAACTGATAAATCCATTTTTATAAATTGTTTGAAGAATTTATTTTTTTTAATAACTAATGCTGCGGTTATAATTTCATCCGAATTCATATCAAATTCATTCTCATTTAAACCTTCAAAATTAACAATACTTTTAGGTCTAAACTTTTCAGGCAATACTTCTTCAAAAAATATTTGTAATTCTTGTGTTATTTTATTATATGGTTTTAAAAAGTAATATGTTATTGACATAATATAATTTATATCAAAATATGGATTATATTTGTTTTCTATATTATTATAATCTGAAGTTGAACTATTGTCAAAATCTGACATTTTTACATCGATATCTGATTCTATCTCAAATACATGTGAACCTAATTTATATTGTTTTGTTTCTTTCACTTTATTTTTCCATACTAAAAGTGAGTTTAAATTTATCATTCTATGGCTAAAATTATTGAATCTTTCAGATAATTTTGCTATTATGTAAAATATTTGGAATAAAATAGTTTTTAAATCTTCTATTGTTAATTCTGAAATATTTTCATCTAAATATGTTTTCAATGTTTGAGTTTTAAAAAAATGCTCTGTAATTATTACATACATTAATTCACCCATTTTATTTTCATTTAAATCATTTTTAATTTGTGGGAAATATTCTAATAATTGATCTTTACTAATATCAAAACACATTATGGGTAAAATAATACCTTTAAATTTTTCATTAAATGCTATTTCACTACCCATGTATAACATAGCCATATGTTGTAATTCATTTCTTGTAATATCATTTTGATTTTTAGTTATTTTACCAATTGATATGGTACAGCTCATTCCCTCTTTATTTGTTCTTTTATAATGAATTCTATCTGAATATTCTCCTAATAATTTAAAATCTCCTTCAAAAACGTGTTTTGAATCAAAATTTATAGGTTTTCTTAAATCATCTATTATTATACTTTTTCTCTTAATTGGTGTAATTGCGTAGCATTTTTCAGATTTAGCATAATATGCATTGAATAGAAAATTTATACAATTATCCAAATTATCATATACTGATTTACTCATCATATAATAATTATAGTTAAAATTTATTTAATTTATTTTTTTTAATTTAATTTATTTTTTTAATCTAGATACATGTTTTAATTGAAAATCTAATTGATCTAATATATTTATTTTATCTTTATCATTATTATTATTACTATTTTCAAGTAGTTTAATTATATCTATATTTTTTTCTACATTAGATTTAGATTTATTTCTTGCACTATTTGTTGTTTGCAATGAATATATATTTTTTGGTATTGATAAGTTTTCTGTTGATAATAATTTATTTATATTATATTTATTTGAATTATTTACTGGAACTTGTTCTTTTACTCCATGTTCTTGCCCTGTTCCTTTTACTATTCTAAATTCTTCAAAATATGGATCATTTTTTAATAAATAATCAGGTGTTGTATATTCTACATTTACTAAAATTCGCCCTTTTTCATGAACGTATGGTTCATCTGCTCTATATTTTTTAGGTACTACTCTATCAATAAATTGTTTTACTTCAAGGGGAACAATTTCATCAGTTAATATTTGTGGAAAAAATCCTTTTCTTATCAAAGTATTGAAAAAATAATGTATATCATAATATCTATTTTGTTCTGGTGTAACATTGATTTTTTTAGTCCATTTTGATTCTACTTTAATATTATCTACTATACCAGGAATACATGCAAAATCAAAATCCCATAATTTTACATGATAACCAATATTTGGTACGCGATATACACTTCTAACTACTACATATTTATGATATTCTCTTGTTTTATCGATTTTATGAACTAATATATTATTTGCTTTCATATCATTATGTCTAAATGATGAATATTTACTTTGAATAATTGCTAATACTGATAATATTTGGAAAAATATTACTTTCCAATGACGTGGTGTAAATACTTTATAATTGTTTCTAAGAAAATCTAATAAATCTCCTTTATTAGCCCATTCACTAATTAATATTGATACTGTTGAACTAAATTCTCCTCCTTCATAACGTTCTATAAATTCTTTATATCTATCATTTTTATCATCTATTTTATCACATTTAACTAAATTTACAAAATTCTCAATTGAAGTATTAAATGTTCCAAATGGAATAACTAAATGCGGTGTTTGACGATTTACTATAAAATAACTTAATAATTTAATCATCATTAATTCAGCATTTTCTGGTCTACGTGTATCATTTATACTACCATATTTTTCTTTTTTAGGATATGCTACCACTTTTACAGCATATTCGAATGAACCATGTGATTCGCTTGCTATACCCTTAAACGTATGACCGGTTGTTCCACTTTTTATATATTTTAATTTTCCACCAATTTGTGTTATAACATTTTTAAAATCTAATAAGCGTTTTTTAAGAACAACCCTAGTATCATATGAATCTCCACTTTCCATATCTTCATCTCTACCTATAAAATTATCAGTATCATTCATATCAAAATTTACTAAACTATTTAAATCTTTTCCTTCTAATAATTTTTTTATAAATTCTATTCTAACAGGTATTGAATCTTTTTCATATACTTTCTTTGTTCCATTATTACTATGAAGTGTTGTTAAACTTTTTTCATCGTTATTCATATTATTATTTATATTATATATTATAAATAATAATAATTCTTTTTAACACATTTTAATTGTTAAAATAAAAAAAATAAATTATTGAATTTTTTCTATTTCTTCATAATTCAAATATGGCATTATTGCTTCACATAACCAAAATTTCTCTTTATAATTATAATCATATTCTACTTTGATTGGTAACATATGAATTATATTAATGTCATTCATTTTATCTTGAATTGATTTATCTAATATATCTTTTTTTGCTGGAGGAATTACTGATAATAATTGTTGCGGTATACTCAATGATTTATTATTATGTAATATTTCTATTTCTGCAAATTGCTTAAAATTTTCATATATGTCCGAAACAAATGGAGCCTCGTCAAAGTCATATTGAACGTTCCACGATGGAGCATCGTGAAAATAATATTCTGATACCCACTTCAAAACATTATAAAATGATAGAGTAACTTTTTTAACTTGATTTTTCAAATTAAATCTCATATTAAAATGATGTAAATAATAATTTGCTTTCGCTTCTTCGTGATCGATATATGGTGATAACAAATAAAAAGGATCATTGTCTCTATGAATATTTATTAAATTTTCTATTTTCCATAATTCTTTCTCATGCTGTTTCGTAATATATGAAGGACAATTATAAGTAGAATTTACTTTATATCTTTCTTTAAAATAGGTCTTTTCTATGTCAGCTAAATAACTTAGAAATAATTCTATTGTTTTTAAAGAATATATTATTTTTGGATCGATTTCTTTTATTATTATTTCACCTGTTCGTTCGAATGCAAAAATATATGCTTCTAATATTGTTTCTAATCCATCTTTTCTAATATTTATAGATGGTATATGTGGTAGAAAATCATTTCCTAAAAAATAACATAAAAATATGAAATCATTAATGAAATCTATTTCTTGTTCTGGTTCGATATCTAATCGAGATTTAAAATATATATTAAATACTTTTCTACATTCTAATATAGATACATATGTCATCGGTTCACCTACATCTTTAATTGGATCTTTTTCTTCTATTTGTGGTGTTTTTCCAAAATTACTTTGTTCTCGCAATAAATATATATTTGACATATTTGAAGATAATGCCAAAAATATTAAATCCGCATCCAATCCATATATTATGTGCGTTTTTTCTGTATTAATTTTATTGTAATTATTTTTTAAATATTGTAAAATTTTATGTTCTCCTTCACCTCTTTCTTCATAAGAAGAATATATAAATTTATATTTATTCGCCTTATCTGATTCATTTATGAAACTTTTAATTTTTTTGTCTAATTTTTTCATAAAATCAGTTCCAGGTGTAATTACAATATTAGACCATGATGTATTATTTGGAATATTATATTGTTTATAAATATTATTTTTCATTTCATTTTCTTCCACTGATTTATAACGACGTTTGCGTTGTTGATTAATTTTAGCAAGAGGTGCTACTCCATCAACTGCTATATATACTAAATCAGATGGATTTACATATTTTATTATAAATTTTATATAATTTATAATTCGTTCCATCATCATTTCTTCTAATTTATTTACTGATGTTTCATATGGAAAAGCTTTTAAAATCTTAAAACATTGAGGATGAAACAAACAATTAGCATCAAAAAAAAGAGTATTTGGTTGAGATTCTAATCTCTTTTTTAAAATTCTATTATTTTTATCTTGTTTTAATAACCATGCAAAAAATCCTGGGACACCCATTTATTTATATTTATTGATATTATCTTGTTTATTTCTTATCTAATTTTACTATTAAAAATACAATTTTTATTAATAATATAAAAATCTTAAAAATAATTATTTTATCTGAATAATATATATTATAAATGTCTGGTAATTCCAATTCATTAACTCCTCTCGATGCCGTAATGAGTTTAAAAAATTTAGCTGCTGCTAAAAATTTAGAAGGTGGTAAACGCCGTTCACGTAAAGCTGGATCAAAGAAAGGATCTAAGAAAGGTAGCAAGAAAATGGAAGGTGGCAAACGCCGTTCACGCAAAGCTGCTTCAAAGAAATCATCCAAGAAATCACGCAAACTTGCTAACGAAGATTTACTCGAAGGTGGCAAACGCCGTTCACGCAAAGCTGCCTCAAAGAAATCATCCAAGAAATCACGCAAATTAGCCAACGAAGATTTACTCGAAGGTGGCAAACGTCGTTCACGCAAAGCTGCCTCAAAGAAATCATCCAAGAAATCACGCAAACTTGCTAACGAAGATTTACTCGAAGGTGGCAAACGTCGTTCACGCAAAGCCGCTTCAAAGAAATCATCCAAGAAATCACGCAAACTTGCTAACGAAGATTTACTCGAAGGTGGCAAACGTCGCAAAGCTTCAAAGAAATCATCCAAAAAAGGTTCACGCAAATTAGCCAACGAAGATTTACTTGAAGGTGGTAAACGCCGTTCACGCAAAGCCGCTTCAAAGAAATCATCCAAGAAATCACGCAAATTAGCCAACGATGATTATTTACTCGAAGGTGGCAAACGTCGCAAAGCCTCAAAGAAATCATCCAAAAAAGGTTCACGCAAATTAGCTAACGAAGATTTACTCGAAGGTGGCAAACGTCGCTCACGCAAAGCTGCCTCAAAGAAATCATCCAAGAAATCACGCAAATTAGCTAACGATGAATTACTTGAAGGTGGCAAACGCCGCAAAGCCTCAAAGAAATCATCCAAGAAAGGTTCACGTAAATTAGCTGAAGATTTACTCGAAGGTGGCAAACGCCGCAAAGCCTCAAAGAAATCAGGTTCACGCAAAATGAAACGCGAAATGAACCCTGCCATGAAAGATGTCTTAAAACTTAAAGAAGAAATTAAAAAAGATAACTTAAAAGATGGTGTCCCACTCACCATCATGGCTTGGGATTTATACAAGAGCAATAACAGAGATTTAGAGAAAACTATTAAAGAATACAAAGCTGACAAATCAGGTTACGCTAAGAAATTAGATGACATCACAAAACAAAGACAAAAGAAATAAATTATTTTTTTCAAAATTTTTAATTAATTACTAAATTATTATTTTTATTTTTTATTTTTATTTTTTATAGTTTCACAAACTATTTTATTTTTTTGAGAATCACTTTCATAACAAACTTTATATTCTTTATCATTTAATATTTCTAAATATTGAAATCTTCTTGATTCTAATTTTGTTCCATTTTGTACATATGTTTCGTCAAATCTATCAAACGCTGATGAACTTGCTACATCTACTCTCCATACTTTATCACCACATGTAGCATTAATATTTAACCCATTTAACATTGATTGCGGAGTATGACCTATAACTATATTATCAACATTAAAAATTTTTAATACTTTATCTATATTTTTAACACACTGACTTGAATTAAAATCTAAACCCGATTTTAACATTCCTAATATTCTAGTCCAAAATATTGATTTTTCATCAGGTGCTATAAAATCATGCACTGTATTATATTTTACTATACCCAATAACCATCTTTTAATTAAGATATTAATATTTTCAAATTGATCTCTATCTTTAAAATATAATATTTGCTTATATTTATCCTCATGATATCTAGTTTTATCATATGTTAATTCAAAAGGAATTTTACCATATTCATCTTCTTTAATTGTATCTAAATCTTTTAGAGAATCTAATAAACTATTTACTATACCTGCATGGGCGAATAAATTTGAACCTATTATGATAGATGGATATCTAGTACATCCCATAAATTTTCCATATTGTCTACCTGGTGAAAACGCATATGCTCTTGCTTTTTCACCATTATCAAATTGAATTTGCGGATTTTCTGGATCATTATATTTTAAAAATCCATCTAATCCTTTAAAACTTACATATGAAACATTGCCTTGGGCGTTCATTAATTCATGGTTTCCTAATAATGATACTACAGCTCCTCCAACTTTTACTGCTTGTTCGTGTAAATCTGTAAATAATTCCAATATTTTTATATCAGAATTTTCATCATTTAATGTAGTTTCTGGCATATTACATGCCATATCGCCATATGTTCTACATCTATCTACTTGATCTCCAACTTGTACTACATGAGTTTTTCCTCCTACCCATTTCATTTTATAAATAAAAGAACTACTTATTTCATCACTTTCTGATTTTGTTGATATATTATCTTTATCTAATTCTTTTCCTACTATTTTTGCTACTCCGCTCATAATTAATAAACGAACAGCATATTTATAATCCCCATGAATGTCTCCATATACAACTATTCTTTCAACATTGTCTATTATAAATGGGGTATAGGTATAATCTTTACAATATTTATTAAATTCATTATCTAAAAAATAACTTTTATATTCATTTTTATTACTCATTATAAAATCTATAAATTCTATTCAGATTATTATTTTATTTATCTTTTCTAATAATCAATGAATTATGTGCTTTAAATGTTTCGTCTTTATCTAATTCTACATAACTAATTAATCCATTATTATTATTTTTCAATTCATATTTATTTAAATCTAATAAATTATAACTTTTATATCCTGGTAAATCCATATACGTTGTTACTTTTTTTAATGTTTTTGGTTTTTTATATGGAATTACATCGTTTTCAGATTCTATTTCTAATTGTATGTCTAACGGTGATTCTAATGCACTTTGTTTTAAACTATTTAAATTTATTTCATCATAATTTAATACATCGCTTTTACATTCTGATAAATTTGGATTAATAGCTATTGGAATATTTTTATTATTTTTATTAAAAGTTAAATCTGGATATCTATACGTTTTTAAATATCCATCATCTGTAAAAGTTTCTATTAATGATGAACTTTCTAGTTTTGCATTATTCTCTTCTGCTATTACTTCTTTTGTTTTGAGAGCAGAAGAAATTATTAAATATAAAAGGGCTGATAACATAATAATAGTTAAAATTATAAATATTATATTAATAATTTTCATTTAATATAATATTAAATTATAAATATTTTTAATTATTTATTTACATTTCAGCACCAACAATTTCAAGTGAACTCATATCTTGTTGTGATACACCAACAATGTTACCTTCGGCTACTACCATGGCACCATTGTTGCTTGGAACAATATTTTCACCCATTGAACGTTGAGCTTGAACTGGAGCTTCTACTTGTTCAAGAGGAGCAGCTTCATACCCAGGCCAATCAAGTGTTTGTCCGTCAACAGTATTTGCCGCTTTTTGAGTCCACGATTCATTAAGTGGTTCATTTTCCATGAAATCACCATTTTTATTAATTGTTATTTCTGCTTGTCTTGATTGTAATTGAGGTTGAAATCCACCTTCCATTCTTTCAGTTGTTCTTAATTCTACTACTTCGCGTGGCATGTAAACTTGTACACCAAGAACAACAGCGAGTACTGCCAATGATGAAATTAATGCTACATCTGCCTTACGTGTTATGCTAAAGGCAATAACAAAAAAGATAGCAAACTTCACTACAATATTATCAAGTACTGAAACAAGTGATTCTGGTAATTTGGGAGCAAATGTTGAGACATAAGCAATAGCTATAAGTGTTACAATTGTAATAAAATAATCATTGCGTACAACGTTTGGTACAGCTGTTTTAATTGAGTCCATTTTATAATATAATTATAGCTTATATTTTATATTTTATTTAAAAAATAATATTAATAAAAAAAATATTGATAAAAAAATCTTATATTATATTTTCATATTAAATAGTAAATAATATATATATAATTAATATGCCAATAAATGCTTTTATAAAACAAAAAGGATTTTATATTGATAAAGATTCTATTGATGATAATGAATTAAAAGAAATTAAAGAAGAATTAACTGTAGAACCTAAATTATTGGATTTCGGACCAGAAAACGAAGAGGAAAATGAAGACGGTAAAAAATATAAACTATATACTAATACTAAAAAATATTTAATTGTTCCACGTTATTACGGACAAAAAAAATATGGTATCCCTGATATTAAAATAGATAAAATTAATATTAATATTAATTTTAAAGGTGAACTACGAGATTATCAAATTCCTATTGTAAATAAGATAATAGAACATTTAAATACAAATGGGGGAGGTTTATTATCTGTTCCATGTGGTAGAGGTAAAACTTCGATGGCTATTTATGCTGCTTGTAAATTAAAAGTAAAAACTTTTGTAATGGTTCACAAGAGCTTTCTTTTAGATCAATGGGTAGCAAGTATTAACAAATTTACTGATGCAAAGGTGGGTATAATTCGTGGTAAAACTATTGATATTGAAAACAAAGATATTGTTATTGGTATGATTCAGAGTGTAAGTATGAAAGAATACGACGATGAATTATTTAAACAGTTTAATTTTATAATTTATGATGAGGCTCATCATTGTGCTTCAAAAGTATTTTCACGCAGTTTAATGAAACTTGGTGGATTATATACACTTGCTTTGTCAGCTACTCCCTATAGAGGGGATGGTTTAATTAAAGTTATGCATTGGTTTTTAGGTGAAACTATTTATCGAGAAAATGTAAGAATTAATAATCAAGTAGTTGCAAAAGTTTATAATTATTCTTCAAATAATAATTTATTCGTTGAAAAAAAATTTGGATATGGTAAACAAAAAGGTCGACCAAATATAATTAAAATGTTAAGTAATTTAGTTGAATTAGATGAAAGAACAACACATATTATTAATATTATTAATGAAATTCGAAAAGACCCAGAACGTAAAATTATAGTGTTAAGTGAACGAGTCGGTCATTTAAAAATTATGAAAGAAAAAATAGATAAGATTATTAATAAAGAAATTAAAGATGGGATGATGATAGAAGGTGAAATAAAAACTCATTTTTATATAGGTGAAATGAAACGTAAAGAAAGAGAAATTGCTGAAAAAGAGGGTGATATTTTATTTGCTACATATGCTATGGCTAAAGAAGGTTTAGATATTGAACGGTTGAATACTGTTGTATTAGCTACTTCACAAAAAGATGTTATTCAATCTGTAGGACGAGCTATGAGAAAAATTTTAACAGATGGAGATTTACGACCATTAATTATAGATTTCTCTGATTATTTGTCAGCATTTATTTCACATATAAAAAAAAGAAAAGTATTTTATAAACAATCTCAATTTATCGTAGAAGATTATTATATTATGAATAATGATTTTTCTGATAAAGATTTTGAAGAAAAACAAAATATTTCATATAAAGATACTTTAAATGTGGATAAAGTGACTTATGAAGAAATAGATGAAGAAGATAATTGTAAAATAAATAAAGATAAAGATAGCGATGATAGTGATAGTGATATTAAAAATAATAAAACTAAAAATAAAGTAAAAACAAATTTTAATAAAAGAATTAAATTTTAATAAAAGAATTAAATTAAGCACTTTACGGTACCGTCTAGTTTTTGACACTAACGCTAGCGAAAAGTACAACTTTACGGTACCGTCTAGTTTTTGACACTAACGCTAGCGAAAAGTACAACTTTACGATACAACTTTTTATTTATGAATAGAATAAATTAGTTAAAAAATTGATTTATTTAAAGAAAGAATATATTAATATTTAAGATAAAAACATTAATATAAGTTAAATGAATAAAATACCATGGATTGAAAAATATCGCCCAAGACATATTGACGATATTGTCGTAGATGAAACTATTATGAGAGAAATAAAAAATATGATAAAAAATAAAGATATTCCTAACATGATACTTACTGGAACTCCTGGTATTGGTAAAACAACAACTCTTTTATGTTTAGCATATGAATTATATGGACCACATGTTAAAGAAGCTGTGTTAGAGTTAAATGCTTCAGATGACAGAGGTATTCAATCTATTAATTCTAATGTAATTAATTTTTGTAATTATTTGCTTTCTTATAAGAATGATAAAAAATCTAAATATGCTAAACATAAATTAATTATCTTTGATGAAGCTGATAATATGACTGATAAAGCTTTACCTATAATATCTATGTTGATGGATAAATATCACGAAACAACACGTTTTGTATTTACATGTAATGTATCATCTAAAATTATAGAAAGTATACAATCGAGATGTAAAATATTTCGATTTTCTAGATTAACAGTAGATTTTGTAACAAAAAGATTAAGTGAAATTTGTAAAATAGAGAAAGTAAAATTTAAATCAAATGGAATAGAAGAAATTGCTGTTAATTCTAATGGAGATCTTAGAAGTGCTATTAATCTTCTTCAACTAACATGTGATAAATATGAAACTATAAATATGGATAATGTTTCAAAAGCATGTGATAAACCATCAGCATTACTTATTAAAAACATTATTGTTGAATGTATAAATAAAAATCTTAAAGATGCTATTATTAATACATATAATTTAAAATTAAGTGGATTTACAGGAGTAGATATTATATATAATTCATTTAATGTACTAAAATTGCATATATGTAATGATATTAACGACGATGATAAAATTAAAGTATTATCTGTAATCTCTGATTATATGTATTCTGTAAGTAATACTATGGATACGGATATACAACTTACTAGTTTTTTAATAGAACTATGTAAAATAAAATAAGTTTATTTATTTTTTGAAGATATATTTAGAATATTTTCAGAATAATAATATTTTTAATAATTTTAATTCTCATGTGAGTAGAATAATAGTTGGTGTAATATATATGGTTGTAGAAATTTTAGAGAATTTTTAGAGAAACATAAAAGTAATATTTAATTATATACAGTTGTAGAAATTTTTAGAGAATAATTTAGAGGATATTTTAGAGAATTTTTAGAGAAACATAAAAGTAATATTTAATTATATACAGTTGTAGAAATTTTTAGAATAAACTTTGAAGATATTTTAGAGAATATTATATATTTATAAAAAGTCTAAGTCAAGAGGAGACGAGTTCCGCAAACCGGACAAGAGGGTCAAAAATGACCACTACAACTCTTGTGTAAAAATATTTTAAAAAACTTATTTTTTTTAAAATTTCCAAAAATCAACATCAAATATTTATTTTTATTTATGAACTATATATACTTTTTAAAATTATATAAAAATATTTTTCCTAAAAAATTCAAAAATATTTGTAATTTTTTTTTCCAAAATAATATTTTTTTTATTAAAAAATCATTTTTTTAATAAAAATCATTTTGAGATCTATATATACTTTTTCACTTTATTAAAAACATAAAAATGTTGTTGTATCTATTACTTTTAGCAGGTTTTTAGCAGGTTTTATTGTTGTTGATATATTCACTTTTAGCAGGTTTTTTAATAATAAATACTGTTGAAAGTGATAGAAACAACAACATTTATTTATTCAAAAAACATAAGAAAAAATAGTTGTTGTTATATTCACTTTCAGCAGGTTTTTTAATAATAAATACTGCTGAAAGTATACCATACAACAACTATTTTTAGATAAAAAACCTGCTGAAAGTAATAGATACAACAACATATATAAATAATATAATATAATATATAATTATAATATATGGTAATTCATAATTGTATTTATTGTAATTATTCAACAAATAGAGTAACATTATATAAAACACATTTGTTAACAAAGAAACATAAAAATAATATACAATTTGCATCAAAAACAACAATACATGAAATAGATAACAATGATAACATTATAGTTAATAAAATAGATATTCAAAATGAGAAGATAGATAATCTTTCTAAACAAAATGAAGAACTTAAAAAGAAAATAGAAGAATTAGAAAAATCAAACAGGGATTTAAAAGATACAAATAATCAGAATACAAACAAGATAGTAAAAGAAGCACGAGCTATAAAAAAATCAATATTAACAATATTAAATACTAATTTTAAAGATACTCCCTCTATTGATTATATTGAAATAGATGAATTTAAAAGAGAACTTGAACGCGAATATAAGAAAACTTTAGATGATCCGGAACATGGATTAATTATGAGAATATTTAGTGATTATGATAATAAAAAATTAGTACAAACTCTTTCTAATTTGATTTTAAAATTTGTAAAAAAAGAAGATCAAAAAAATCAACCTGTATTTAATATAGATAGCGCAAGAGGAAATTTTGCTACAAAAATAGAAAATATTTGGCATAATGATAAAAGTGGTTTACAACTTAAAAAATATACATTAGATATGGTTATTAAACATTTACTTGAAGTAATAAATATATTTGGCCTACATTTAGAAAAGATGATTAAATATAAATTAAGAACACCTGAACACATGGAATATATAATGAAATATCAAACATTATTCTTAGAAGTTAGGGCATATTTAACGAACATTAATACACACAAAAAAGTTATATTATTTATGTGTCCTGAATTAAGATTAGATCAACATATGTTGGATGAAATAACTAATTAGTTAGAAAATTAAATTATCATATGAGTAGAATAAACTTTGAAGATATTTTTAGAGAGTATTTTAGAGAGTATTTTAGAGAATTTTTAGAGAAACATAAAAGTAATATTTAATTATATACAGTTGTAAAAAATTCTAAGAATATCTTAGATAAAATTATAAATAAAATAATATTTTAGATATTTTAGATATATTAACTTTTCTAGTATAAATAATATTTAGTAAAAAAGTGTAAGTCAAGAGGATACGAGTTCCGCAAACCGGGCAAGAGGCAACAAGATGACCACTACAACTCTTGTGTAAAAATATTTTAAAAAACTTATTTTTTTCAAATTTTCAAAAAAATGCCTTCAAAAATAATTTTCTATTTAATATCCACATATACTTTTCAAGAAAATATATTTTTAAGTTTTTTAATTTTTTTGGAAAAATACAAAAATAAATTTTTGTATTTTTATAATATTTTTAGTTTTTAAACAAAAATACAATTTAGGTTATAGTATTACTTTTCTGATTTTAAAAAATATCAAAATGTTGTTTACTCTATCACTTTCAATATGATTTAAAAAACAATAAAGTTGTTTACTCATATACTTTCAGCATCATAATTATGTCAAAAAATGTAATAAATCATATTGAAAGTGATAGAGTAAACAACAAAAAAACATATTGAAATCATATTGAAAGTGATAGAGTAAACAATATTTTGATAGTTATAAAATAAACATAAATAATAATAAAAGTTAATATAAAAACAAGATTAATAAAACAAGATTAATAAAATAAGAATAATAATATTGAAAACATATTGAAAACATATTGAAAACATATTGAAAGTATTATATATACTTAAATTAAATCATATTGAAAACATATTGAAAGTAATATATGTTATAAGAAATTAATATTATATATTTAATATAATATAAAATGGTAACACATATTTGTAAATTATGTGATTTCTCTTCAAAACAAAAAACAGCATATACGACCCATTTACAAACGCAAAAACATAAAATAAAATTATTAGAATTAAAAACATGTCAAGAAAAAGATACAAGTGGTAGTATTATATTTAATAAGATTATTTTTCAAAATGATATTCAAAATGAAAAAATAGATAATCTTGTAAAACAAAATGAAACAGTATTAAAACAAAATGAAACAGTATTAAGACAAAATGAAGAATTAAAAAAGAAAATAGAAGAATTAGAAAAATCGAACAGGGATTTAAAAGATGCAAATAATCAGAATACAAATAAGATAGTAAAAGAAGCACGAGCTATAAAAAAATCAATATTAAGTATATTAAATACTAATTTTAAAGATACTCCTTCTATTGATTATATTGAAATAGATGAATTTAAAAGAGAACTTGAACGAGAATATAAGAAAAGTTTAGATGATCCAGAACATGGATTAATTATGAGAATATTTAGCGATTATGAAAATAAAAAATTAGTACAGACTTTATCAAGTTTAATTTTAAAATTCATAAAGAAAGAAGATCAAAATATTCAACCAGTATTTAATATAGATAGTGCAAGAGGAAATTATGCTACAAAAATAGAAGATACATGGATGAATGATAAAAGTGGTTTACAACTTAAAAAATATACTTTAGATATGGTAATTAAACATTTATTAGATGTATTAAATATATTCGGACAACATTTAGAAAAGATGATTAAATTAAAAATAAAAACAGCCGAACATATGGAATATATAATGAAATATCAAACAATATTCTTAGAAGTAAGAGCATATTTAACAAATGTCAATACACATAAAAGAGTTATTTTATTTATGTGTCCTGAATTAAGATTAGATCAAAAACTTTTAGATAAAATAACTAGTTAATAATAAAAATTGATATTAATAATAATTAAAGTATAATTATTATTAAAATAATAATAAAAAATGACACGGATTGATTTAATTAGAAATTTATGTAAAAAACATAAAAATATATATGATTCTATTCATGGTATGATTAGCATTTCAAAAGTAGCTGCTATGATTATAGATCATCCTATATTTCAACGTTTAAGACATTTAAAACAATTAGGTGCATGTTCTTATGTATTCCCAAATGCAGTACATACACGTTTCGAACATAGTTTAGGAACATATTATCTATGTAAAAAAATTTTAAATTCAATTAAAATAAATTCATCTACTATTGAATTAACAAAACCGTTAATAAATATTTTAAATTTACAACAATATATTAAAGAAAGTGATAAAATAGAGTTAGATGAATATATTATAGAATTAATTTCAATTGGTGGTTTATGTCATGATATTGGTCATGGACCATATTCACATATGTTTGATGATATTTTTATTCCAGAAATAATTAGAAAATATCCAGATATTGATTTTGGAGAAAATATATTACACGAAAATCGTTCAACTGAATTACTTAAAATCATTATTTCAGAAACGGAATTTAAACATATTATTAATAATGATGAAATAAATTTTATTTGTGATCTAATTAATCCAAACAAAGATATACACCAAGGGTACATATATCAAATTGTAAGTAATACATTAAATGGTTTAGATGTAGATAAGTTTGATTATCTAACAAGAGATTCAACTACATTGGGTATAAATATTTCATTTCAAGCGGACCGATTAATTACTAATGCTAAAGTAATAAATAATATTATCGTATATCCAAAACAATTAACGTCCGATATTATTAATCTTTTTAACACTCGTCATTCAATGCATCGCACTGTATACGGACATAAAGGTGTTATATCAATTGATTATATGTTACAAGAATTAATGTTAGAATTGGATAATTATATGAATTATAAAGATTTAATAATAGATCTAAATAAGTTTATAAATTTTACAGATTATGATGTAATTTCTCACGCAAAACAATATTATTATAAAGATAATAAAATCAAAACAATTTTAGATAAAATATCATGTCATCAATTATATCCACTTGTTTTTTCAAAAACAATACAAAAAACAGATAAAGAATTTTTACTAGATAATTTTTTAACACTACCAATGCTAAGTGATAAAGATAAATATATTATTCATCAATCAAATATTGGTTATATTAGTGGAAATAAAAAAAATCCATTAGATAATATATTTTTGTACTCTACAAAAGATGATAAAATTATTAAATTACTTGATTCAGATTTAACAAAATTAATTCCCGAAAATTTTCAAGAAACGGTAATTATGATATTTTACAAGGATAAAGATGAAAAAGTTAACGAAATTAAAAAAGAATTATCAGAATTAAATAATATTTAAATTTTATTTTTTATTTATTTTTTTTATTTAATAATATCATATGCTCCTAATAGTACACCTGCAACATAACTTGCATTAGTAGTATTACTTAAACATATTGTAAGAGTATCAGAATTATAGGTAATTGGATTTATTGTAAAAGATTTACCTATTTGTAAATTAAAATCTTTAGCTGAAGAAAGATTTATAACATCTCCTCTTGGTAAATATCCGTAATTAATTTCTGTACCTCCGGTTATACTAGTTCCACTAATATCATATTCAATATTAGAATCAGTCCCACCACTAACATAAGATGCACCGGAAACATCAGCATTTAACATAATTTTCCAAGCTAAATTATCATTTGATGTTGACATAACTGATAATTGTGTAGGAATAATAATAGAATCAAATCTACCAGTTTTAGAACGAATTGTAACAAATGGTATATCAAGTTGAGAATTTCCCGTCGATACATTTTTTAAATTTATACCATTACCAAAATGTCTGATAAGACCCGTATTTTCATATCCGCCTTCTGAAATAACAGAAGAACAAATATGTTTCATTATACCACCAGGACCAGTAGTTGTATTAATTATACCTGCTCTAACCGGTAAACATGCAGTTTGCATATATGTAGTTGATTGTATATTCGCATGATTAAACTGATGTGCTAAAATAAATTGCCCGTTAATTACAAATCCAGTTCTAACTGAACCGACACCTAACCATTCAATATCAATCCAAAAAATTTGTGCTTTAGTTACATCTAAATTAATATCATATGGTTTATTATTTAAAAATGTATATTTATTCCAATCACTTTGAACTACTTTTGTAACAGTACTATTATTTGCTTTACACATATATAATTGATTACCACTTGCTTCTAAGTAAATGCCATTTTTAGGAGCATATGGAGCAGTATAAGATACTGAACCATAATGCGTGTAATAACCAATAGATTGAATTAAATTATTTGCACTCATATCAGCAAAAGCAAATGTATTTAAAATTAATAAAGATTTTCCAGGTTGGTAAGAAAATACATTTTTAGATTCTCTAATTGCCATAGAGTCAGTTTGGCCAGAAGCAACAGTTAAATCAACAACACAATCGGTTGTGTTAAATGCAGTAGTTGCACTATTCTGTGTAAACTCGGTAAATTTTGAATTTTTCATAAATCTATTAAACGAATCAAATAATGTAAAAGGTTGAGAAACTCTAAATCTACCAAACGCATCAAAAGATAAAGGTTGTAAATTTACGGGTTGATTAGTAATATCAACTTTTTGATTATTAATATATGAATTCATATATTAATAATAATATATATTTTTTTATAAATAAAATTAATTTAAGGAAAATTAAATTTAAGGAGTATAATTAGTTGTACTATATACTCTAAACCAAATATATATAGTACATGTTCCACTAGATAAAATGGAATTTTTATAAAATATTTGAAAAGACCCATTTGTAATATTTTTTACAATAGGATCAGGAAATGACATAGTTGTATTACTTTTATAACCAATATATGCCACAATAATACTTGTTGAAGTGACAAAACTATTATTTATTGTCATTGATCGAACTTCATTTGTAGCAAAAGTTAAAGCCCCTGCAGTAATTCTTGCATAAAGACTATTAATAGTAAGAGTACCTGACATATTACTAGTCGGTCTATCAGCATTATAAAAATTAATAATAGTTTGTCCAGTTGTAGCAGCTCCGCCTCCAGAAGCAATACTTAATATAGAAGGAAAATCGCTCATAATGAATGAAGTTTGATTATTTACATTATAATTATGTATATTATTTGAAGAGTCTATTACAGATATTATATTTTGAGATTCCATAATATAATATTAATATATTATATTTTAAAAATAATTTACACATTAATCATAGGAGTATTTTCTGTATATATTCTAAAATATATATATATTGGATCAGTAATATTAGTTTGATATGGTGTAGTTGTTCCGGTATTATTAAATACAGATACTAATGCATTACCATCTGATACATATGCTATATTGCAAGTAATTGGATGATATACTCCGCCGGCTATTTTTGAATCTAAACTATTTAATATAATTGAATTTGAATTAATTATACTATTTATTAAATTAAAAGATATATAACTTGATGTAAAATTAATAGGACTATATAATAAAATATATCCATATGGCTGATTTAATGTAACAGATGTTGAATTACTTGTAGTTTGTGTAACTACTGGTATAGTTAAAATATCAAATTCTGCTGCTCCTGTTTGACCTGCAGTTACACTTCCAGTTAAACCTTTTATATTGAATGATATTAAATTACTCGATAATGTATAAGTTAAGGGAATAATATTATTTGAACCATCTTTAGTAGATACTATAGTATACGAATCCATTTTTATATATAATATAGTATATAATATTAATTTACAATAAAAAAAATTTTCACAATAGTACCAGTTGTTAATGTTGCTCCATGTGGTACAATTCGAAAATCAATAGTCGTAGTCGCATGATTACAAATTATATTAATAAATAAAGGGTTTAATGCAGCAGAACAACCTATACATCTTGCAGTAAATTTTTGATTTGCCGATAAAAGACTATTACCTATAGAAAAATATGAGATATAACCAGAAGTAGGAGTTATATTACTAGGAAGTGTAAAATTAATTATTCCATAGTTTACATCCATACTAACGAAGCTGAAGAATGTACTTAAATTAGCAACTCTACCTGTCATATTTAAAGTAACTGCATCAGTAAAATTTACATTTGCACCAGGAGAACTATTTGAATTTATAATACTTATATTTCTATTTGGAAAATAATTTATATTTCTAATAATACCAGAAGCATCTCTAGTGTTAATAATAATTTGATTTTGACTTGATTCCATTTATAATATATATTATAACATATTATAAATAATTTAAATTGGACATATGTAAATATGCATCTATACGTAAGTTATACCATGTGTATCAAATTTAAGACATATAGGGTGCCTTAAGTTTGACACTTTATGGTACCGTCTAGTGCTGAACTTAAGACCCCTAGGTGTCTTAAGTTTTTGACACTAACGCTAGCGAAAAGTGTTTAATTTAAGGGGGCTTAAATTAAGCACTTTACGGTACTAGTTACTGATAAGATCAAGTATATTAACTTGAGAATAAAGAACAATATACTGCAGTGTTGCTATTAGTTGAAGAATTATTTTGTATATATATATATTTGAAAGGACCAAGACTAAGTATTAAATGAGAATATCTTTTATTATTTACATTAGTATCTGTATTTATTGTACCAATTTGTACAAAATCCGATAAAGTATTTGTATCAGCTGAAGCAAATATTAAAATACTATCAGTATTACTAATAGAATCGTCTTGATATGTGAACACACAATTATTTCCATATCCATCACAATTTAATATTGATGATAGTCCTGCTGCAGCAATTGTTGTATTATTTGCGATATTACCTTTTGTCCCCTTTTTATCTAAATAATTTGTTGTAAGTATTTTTTGTCCACTAATATCTGTTTTTAAATTTCCACAAACATCAAATGTTAATTTATTTAATATATTATTATTATCTTCATCAATCATTTGAATAATTTCTAATTTTGTATTACTATATGATATATTACTATATAAACCATCTAATTTTGAATTAGTGATTGCTAATAAATTATGTGTATTGTAATCATTTAATGTTTGACCGCTAATATCTGCAACCAAAACTACACCAGAAGTATCAAATGTAATACCGCTAACCATTACAGTTTGTCCTGAAATGTCGACTCTTTGTCCTGAAATATCAATACCCCCACTAACAATAATAGTTTGTCCTGAAATGTCAACAACAACTCTTTGACCGGAAATGTCAACTCTTTGTCCCGAGATATCAACAGTTTCACCATTAATGTCAACTCTTTGACCAGAAATGTCAACTCTTTGACCTGAAATATCAACAGTTTCACCATTAATGTCAACTCTTTGTCCTGAAATATCAATACCACCACTAACAATAATAGTTTGTCCTGAAATATCAACAACAACTCTTTGTCCCGAGATATCAACTCTTTGTCCCGAGATATCAACAGTTTCACCATTAATGTCAACTCTTTGTCCTGAAATATCGATACCCCCACTAACAATGATAGTTTGTCCTGAAATGTCAACAACAACAGTTTGACCGGAAATGTCAACTCTTTGTCCCGAAATATCAACAGTTTCACCATTAATGTCAACTCTTTGACCTGAAATGTCAACTCTTTGACCTGAAATATCAACAGTTTCACCATTAATGTCAACTCTTTGTCCTGAAATATCAATACCACCACTAACAATAATAGTTTGTCCTGAAATATCAACAACAACTCTTTGTCCGGAAATATCGACTATTTGTCCTGAAATGTCAACTCTTTGTCCCGAAATATCAGTAACTACTCTTTGGCCGGAAATATCGGTGACTACTCTTTGGCCGGAAATATCGGTGACTACTGTTTGACCCGAGATGTCAACTCTTTGTCCTGAAATATCAGTAACAACTCTTTGGCCGGAAATGTCGGTGACTATTGTTTGACCCGAAATATCAACTCTTTGTCCTGAAATATCAGTAACTACTCTTTGACCGGAAATGTCGGTGACTACAGTTTGACCTGATATATCAACTCTTTGGCCGGAAATATCAGTAACTACTCTTTGACCGGAAATGTCAGTGACTACTATTTGACCTGAAATGTCGACAACTATAGTTTGACCCGATATATCAACTCTTTGTCCTGAAATATCAGTAACAACTCTTTGGCCAGAAATGTCGGTGACTACAGTTTGACCCGAGATATCAACTCTTTGTCCTGAAATATCAGTAACTACTCTTTGACCGGAAATATCAACTATTTGACCGGAAATATCTACATTCAAATCCGCTGTATTAAAAGTAATACCACTAACAATAACAGTTTGTCCTGAGATATCAACTCTTTGGCCGGAAATGTCGGTGACTACTGTTTGACCTGATATATCAACTCTTTGTCCTGAAATATCAGTAACAACTCTTTGGCCGGAAATGTCGGTGACTACTGTTTGACCCGAGATGTCAACTCTTTGTCCTGAAATGTCGACAACTATAGTTTGACCTGATATATCAACTCTTTGTCCTGAAATATCAGTAACAACTCTTTGACCGGAAATGTCAGTGACTACTGTTTGACCCGAGATATCAACTCTTTGTCCTGAAATATCAGTAACAACTCTTTGACCGGAAATGTCAGTGACTACTGTTTGACCCGAGATGTCAACTCTTTGGCCGGAAATGTCGGTGACTACTGTTTGACCCGAGATATCAACTATTTGTCCTGAAATATCAGTAACAACTCTTTGACCGGAAATGTCAGTGACTACTGTTTGACCCGAGATGTCAACTCTTTGGCCGGAAATGTCGGTGACTACTGTTTGACCCGAGATATCAACTCTTTGTCCTGAAATATCAGTAACAACTCTTTGGCCGGAAATATCGGTGACTATTGTTTGACCCGAGATGTCAACTCTTTGATCCGAGATATCAACTCTTTGTCCTGAAATATCAGTAACTACTCTTTGGCCGGAAATGTCGGTGACTACTGTTTGACCCGAGATGTCAACTCTTTGGCCGGAAATGTCAGTAACAACTCTTTGGCCGGAAATGTCGGTGACTACTGTTTGACCCGATATATCAACTCTTTGTCCTGAAATATCAGTAACAACTCTTTGGCCGGAAATATCGGTGACTATTGTTTGACCCGAGATGTCAACTCTTTGATCCGATATATCAACTCTTTGTCCTGAAATATCAGTAACTACTCTTTGACCGGAAATGTCGGTGACTACTGTTTGACCCGATATATCAACTCTTTGTCCTGAAATATCAGTAACAACTCTTTGGCCGGAAATATCGGTGACTATTGTTTGACCCGAGATGTCAACTCTTTGATCCGA